GTGGGTGGTATCCCCTATTATAAGGATACGAATACTACCTACGCCTATATGAAGGCGGCTACGGCTTCTGCCGCCGGTGCTGCGGGATTGGTTCCGGCTCCCGCCGCTGGTAAGCAGACGTCCTTTCTTCGTGGTGACGGGACATGGGTCGTACCTACTAATACCACATACGGATTGGCCTCTACTACAGCTGACGGCTTGTTGAGACAGCTTAATGGCAGTACATCCAGTTTCATGCGTGGAGATGGCACTTGGGCTACACCTCCTAACACGACATACGCCGTAGCCAATGAGTCTACTAACGGTTTGATGGCGGCCGCCGATAAGAAGACCATGAACAGGCTTATAGGGGTTAATACGGTCACGACATTAGCTAACCTGCCTATTAGCAAGAGAAGTATCACGGCTACGTTATCAGCCGCTACCACCCTATTCGTGCAGTCAGGGATGCAGATAGGGGAGGAGCTGATGATCAGGTGCGTCCCGTCGGCGGCCTTCACGCAGGCTATACCCAACTCCGGGGCTTATGTAAGCATGAGTGGTACTTCTATAACCACTACGGCTAACAAGCCTTTCGAGATAAATATCTGGTGTTACGCTTCAGGTAAGTATAGTATCGCCGTTAAAGAACAAGATTAATGATATAAGATATGAGCTACGTATATATAAACAGGGAAATATATCCCAATCAATTAGTTCAGGGCGATCCGCTTGATGATAATTACGCCAAGGGCTATAGTTATGATGATTACATTAACGGGAATCCCGCCCCATGGATAGAGCTTGGGGAGGAGCAATTGGCGTTCAAGGAGGCTAATCCTAAAGCTACGGTTAAGGAGATTATCGAGGCTAAATTGGATGACTCAAGGCTTCTTAATGAGGAGAAATCGGCTAAGTATGAGGAGATCAGGACTTATGAGAATAATAATCTTCATGAGTTTTTCTTGGATGACCAAAATATCTATATCCCTGAATATGATAGGCGTAACGCTTTGGCTGATGGGGCTATAGCTGGTAAGATAACGATCATGGGTCTGAAGTTTGATATGACGGAAGGCAAGATCTTGATCGGGATGATGGATAAGTATGATAATGATCTGATGTCGGCGTTAGGAGCCAAACAGAGGGAAGTAAGCTTAGCCACTACCGTAGAGCAGGTGAGGGCTATTGACGCTCAGTCCGGCTATCCAGACAAGGTAAATATCACCATGACTTATGTCCGGCAACAGGCAAAGGAGAAAGATGTCTCCGATCCTCAGAAAGTGGCTGTCAGATTCTCCAGAATGGTGGTTAATAACAAGACTATATCTTTATCCCCTAATGAGAAACTGGATGTTAAGGTTCTATTCCCTATATGGGGACAAGAAGGGGCGGAGTTCGGGTTGTCGGTGGATGCCGGATTCTGTCTCAGGGTGGTGAAGGACGATACGGATATCCTTTATGAGGTTATTCAACAACATACATTATCAAAGGAATGGGAACCCGGATTGGATACGGCTTCCTTATACAAGGTCATTGATAAGGAGCATGCCGGGACCATAGGGGATCCTATCCCGTATTTCCCTCCAATGGAGATATTCAAGGATAAATATTACATCCAGAACGCTGATGTATATAAGTGCACTAGGGATAGCGGAACTCCTCTTAGTCATAATCTAAAGGACTTAGTAGGGTTGTATGTTGAGGTTGTACAGGGCTAGTCGTATCTACCCCCCCCTATATTTGGCTTGTGATATGATATAAGTTATTTTTGGCATAATAAAATGACATTTGTAAATATATTTAAGTATGGCATCACAAAAATTCGGTTTCGTAACCGTCGACCCGGTATCAGGATCAGGAGATCAGGCGGTTAATTTCTCCGGTGAGAAATACACCGGTCGTCTTCAACGCACTATCAACCTTACGGTCACCACGAACGGCGGGGCTAAGAAGGCGTTGGTAGTTAATCAGGCAGCGGCTGCTGAGGTGGTAAGACCAGACAGCCCTAACGCTTCCGTACAAAAGACAGGCGGTAATGTTACCATCACCGGTAAGTCTAACAGTACTAAGCTTACGTTCGCGGTCACGCCGGCTGAGAAGAACGGGCTTACGTTACAGCTCCCGGCTAACTACACGGCGGCTGGAAAGACTACGGCTAACGGAGCGGTTATCGCCGACGATCCCGGAGCCGCTGGCGAGTTCGTTTGGAGCATCACGATCTCGGGCGTACCGGCCAACGTCACGATCGAGGAACTGACAGCTACATTGAAGGTAACTGCCGCTGGTGGCCAGATAGCCAACGTGACGGTAACGCAAGCCGCTGGAGACTCTACTATCGAGCTTGACAAGGAGACTATTAACTTGGATGTAAATGGTACTCAACAGACGGTTAACGTAACATCTAATGACAGCTGGACATGGGCGCAAGCTGCGGCTAGAACCGTATTGAGAATGATGGGACGATAATCAGTTTCTTTTCTCTTACTCAGACCCCGATCGACTAAAGCCGGTTGGGGTTTATTTGTTTTGCTATCTTTGCAATAGAACAAAAATAATACAACTATGGCTAATGATTTGAATATTAATTGGAAGGACGGGGTAGGCGAGGTAACGGACCAGCCTCTGACCGTCAGTCCGGGGTCCGGGGCCGGAAGCGCCCCCGTTTCCTTTGGCTCGGTGATGAACAACGGTCTTGATCGGACTCTTGAGCTGGAGATAACAACTCCAAAAGGTATTAAGAAGACGCTCACGGTGAATCAGGAGGGATGCCGGCAGGCTTATATTACGAGTGACGGCAAACGATGGCTGACTAGCGACAATCGGGTGTATGGGGTTTTGAAAAGCGATGCTCCGTGCGAATGCATAGGTGATTGTCCTTGATATTTTGTTTTTACGAATTTTGTAATTACATTTGTGGCGCATGTCCATCACCATGCTTTTCGTCGCTAATTTATTATAAGGGATACCGGTCTGTGATGGGATCGGCATCCCTCTGTTTTTTAATATGGAGAAGATAAATGTTTTCGATGTTCAGGTTCCTGATGGGAGACAAATCCGTTGTATGTCGTATAATAAGGTTACTTATTTTGATCTTGACGATATATGTAAGTTATGTTTTGACTCATATGACCTACATGATGTGGCTGACACTAAGGTCATGAGCGAGTTCCTGCACCGAGAGGGTGGTCGTTATTGGACTACGATAGATGGCGCAAGGCAGTTGTATCGTAGGATTGAGTGTAAGATGTGTTTTGAGGTTATAGAAAAATTAAAGGAGTTATGATATATTCTTTAAATGTGGAGGTATTTAAATTTCATCCATATAATATTGCGGATATCAATAAGGCTATAGAACGCTTTGGCATATCTGTTATAGATAGAAATGGATATTATTCCGTGGAGCGTGATAATACGCACATAATTATTAATGATGGGGATTTTATAGTCGTATCCCCTTCCGCTGAGATATCCAGCTCTTCCGGGTTACCTGTTTATGAGTTTAAGGCATACACGAATGATCGTTTTATAAGACTTATGGAGATGAATAATCAATTTAAAGTAGGATCCATGTGATCCTATTTTTGGGAAACATAATATTAAAAAGAATGGTAAAAAAGAAAATGGATAAAATAGTATATGAGTTTGATCCTAAGATATATCCTAGAAGCTTGTTCGTGATGAAAGGATGCGATCCAAAGGATGTTACAGACAGGTTTACGACAAGGGATGACTCTGAGTTCGAGATTGAGATAGAGGTGGGATCGGAGCCGTCCATGTCTACTTTCTCTATGGTGAAATTTAAGGATACCGGTAAATACGGGGAACTGGTTGTCGTGTGGATAGATGACAAGGATGTCGATATGTCTATGATCTCCCACGAGGCGTTTCATGTCTCTATGAATATTCTTAGTGAGTTAGGGATCAAGTTCCATGCTGACAATCAAGAGCCTATAGCTTATATGGTAGGGTGGTGTGCCAGATGTATATCGGATGTCGTGTCAGGGGAAGTTGGCATCTCAGACTGACATGCTGGCTACCGATTGGATGATATTATGATCATCTTCTCGCATTTGGATATTAGCCCCCGCTCTTTTGTGGGGGCTTTTTGTTTATCTTTGTCAAAAACATGAAGTTATGTCGAGTTGCGTAATTAAAAGAAATAAGGAGGGTAAGATAACCCGTGTCTTGACCCCTTCCGGAGAGGTATCCACCTTGTTCGATAAGATAGCGGGTATAGCCGCCGTAAGTGACCTTAATAAGGCCGCTGAAGCTTATATGACTATTTATAACGATAAGTTTAGGTCTAAGTTCGGGGACTGGACGAAATCCGTGCCAAGGAATAAGGAGGCGGCCAGATCCATAAGCGCCAGACTTAGCTCCAGCGAGTGGGGGCAACTTATGTCAGCCAAGGTCCTGCCCGCCATAAGCGATATGGATGCCCCGGCGTTGGCCAGAAGTCTCGGGAATAGCGACAATGTCGTGGCTTATCTTACCTCCGGAGAGGTAGGTGATGTCAATGATATGGCTGTGGTAGATACATCTACGGTACAGGAGGTGGATCTGGATTCCATAAACGAGGATAATATTGGCGATACGATACTGAAAGAGGCGTCATGGGATGATATAAGGGCTATCAGGGAGAATATAGATATTAAAGAAACAGCCCGTATGCTATGGAAGGCCGTGGAAAGCGCTTTTACCGGTCAACGACCTAATATCAGGGTGAAGGGCGGAAATATAGACGGGGAGATCATATTTTCTGGTAATGTCTTGCCGTTAAATGATATTGAAGATTATACGCCCCCATCTTCAAGATTGGTATATGATTCCGGTGAGCCTCGCCTGTTCTTTAGATCGGATGACGGCAAGATACACGACTCTTACGCCAACGCCATAAAAGGCTCGTCCGGCGGGCGGATCGAGGCCGGGTTCTTGGCCGGCAGTGTCGAGGAGAGCGACGTCCCGTCCGGTACGGCTGACATCTCCTTTGGCTCGTCCTCCATAATCCTTAACAACAGTGATTCGTTCATCCCGGTCCTTGGCATCAGCTCAGATTCTAATATAAGTACCCGTGGAGGGTTTGTCAATTACCTTATCAAGAAAGGTCTGTTGAGCGGGGAGCGTATAAGGCTAGGAGATAGGTATTATCTTGCAGGGGCCGGCAACTCCGATGGTCTTAAGATCTATAACGCTATGGATGCCTTGTCTAGGCTAAGGAATAGGTTTGGAAGTCAGTCCTCCGAAATGAACGTATTGGGTTCTATAGGTTTTGATACGGAGGTAAGTAATGATCTTGATCTTATCACGACATCAGGGGAGAAGGTTACGGTAAGCAGATCGGAGATCAAGGGCATGTTAAGGCAAGGTAAGTTTGAGGAGCTTAATAACAAGTATGATGGGTTCATGGAGCTAGCCTTGTCGTTGATGATGGAGGATAACGCTTTGTACGGAAGCAATGTCCGTGGGGTTATCGAGAATGAGAAGGCGGAGGATCTCCAGAATAGGACTGATATCACCAATATCTTATCCACGTTAGGTATCCGTGTGATGGGTATGTCTGAGTATATGGATAAGTATAAGATGCGTAATGGTGTCGAGCCTTCGGCTAGGGCCTTATCCGATATGGCTAATGGGGTTATCGCTTTGGCTGAGGGAGCTACGGTAGAGGATCTTAATGAGGAGGTGGCTCACTTCTTGATCGATACTTATCGTAATCAGCAGGAGATTGACGAGGTTCTGGACTCTGTTGTCGACACGCCATTATGGAATCAATTCGCCGGTCGTTACTATGAGGTGTATGGGAAGGAATACCAAGGGGAGGAACTGGATCGGATGGTGAAGCGGGAGATCCTAGGTAAGACGTTGGCCCAGCGGTTCGTACCGGGCATGGAACAGGCGGTGGAGGATCTGGCCTCGTCCGAGGACGCCCAGCTCTCCTTGTTTGGCAGGATAATCCGGGCTATACGGAATTTCTTCTCTACTCAAAGATCAGACTTGAATAAGGTTCTTGATAGGATAAAGGAGTCGGCGTTAGCTGATGATCCAAGCGCATTTGACGTGCTTCTGTTAAAGGATAGCGACCATCTCATGTACTCATTATCGGATGTTGATGTGGCTAATAAGCTGATCAAGAACGGTAGGTCATTGGAAAGACTATATACCAGATTGCAGAGGATGAGGTCAAGCCAAAGCCAGAGGATCGGGGAAAGCATCTCCCTTCTACGTGATATAGGCGAGAAGGTAAGACAAGTCGGGGGTGAGCTAAATAAGAATAACAACCTATTATCCACCAAGAGCGTCATAGCGACCGCCAAGGCTGAGGTGGAGTATTTGGTCACTGTCGCCAGCAGCTTACGTAAGAGCGGGAAAGGATTGGATTATGAGACGATGCAGGTTATCGATAACGTATATGGGGAGATCGTGCCACTTGTCAGGAACCTTCGTGGATTCGTCAATAATCAGGCGGCTGATTATTATGGCAGCAATAAGGTTGGCATGGTAGAGGATATGGATGATATATTACGTATGGCTGAGACATCCATGTCAGATATAAACGCCCTTAAAAGTGATCGTAACGAGGATTGGCTGGATGGACAGCTTCGGATGTTCAATATCCCGGAAAGGTACTGGAATGGGATAAAGAAGTTGGTGGATAACATCCATAAGGATATCAATGTCATGTCCCGGTTCTTTGGTACGCTGGAGCATAGTGGTAACGCTATTTTAGGTATGTTAGGCCAACGTCTAGCCAAGGCTCATAGTGAAGCCCATACCGAAGGTATATCCAATATCAATAAGATGACTAGGATGATGAAAGAGCGTGGATGGGGGATAAAGGATAATGAGGATCTTATACAGAAGATAAATGGGAAGAACTCGGATTACCTTGACTCGTCCCGTGATTTCGCCAAATACGATTTACTGCTCAGGACCGAGCAGGCTAAGGCTATTATCGATATATATGATCTTAAGAATGTTACGGGTAAGACCGAGAAACAACTTATCGACCTTCTTCTATCCGATAGAGGCCTTAAGGTGAAGACCCGTGACGACATAGTAGGATATGACGGGGATAAGCCTATCACTAAGGAGGTATATCATATATTCAAGCCTACCATCCAGAATTTCGATATCTCGGACATGACGTTCGAGGATCAGCAACGGTATCTGGATACGATAAATAAGTGGTTGGATGAGAACCGAGAGAAACCTATGGTGCAGGCTTATTACGATAAGATCGAGAAAGTCAATAAGAAGGTCGAGGAAAGACTGGGTCGTAGGGTATCGCAAGCTACGTCCGATTTCATGACCCGTATCCGCAGGAGCCGGTATGTGGCTATGGATAAGTTCGTGAGGAACGGGAAGGTCGATTGGAAGGCGTTTCAATCCGATCCTATAGCTTGGAGATCTTATCTGGATATTTTACGTGATAGGGCTATAGCCAAGAGCGAGTGGTATTCCGATGGGACACCAAAGGAAGAGGGATCCGAGGCTCTGATGATGTCCGAGGAGATCAAGGCATGGGACGAGGCGTGGGCCGAGGAGTTCGGGAATACCAACGAGGGTCGTAAGGCTTCCGCCGAGTTCAAGGAGATACTTCGTGGGATAGAGCGGTCCGAGGGCGGCAAGGCTGCGTTTGAGTTCCTGCTAGCTGGCGGTCATCTTGGCTTCTCCAAGGATATGTGGGGATCCGAGGAGGGTAATTATTACGAGAATCTGGTTGATAAGATCACGGAGCAATCTGTATCATCATCAAGGATAGAGAAGGTAGAGGAGGCGATGGCGACAATAAACGAGATCAATGACCAGCTAAGGCCCTTGCTTATCCAGTACCGGGATAGCACGAGATACGGGGAATATGATTTCGATAGGTTACGTGGATCCGCCTCATTAAGAAAGATAAACGAGTTATATGATCGTCTGGCTGAGGCTAAGAGCGTTATTAACGCCGCCGCTTCCGCTGAGGCTATTGAGATGGATATGCCTGATACGGTGGAGAGTGGAGTCACGGATTCTTACCGTAACGCTTTAAGGGATGCCATGGCATACGACAAGGGTATGGATGAGATTAAATTCGCCAAGGAACATATGTCTGCCCGCTCCCGCAGCCAAGTGGAGCGGATGGCCTCCAAGCTATCCCGGAAGAACCCGTCATGGACAACCGTGGAGGTGGCGTTCTTTAGAAAGAAGTACGGTCCTGACTTCAACAATAAGCTGGCTAATGATATAGCTATGGGTAAGGCTAATAGTATACTTATCGAGTACGCCAGAACTCGGCTATATCCTTATATGAGAAAATACTCTCCCAAGGGATATTCTGATTTCGTTAGGAAGATAAATAACGGTACGTATAAGGTATCCGAGTTCTTTGATGCCATAGAAAATGGTATATCTAAGGAAGAGAGCGTATTCCGTTTCGGGTTTGATATTAATATGATCGATCTGACGATCAATAACCAGTGGCTTGATGAGGCTGACGCCGAGAGTTCTTTCCGTAATCCTAATTATAATCCCGATCTGGGTTATGGATATCATACGCCTAGGTTCGATAAGTACAAGAACGAGGCTTTCTTCAAGAAATACGGTATTACCAACGAGGGGGAGGAAGCTACGATCAATAAGGATAAGTGGGAGATGAGGAAGGAATTGCTTAACATAAGCCGTAAGGCTATGGAGGACTATGATGAGCGGTTCAGGAACATCTACCAAATACCACAGATATCCAAGGGCGGCGTGGAGAGGATGGTGCAGGCCGGGGTTGACCCGAAGGCGGCCATCGGCAACGCCGTACGTGATATCGTTGGCGAGAGGGTGGATGACCCTATACATGGTCAGGGGCAAGACCTAGGAGGGATTGATGAGAACGATAACAAATATCGTATGATCCCCAAATACTATCTTAGTAAGTTGGAGAACGCCGATGACGTGTCCCATGACTTCGCCTACTCCTATTCCATGTTATCCTTACAAGCGACCTCTTACAAGTATAAGAGGGCGGCCTTGGATGATGTCATGGGATACAGGAACATGATGCTGGAGACGCAATACGACGGCGGTAAGAACCCAGAGGCCACTCACGCCTATAGAATGTTTCAGGACTGGGTTAACGCCAGTATCTATGATGTTAGGATAAATAATAAGCGGGCAGAATGGGATATAGGTAATTATAAGGTCGATCTTAATAAGCTGGCTCTTATGTTTACCAAATTCGTATCCAAATCCAACTTAGGCTTCTCCCCATTCGTCGCGGCTACCGGCGCCCTTACCGGGCAGGCCAACTTCCTTTTGGAGGGTATGGTAGGGCAGTATATAAGCAAGGACTCCATGAAATACGCCTATGGGGAAGCCCAGAAGCAGTTGAGTACGTACGTGTCTGAGATCGGGGACATAAACCGTACCAACAAGCTATATGTCGTTGGAGAAGCTTTAGGCGTGTTTAATGTCCGCAACCGTGTACGATCGGCGGCGTATAACAAGATATGGAGAATCTTATTCCTGGACCTGCCGTTTAAGATGATGGAGGTTCTTAACTCCCCATTGGATCCGCAGGTCATTATCTCGGTCATGGATGATACCCGCCTATACGAGGGTCAGTTTTGGTCATACTCCAATTTCAAGGAGATGATGATGAAGGATAGGAATATGTCCGCTAACGAGGCTAAACGTGATTGGGAGCGTTTAAGGGATTATTCTATGTGGAACATGGTAGATGTTAAGGATGGGAAGATCGTGGCTAAGAACGAGGCTAACAAGGATATTATAGACCGATATATACCCACCTTGTCCAGTAGGGTCAGGAGCATGGTGCAGATCTGTGACGGCGCCTTGAACGAGCAGAACCGGGTGGGGGCTAGCCGGAACGCTATCCTTAACATGGTTCTGCCTCATCGTGGATGGTTTATATTGGCCGTACAGCGGGCATATAAGAAAGCCGGTTTCAATTTCCAGACCAATCAGTTCGAGGAAGGATATATGAGAACGTTATGGAGACTGGCCGGTAATGTCTATGGCTCGATGTCCGAGGGTAGGATGGGGGAGGCATATGACGTGCTTAAGGAAGAGTATGATAAGCTTACCCCCTACGAGCAGATCAATATCAAGAGATCGATTATCAATATGGCGGTATTCGCCACGATGATGGCTATAGGACGGGCTTTGATGGGATATAGGGAGGATAATGAGGATAGCTGGTTCGGGCAGTTCATTACCTATATAGGGTTTAGGACGATCAATGAGATCGCTTCCCAGACATCCCCGTTCATGGAGCTTAACGCTATAGACATGTTACAAGACCCGCTGGTTACGGCCCGTAAGTTGGGTGATCTTACCGATCCTCGGAACTGGGATCCGTTCGCTACCGTCCAGACCGGCGTGTATAAGGGCGAGAGCAAGCTATGGAGGCAGCTCATGAAGTTCTCGTTTGGTAAGCAATGGTATAATATCAAGACGGCTAGGGATATTAAACAGACATTCGACTACTGGTTGATGACCAACGGCATGACGATGGGATTCTTTCTAGGTGGTAGGAATAAGGACGAGTCCGGAGAGGACGCTAATTGGTATTTTGACAGGGGAAGATAACTGATATGGTATGACAAAAAAAAATAGCCGGTCAATTGTTTAAGACAATTTGATTGGCTATTTTTGTATTCCCATCTATCCATCCCGGACGGATGGGAATAAACAATTATCAATTATGAATGCAAATGTAAGCATTTATCAAGATTCCGTGAAGGATAGTAGCGGAATTTTGACGTCTGAATCCAACGAAATGGGATTGTCTACTATTTTTAATTACAATGGGAATAATGTAGCTTTTATCAAGACCAGTTATGGTATTCTTATTAATGCCACTGATATGGCTCGCCCATATAATAAGAGACCTGTTGACTATTTAAGGCAAATATATGTAAATGAATTAGTTAGTACAATTGTGAGCCAGACACACATATCTGAGGATCAATTAGTTATAAAAATGAGAGGAAGCTCTGAAAACGGAGGAGGGACATGGTTGTATGAGGATGTGGCTATAGATTTCGCCCAATGGCTTGATGTTAAATTCAAAGTTTGGTGTAATTCTAAAATAAAGGAGCTTCTTACTACTGGTTTAGTGAAACTGCCAAATTTTAATAATCCTCCGGAAGCAGCAAGAGCATGGGCCGATGAGTATGAGGCTAGGATGAAAGCTGAGAAGGAAGTTAGATTAGCTTTGGAGGCTAAGGAAAAGATTGAGAAAGAGAAGAGGATGGTTCAAGCTGAATTAAATACAGCTATAGATACTATAAAGGAGAATGAACCGGTAATTGATATGTTTAAAAGGTCTATTCCAAGAGAGGGTGTCCTTATCCGTGAATCATCAAAATATTTTGAGCAATTTGGCTATTATATCGGGATTAAGAACATGTATCCGTTATTACAGGAATTAAAATATGTTTTTAGGAATGAGAGAGGTAGGATAGAGGCATATCAGTCCGCTCGTAATTCTGGATTAGTTACATATGGATCTGATCCTGGTGATGAATATTGGGAGGCTAAGGCCGTGACTGTTATGATAACATTAAAGGGATTTGTTAAACTGGAAGAATTGTCAAGAAAAAAAGGAGCGTTTTTGAGAAATATGGTCGGTTCACGATATGATGCCCCTCACTGCGATTATTCTGATAAAGGCAAGGCTATTAGAGCGCTTACTGGCGATAATAGGTTCACTAAAGATATTGATTATAAAGTTTTTACCCAAAATGGTAAAAACCCTACTGAGGGAAGATCAACAATTGTATATACGATAACTGTATTTTGCGTGGAATGTTTGATAACAAGGAAAGAAAGATGAGTATAAATAAATAGTTATACCATTGATAATTAATGTAATCCAAAAATGGATTTACATAATAAGAGAAGGATAGGCGATTATCATCCTATCCTTCTTATTTTCGTTATCGGTTATTATATTTATACACAAAATCATCCACATCCATATACTCACACCCGAAGTTTTCCGCCGTCTTCTTATCGGAGTCGGAGAACTGCCCTTCTTTTCCGGAAGCGTCCCCGATCATCATGATAGTATCGTATATGATCTTATTTTCCTCATCTACATTATCATTTATGAATTTGATATAATCCATATACTGGTCTATCATCCCCGTATTTGGTTTCCTATTGATGTTATCTTTATCATTGTTGTCGCAATAAAAGTTGTATACGGATATATTGGTATAATCCTCCAATGCGCTTGATATATAATCGAATTTATATTCAAACATCTCTTTGTCTACGAAGCCTTTTTCTATACCTCCCTGATTTGATATGATTAGTATATCATCAGGAGCGTAATTTTTGATAGCCTCAAATACGTAGAGTTTGATTTTCATATCCCATATACCTTTAGGGAATGTATCTCCTGACAATGTTTCAATCAGTGTCCCATCTAAATCTGTTATTAACAATTTATATTTTTTCATGATTCAAAATTTAAATGATATATAATTACCTTACTTTATTCATATACTACTCGTCCCATTGCTCCTAATAGCTCTTTATCATCCTGCTCCTTTACCTCTACATAATAATATCCCTTGAAACAAAATTTCTTTTGATCGGGATCTGACAAGAACTTTTTATATTCCTCGAATCCTTCATCTGAAAGATGATAAGCCTTTCTTTTTTGCTGAAGTAATTCATCTGATTCTAATATCTGTTTTTTAGTAGCCATAATAACGTCATTTTTTTTTATTTTACGATTTTTAGACGATGAGGTATTCTACCTACTCCACAAAGTTCCCCATTTTCTGATTTGACAATTTTTACTCCATCAATAGAATGATAGATGTTTTTTGTAGGATCATTCAAAAAATCTTTAAAACTTTCCAGTTCTTCATCTAATAAGAAAAATTCTTTCTTGCAAAGTTCAATGTCCATATAATGATTTTTTAAGGTTGTTATATATCTTGTAATAAATACTCTTCTATTTTCTTAGCCATATCAATAAGCATCTCACATCTAAGGTCGTTAAGATCCTTACAAAACCTCATGTCTTCCTCATGCTTTTCCTCAGGCGATCTGTTATCAATTACGCTGTAGCATGGTGACGAATACACGGGGATAGGTCTCATGGCCTCTATAGCCAATTTAATAGCCTTTTCACTGATCTCGCTCATATAATCCTCTTTTTGCACCCATATAATACCACTGTTAAAGCAATTTGGGTTTTCTAACTGGCAATTTCCATTGTCATAAAAACAACATCCTGTACAACATTCTTTCTCTATCTCTGAGACAGCCATGAATCTCTTCTCTTCATATATCATGGTATCTCCTTTTTTTATCTTATTCCTCTTTGTATTCATCTTATCAAACTTTTATATTCTACTTTCTTTAACTGCTCTTCGGTAGCTTTCTTCTTCGGGAACTTCCCGTGCCATTTTCCGGGCACCACGACATCACGGCCGTCGGGACTGGTAGCCAGCCTCCCGCATTCGCTGCACAGCCCCATGCCCTTGTACGGCTGTAGTTCCTTGGCATAGTCGAATTTATCCACCATATACTCGTTTGTCAACATCCAATAACTAGACGTAGCGGTATTATCAACGCAACCGCATTTAGCGCATACAAATAAGCTCATATTTTAGTATCGTTAAATGTCGTTATCCTTATCATCGTCAACCCTCTCCACCTTAATCATCCCCATATCGCCTGAAGGTAACGTAATATCGCTATACACGTTATTCCAGTTCTCGTCAATAGCCAATTGATGCAGTATTGATCTATATATCTGGTAGGTGTTTCCGATAAGTCTCTTTCTATTGATCATATCTTTACTACCTCCATCATACCCTATATGTTCATAGTCTTCGAGATCCGGGAACAGCCTTCTTCTTATAGCCATCGAGTTGTTTACTATAAAGCTTCTTATCCCCAGCGACTCCGTCCTGTCCATATCATCTATCAAAGTTTCCGTGGTATGCTGAAGACCCATGTCTCCGGCTGCGTATCTGCTTATGTCTTCCACGCACCGGGATATCAGCATCAGTTGTTCCCTTGTCAACGTTATTTTATAAAGTTGTTTATTATCCATGATTATCTGATATTAATTTTTCTTTTATATGTTTAGATATATCAATTATCTCATCTTTTATATTGCAGTCATCTTTTAATAATGAGCCAAATATACATGATATGGCGCTCTTTAGGCCTAGCGCTATCCCTATCTCCAATATTTTTTTATCGGTATTAGAGATTTCTATAGGTTCATATAATATTGATGATATGTTGTTAACGACGTATATTATATCATCTTCATTCATTGATGTAGATTTATCGACAATAGCTATAAAATCTTTTATAACCATAATATAAGCTATTTTTATCTCTTTTATCGTATCATTGCTTAGATGCTTATCCTTTATATGTCTTTCAACATACCGGTTTGCTAAATTTTCTATTTTGTTTGATCTGTTCATTTGCATAATATTTCATTTTTTTATAGCCGTAAATATGTATTCTTTGTTACAATCCCAACATTTTATCAATTTTTTTTTCGATCCATACTTTCCATCTTTGTAGAAAAAACAGCCCATGCATGGCTCCTTATGGTCGTAACTTGATACTACAAGCAGCCTCATACCATTCTCGCACATCACATCGCCTTGTTTCATTTTGCCTACTTTATTAATTTAGCTATCAGTATAGTAAAATTTGATATTATCCATATTACGGATATCCAAAATGTTACACCTAACATGATTCCTATATTTTTAGGTATAGGATCTACTCTCCTGAATGTCAGGATCATGAATATAAATGTCTTGAAGTTCATACGTTTTACTATCCTCATTGTTGTTTATGATAATTATATCTTTCTATATAGTTAACTATCAAGTCCTTAACTCCTTTTGGGACATCTACCAGTTTGAGATTACCTTGGAATATGTCCTTGCCGTACTCATCCATAATCTCCCCGAATGAAGGATTCATGACTCTTGTTGACATAGATATCGGTTGATCAGTGTCAAATTTGATAACGATCTTCTTTCCGCCGTTTATCGCCTTTTTAAAAGCCACGTAAAGCTTTCGGCCTTTTATTATATCACAATTTCCTTTCAGGATATTAGACATATGTATGACATGCTCTTTCTTCGCATCTCCGGGGTTGTCCATAAGCTTAAGATCTCCTCCGGTATCTCTCCATTTCCTGAAGCACGGGAAACATAGACCGTGATTTGCCTTGGCGTGTCTAGGTATCATCCTGCTGCTGCCGGCTGGGATCGTATCGCCACAGCAGATACACGTCCTATCCTTATTGGTGCGCATCGGCACATAGCTCTTTATCGGGTATTCTTTTCTTTTATACATCTTCTTCTGTTTTCAAAATTATCATCACCATACTCATAATTAGGACAAGCTTTGTTGCTTGGACGCCTTACGTATGTTGTTTGTTTCCTATTATGTTTCCTGTTAGGGTTTGTATAATGGTCACACACCTGCCAAATAGAACAACATACCTTGCCATATCTTTTCGCCCACTCCTGATCATGTAGATGTATACAAGTGGCGCAAGTCGGATTCTTAAGCTTATCCTTGTTATCATCTATGATCTTATTAACCCGATCAAGAATAACGGACATATGCTCAGCATACATAACATCGAATACATCCGGCTTCGGAAGATATGTCATCGAGCTTATATCTATATCTATTTCCTTGGATTTGTCATAAACGGATTTGTATTTCCTTTTCATCAAATCCTTTAATTGATTTACCTTCTTATCGTAAGTCCCCATATTTCACTCAGTTTTCCATCCCTGTTCCCTTAATAAATTCACCATCATCTCCTTTATCTTAGGGCTAATGGCTTCGGTAAGTATATCAGCGGCCAAGTTAATAGAGAAGCTGGTCATCCTAGATTCTCCTATATACTTCTCGCTGGTAACTTCTTTGACATAGTCGTGAATATCCTTGATCATTTCATTTTGAGATCTTAGGAGATCCAGTATCTTATCGAGTTTATCATTCATCTTTTTTCTCGAATATACCTGACAATAACCAGAAGACCACTATCAAAAAGAAAAATAGCCCAAGAGCCTCATCCGGATAATCATGCATCGCCTCTAAGATACTTCTCATAACTTAACATCCATTTTACCGATTATACGATAGAAAATATCCCTAGTCAGCTCAATATCGTAAGTAGCGTCATGAAGCTTATTCTCGTCGATCTCAATACCCATAGTTCTGGCTACGGTCATCAACTTAAAGTTCTCCATATCGTTTCTTACGCCCATCAGGAACGGTGTTACCATAACATATACATCCATACAGTTAGGATAGAACCATGATCCGAAATACTTATCCCCACATTGGGTAAATAAAGCCCGTAGGAAGTTGTTGTCGAATCCGGCGTTGTTATACCCCACCAAATACATTTTATCCCTCTTATCGAACTTATTCACGTATTTGGATAATATACCAACTAACTGCCTGTACCCTTCTTCCATAGGCTGATACGACTGCACTTGCTCCAAGGTAACACCAGCCACATCCAGCGCCTCTTGCTCTATCGTGGCGGCAGGGTTCGGGGCTAGGCGGATGTCGAACCTCTCGACCTCCTGCCCGTCGATATCCACGATCCCTCCTATTTGGTGTATCCCGTTTCTCCAGAACTTAACCCCGGTTGTCTCTAAATCGAAAAATAGTAATTTACTCATGTCTATTTATTTTGTTAATTTATCGTTATCTAAGAACTAGTTGTGAAATGCTTTTATAATATATATTTCCATCAACTCTTTTACCTTCAAAGAAGTATATCCAATATTCTAATGAAGAACATCCAAAAGCAAGACATAGATTATTTATCGCATATCTAAAGTATTTCTTGCCTGAACGAAATAAGATTTGAAATTCTTTATTATTTAAATGGAGTCTTTTTTTGATTTTTCTTTTATTCATGTTTATAATTTTATTTTAAATGTTCCCTGATTTTATTCAATGCCTCATAAGACAGATAGCTGTTTATAGTCTCATCGCTATCTATTTCCAACAACTCATTAAACAGGTCTTTAGCCAATACTTTCCACTGCTCTCCCCAATCACGGAGATTCTCGACCTTTGACCGTATATCCTCGAAATAAGAATCTACGTCTGATTTGATTGATTTTGAATAGTATTTAACATCCTCCTCATCCCCATCCATAATATAATCACATTGTGTCCTGATATCTTTTATATGGCTATCTATATCACTGCACATATAATCAACAGGTTTACGTATATTGAATATCGCTTCTGACGTAAGACCGGTTATATCTTGTATGTCTTTTAAATTACCCATGATTTAATCAATTAAATACCAACCATCCACCTGCAAATCCCATTGCGAAAATAGATAAGATTATAGATGTGAATAATATCCAATCTTTTGCGCTTAGCTCATTATTATCTCTCTTTATTTTCTCAAGATAATCATATATAGCTGTATAAACAGCATGGTGAATATTCTCGTCTCTAGCCCTTACGATATTATCATATTCATTATATCCTAGATTATGGGTGGCGCTTTCGATCCTCGTATTCCCCGTAACTTTTTTGTTTACATCAAAATCGAAACTAAATACCATATCAGTGGTTAGAGCGCTGGCGATTTTGCTTTTTATCTCATCATTACTGAGATTAGCATCGTGCACTAATCGCTCATAGTCTTTATCGTCAAGAATTATCTGTTTTTTAATGTTCATATCCCTAATATTTCTGCTACATAAACAAATCCATAACATATATAATTATCAGCGTCATGCTCACCCCAATTCACATGCCATACGACGGCGCACGGGAAATATAATGGCATATCCTCAGCCATAGGATCCTCTTTGAAGTCATCAATGTTTATCTTCTCCCTCCACCTCCACAGGTCTTGGATATCGTTCAAAATTAATTTCTCCATAACTATGACGGATATTAGATGTTAGTAATTCTATAGCCAAGCTGATCATGGCTCCCGCTTCCGTAAGTTTATTCATTTGGGCGTACACCCTGTGCTCTGCGCTACGATAAGTCTCCCTGCTGCTTATGGTATCTAGCAAATCATCTATAGCGTTTCTAAGAAGATTGGTTATTCCTCTTTCTCCCATACCCTTGAAATAATAAATATCACGACCAACGTAAAACATGTCCTGACATCTTTTAGCTACGTACTCTATTCCGGATAGATGGTATTTCTCGTTGTCTATCTCCACCTCTCCTTTTTCTATAGCCCTCAACAACTTCCAATCTATCGTTACATAAGTTTGACGATTTTTTACCTTTACATAGGTATATCCGCCATAATGAGAACCCAGCGTCCTCATCGTTAGCTCATTGACTTTTTGTTTGTTTTCATCCATAATAATCAGGTTTTTAATGTTGATACAAAAATACGATTTAAACAAAAATAAAAGCATGAATAATATTAAAATAATATTGATCATGCTTAAATATAAATATATTCCTTCTAGTTCTCACGGATATACGTATTCGTACTCATCTGGAGGAGATGTCTTATATTCAACATCGCACTCCATATTGGTGTAATAGTTATCCCCTTTTCTGTATACTAACGCTACCCAACAGTCATATTTTTTGCTGTATCCTATAAGAGGGACATTAGCCATAGGCGGATTATCCTCTGTTTTGTATCTTATTCTTGTTACTTGTTTCATATTTTCATGGATATAAATATTCATATTCTTCCGGTGGATATGTTTCAAATTCAGCATCATACTTCATGCAGGTGTAGTACTTATCCCCTCTCCTGTACATTACTTCCCACGGACAGTCATATCTTTTGTTGTATCCTAAAAGAGGAACCCCTTCTATAGGAGGCTTATCTTTCGTTTTGTACCTTAATTTTGTTATTTGCTTTATGCTCATATAATCTTATGTTTAAGTAATTCCATCATCATCGAAAACAATGTGTCTACAAGAAGTTTCTCGCTACTCCAATATATAGGGACCTCATCTATATCTCTATACGTTACAGACCATGCATGTTCTAGCTTATAACATTCGAATGTACAACCCTCTATCTCATATGGGAGTAAATTCAGTAACGTTCCTACATCCCAAACAGGGTTGGATATGTCTGGGGTAACGGCCTCGATCAGTCCTATACGACCAGCGTCATCCTCCATAGAATGTAATTGATCCAGATACTTGTCTCTGAAACCGATGGCGGTGGAGATAGGGAGGCCGGCCTCGACCAGTACCCTCCCCTGTTCTTTTGTGGTAAAAATCCGTTCCTTCATGGTTTTTGCTTTTTCGGTGACATATCATCCAGTTTCTTTATTCCCATCAATATCGGGATACTATCATGCATACCATCCATCATCTTCCTCTCTACCGTAACGATCGTATCATTATGCCATCCCCCATGAGCCACAAGAAGAATCTCCTGCTGCTCGAAACCAAGCCCGGCCCCTATACCGCCGGAGTTCCACGCGCAGGTAATGACCACCCCTCCTTTCTTGGTGATCCTAGCTATCTCCTTCTTCTGCTTAGTCCAATAACTAGATTGCGTTGTTTGCATATTAACAGCACCTCCAAGTCTTTTATACGACTCAGATACCTGTCTCGCAGAATATGGTGGATCATATAATACCATATCAGCTATATTATCATCAAGATGACACAAGAAGTCCGTGGCGTCTTTATGATACATAGCCTTAGTCTCAGGGTCAAGATCGTTGGTGATCGTCCCTATATCGCTGTTTCTGGCGAACGGATCCACTATAACCATCCCCTCTTCTCGATATTTATCTATAAGTTCCCTTATCGGTTTTATGCTGAATGTCTCGCTGTTCGGCATTGACCATTTCTTGTTTATAATCATCTCTTAACTCTGTTTTAAATTTAAGCTTCATAGTACTTCTAGGTACAGGATCGCATATGTCATCCCACCAATTCTTGTGCCCTTTCGGTGGATGTATATCCTTTTTCCATAAAGATCCCTTAACTGTCTTGATTCTTCCGTATGGTCTCATTTTGCTCGTGTTTACCTTCACATGTCACATTATATCCGTTTCTAATGACCCGAACATAAGCTCATCAGTAATCTTGCGAAATTCCTTTACAATATCATTTATCTGCTTACGTTCGATGCTCCTTAGCAAATGGGCTATCACATCCACTGTCCATCCATTGCCCGCTAAAGACATGGCCGTATTTGGGGCTATCCCGTCAAGGTAATCATCCGGCAATGTCTGTAGCCTACACATCTCCACCGGGGTCAGGTATCTGAATTTGTCTTTCATGTCAAAGGCGTTAGGATATCTTCCGGGAGGCAACGATGATATCACGTTATCTTTCATGACTGTTGTCAGGCAATTACTTTTCTTGATGGGAGTGGTATTCTTATCTTTTCTTATCTCCAGACATTGCGTTATTTTTATGCCCATGTCACAATCCTTTCGATACCCGTCCTCTCCTATCCTTCTACCGACAATGGTCCCTATATATCTCCCTCTTATGGCTCCCGGATTCCAACCCTTGTCATGCTCTAAAATATCATCCAATGATATATGCTTGTCTTTCGGCATTTCTACCGGCCAATTACACCAATAAAGGCGATGCCGGGTCTGTGCCGAGACCAAGGCACTATCGATCTCCACCGGCTCCACGCCAAGCTCCTCGGTGATCACCCAGCGGTGCTCGTCCCGCATCCGGACGTTCTCGCCCAAGAACAGGACCTTACCTTTGGTTTCCTTTCTTAAATGCTTTACGATGTCCGAGAAGCAAAAGAAAAGCCTTCCACGAGCGTCCATGAATCCCTTACCCTTACCTGAGCTAGAGAAGCTCTGGCAACAGAACCCTCCCATGACCAGATCTATGTCTTTCCAAGGGATATCCCATGTTCTCCAGTTATTAACATCCCCTAATTGAATAATATTAGGAAAATGTTTTTGACTTACCTTTATGCATGTCTTGTCTATCTCTGAGGCATAGTAAGTCCCAATAGGTATACCGGCTCTTTGTAATGCTAGATATCCACATGATATCCCATCAAACAATGATAATACATTCATATTGTTTATCGTTTATTTATGCAATTCTATAGCAATTGTATCATCAAAATGATCATTGACTATATCTCCCTTCTCTTTTATAGACATATCAGATAAAGAGGCAGGGTAGGATGTTATATAATCATTCGTATTTATAACAACCCTTATTTCCTTACTCTTATCCTTGACAAGCATCAATTCGTCTATCAAATCTTGTACTGTCATATTTTTCTCCGCTTTCATAAATCCTGTTTTTATTTATTTTCATGGTCTAAAAATATCCTTTGCGATCATATCAAGGGATATTTTATGTATCTTAGGTAAGACCTTAACCAATTTTATACCAAAATTTTCTCCTCTCTTAACAAAAGTCTATTTACCATATATGATTCCATGCATCATATTCTGTATTACTTCCTTACTGTCTGTCAAGAATACTTGGTAATAGACACTTTTGGCATAATTAAAATCCTCCCCATGATCATTTGCCGGTCTTAATATCATTACGGCGGAGGAGCATCCACGGACGAACCCGTATATCTCAAGGCATTCATCAAACTCATAATTATCGCGTTCCTCATCATGAACATCCTTAACCCATTTACATGGTCTCCCGTCCTTAAACGGGATTTTTAACTGTTTCTTTGCCATCTTTTAAATTGTATTATAATGTTATTACCTGCTCATAGGTGAGCGTACCTTTGTAACCTCTAGCTTTTAGTTCCTCGATAAGTTCTCTAGGTTTGAATTTGGCTAGACCCGGGTTGGCAAACACTTTCGTTAATTTACCCCCCCCATCTGCATTGGCTTTTTTGGACGATTTGTAGGCATTTACACAATCCTTACAGTAGTATCCAAACCCATCCTTTTGTGATTTGTTCTTATAGAATTTATCTACTGGTAATTCTTTACCACATTTCTTGCATATTTTAGTCTCCATGTCTATTAAATTAAATTATGATTCAATGTTTTCAATCTTAAATTCCCAGTCCATAGCGTCATGCGTTGCTTTAAATCTGTTTCTTTATGACAATTTGGTTCCCGTATTGAGGTATAATGCATAAACCTTCATTCAATCCATTTATTTCCAGTTCCCCAAAATTATTTAGATTTATAATAAACTCATTACCAACCCAATCAAAAACTCGTATGCCATTTTTAACTTCTATTTCATCGTCACCGCAGCGATGATTAATAATATGCACTTTCATTACCTTCGTCCCTGTTGTCCTATATTTATAACTCTCAATTTATCATATTCCTCTGAAAGAATCCCATGATCAAACAATTTGTTAGCGTCTATCTTAAGACTTCTATAATTGTCAGTTATATTGATATCACTCCACAAGTTCAATTTTCCCTTATCATCCAATTGCATATGGATAAAACCTTTTGTCACCTTCTTTCCGGCTTTAAGAGCCTCTACGTCTTTATCGGTAATCTTTTTCATGCTTTCGATATTTTATCATTATAGTTAAATTCATCTTTCATTCTGATCTTTATACCTCCATATGATAATTCCTTATGAGCTGTAACAAAATAATCAACCGCATCTTCATCTAATAAACTATGCGGACACCTTTCCCATACAGGGTTTTGATCTAGATGACCCCATGTGGCTACAAGTAACCTATTCTTGTCATTATCAATAGCTATTTTGTATGTCCCTGTAGTAGCCTTACGTTTAATGATCGCTCCATTTAACATCTGTTTCTTAGCCCAGCTCCATGAACCTCTCAACCCAAATGTTTTTATAACCCAGTCATTTATCTTCTTCATTTCAAGTTATTTGTTAAAAGTGTAATATAAATATAAATACATAAATTGGATAGGACTATTCACCATACCCTTATCAGTAGGATCATCGTATTTTTCAAGCCAAAAACGAAGCGCCTCCCAATCGATATCCTTACGGTCACATACCATGCAGGCTAGGTTAGCCCCGAACAGCTCCCCGCCGCCGCTCAACGACCTGTTAAACCTCTTGGCTAGTCTTCTTTTGAATCCCTTATCATACCATATCCCGGAGGTAGCGGCATAGCAATAATAAGCGTTGTACTTCATTTTCACGCCCATCCTATCAAATAAAGACGTATGCCATATCCGATCCAGAAAGAACACTATTCCACGATATATGAAAGTCCGGAGATTCTTCCTGTATTTCTTCCCTAAGAAGCTATCCACGCAAGATATAGTCCCGCCTGAATAGTACCAGTTATTGGCACCTCTCTTGACCTTATCCGTCATCTTGAACTTATTCTTTCTATCCTCTACCCTATCCCAAGGCTTTAATTTATCCTCATTAAATGTCGGGCAATAATGATAGTAATGATTGATCCATGACAGATATGGGTTGTATATCGTGTATCCATTATCGCTGACATATGAGTTCATATCATACCCAAGTTCCTTGGCTAGAATAGATCCCTCATCAGCTAATACCTTTAATATCGGATTTAAGTTCCATATCTGATCTTGGCTAACAAACATCGAATAGCATGGGTCTTCATCCTCTCCATACCATCCACCCATCCCGCTCACTATTTTATCCAAATCAAGTGAATAATCTTTCCCGGATGAAAAGTCATCTCTAAGAAAAAAACCTCTATATGGGATCATATCATGTATGCCGGGTTGGTCGTCAAATATGAACTTAGCGTTCTCGGTCAATCTAATCAATGTTTGCAAGACAGAGGATATATCTATGGGTGCATATTCACACCCATAGACCTTATTATTTATCCAAAGATATTGAAGAAGCTCGGCTATATTAATAGTCCCGTCCTCCACATATCCTGTCTTGTTATCGAAGTTTATTTTGGCTAGAGGTATATTACTCCCTTGTGGTTGGTCACTTTTTTCATTACAACAATGCACGAACCTGCCAAAGAATATATCCTTCCAGCCAAAATATTTATCCCTTATCGTCATAAGCCTATTTCTTGTCGTATAACGACATGACGTTAATAAGATCAGCTTTTCTGGCCATCCCCTCAAGTTTATTAAAGCCATCCATGTTATCACCGCTGACGATGATAGTAGGATATACCTCTATACCGTACTTGGATATTTCCTCCTCCGTGGCTTTGTTCTCCGGGATCTGGTTTAACGTGACCTCACCCTCATACTCCTGTAATGTGTTGGCGATAATATATCGCATGTAGTCGCTGTATTCAGCGTCTTTCTTCGTGAAAAAATCAATTCTTACCATCTCAAATAGTTATTAATCAGTTAATAATCAAATCAGCGGTAAATACAGCATTATCTACCTCATCTATACTCATCTTTCTCCCATCGAAATTGTTAGATAATAAATCCTTAACAATCTGATATCTACGCTGCTCCCAATTTACGTCTACATCAAAATTCAGATTCTTTACATAATCATAATTTAATTCATTATAACTGTAACTGAGATACTTAACTATCGGGAATAGGCTATCATCAATAGTGCGCTTGATTACATTAACGTATTTACCTGTTCTTTTGTCGATAGCTCTTAATCTCTCATCTACTACTCTTTTTCCTGACTCTTCCATTCTATAAGCCCTTTGTTATGTTTATCGTAATATAATAACGCTATGGCGTTCCAGCATACGGCGGATAGATGCATGAATCCCTCCTTATCATATCTCTCCCCTTTCGTATAAGCAACCAAGTGTCTCATGAGTGCACCTAGATAACGATTGAACCCATCAGGTATATCCTGCCATGAGTTATCAGCGTACTTCTTGGCACCTTCCGTATATACCCTCACGATGTCCTCTATCTCAGCCAAAGGAAGGAGATCCCACCGGAGTTTACCGTCGGCCCGGTCGTCCTTCCCCGTCCCGTCCTTGCCTGGCAGCCCACCTCCTTTATTGGCGTCCTCATTCCCATCTGGCCGGATGATCTCCTCCGATAAGGCCTTATTGCTATTCATTACTATCTCCTCCGCCTCATCCTTGTCTATAAGCCGTTCCCTTATAGCTATATGTAGCGGCAATACCTCATCCTCTCCAGCCCACATGAAACCATATTCCTTTGGATATAACGTTGATAATTTCATCGTACCTGTATTATCCGCCGTTCTTTCAACCTCCCAGATCTCACCCTCGCAAAAGACCTTGTCAAATTTATTAAATTCGTATTTCATATCCTTTCCCCTCCCTCTTGGTGTATTCTTATTGCTACATCATCATCAAGTGAGGATAATGCTTTAATATGTAATAATATATCTCGTTCATCGCTCTTATTTTTCCCTGCAATACATGATAAAATATTACCATTCATTTCTATTGTAGCCCATCCTTTTATGACAGGTTCGTGCCTCTTCAGCTTAGCGGCATCTTCTCTCGTTATCCAATATTCTTCAAAGATTATGTCTGGATACATAGCTTTTATTTCCTCCCCGGTTTTATACCACGTTGCCATATCTCATGTTTTTAATTAATAAAACTCGCTTAAATCCCTGCATTCTGGTGTCTCTCCTGTCATAGAGTAAAGCTCACCAGATGATAGATGCACGCAATGAACGGTCTTCCCGTCTATATACTCACTTCGCTTCGTGATCCCACAAATAGCGCAGCGTTGGATCCCCGGACCCGCCTTTATCCATGAGTGCCGTACGCTCCTCTTCCTTGTCCTGTTGGTGTCATTAAGCTTTCTCATGATCAATCCTCCAAGACCGTTACAATCTTATCTTTCCCGATAATAACCTCATTTCCGCTTCTCACATCAAAGCATCTCCCTTCATCTGCCTCCTTGAAATAAAGAGCGCCATTGTACTCGAATAAACCGAAACCGTAATCATCTAGCTTCATCTCGTTAAGTTTATTAAATTTATACACGTTTTTCATATTCTCCATATTATATTGCATTACTGGAAATATCATTATGATACTTATGCCTATTACAAGCAACCCTGTGTAAAACTTTTGTGAATCATATTTTTTCCATCCCTCCATCATCATGGCAAAGGAGATTACTGTTATTATAATAATAGATATCAACCCTACCATATCACATCCTCCTTTCTTTCAAAAATCCCATCATATCCTCCACGCTAAGCTGGAAGCCGGCAGCCATCTTATGGCCTCCTCCGCCGGGATAGGCTTTACGTGCCAGTGCCGAGACATCCACCTCCTCTTTGGTGGTATAGAACGAGCATCTAAAGAATCTTCCGTTCCAGCAAAATGGCATCATCAGATCATGTCTTTTAGGGTCATACATAGATTCAAATGTAGTAGAGTTAAACTCCGTGGTATTCATACATATAGCCTTGTACCCAAATACATCAGCCTCGAATGAGAACATATTTATCTCGCCCCTGTTTTTCTCAACGATATACTCCAGTATCGCCTCCCCGTTCCTTATCATGTCATATATGAAGTCATGATCGCCATCCATGGCCTTTGCCGCCATATCCACGTCAAGACCACAATATCCTCTCATCCCGTATTGGAACGCCATGACATCACTCCATTCGAAGCGATCATGATCCCATACATCATAAGTGCTCAATAATTTTACCACGTCAGGGGTTTCGATATCATCGAAAAGATATTCCCACGTAAGCTCACAAGCCGCCGTTCCGATACGTCTTTTGCCTTTGACATTATAGTCCTTCACAGCTTCTATCGCCGTCTTATGGTGGTCTATCCATGTGACATCTATCCCCTTGTCTTCCCATTCGTCGAATAAGAATCTCGTTCTATCGCCAAATGACACGTCAACTACAAACACCTTATCATATTTATTCACGTCAGGTATTTCCTTGCCGTAATTGTAAGGAAGAAGATCAATGTCCCCTTTGAAATACTTTTTTACTATAGCCGCTGACATTACTCCGTCAAGATCAGCCTCATAATATATACATTCTGTCATAATCTGTTGTTTTTGATTAAAAAATCTATGTATTCTTTTATATCCTTGTTCCTGTCATTATCCCAGTCAAATCTCTCGTTTATGAATTTGAAATACGATACTGGAATCGAATGAAACATCCATCCACAATACTTGCCGAATGTCATCACCGTAGATCCAAGGGGATGATCCGGCCTTCCGGGAACAGGGGCGGCGGTTACGCCCTGCGCCAGCCCCCTCCTACGATCTTTCTTGGCGGCTTTGATATCCAGATCTGTTTTCGTTACCTTATCCCCCATCGGGATATTAGTTATTAGCTTATCGCCGATAAACATTCCCCATCCATACCCCTTGTAGTTCTCTATACTAAGTTTCCTTATATCACCGAACCTTGACGAGTTGTTACAACAATCAACGACCAAAGCACTATCCTTTCCGTCTTTTATACGGACTGCCCTTCCAAGCCACTGATAAAACGACGAGAACGAGAATGTCGGCCTTCCTACTATCACGCAATCCAGACCCGGATGATCGAATCCCGTACCGAGGGCGGAATAGTTGAACACTACCTTCGTCTTACCTGACTTGAACCCCTCGACTATAGCCTCCCGCTGTTTCTTTGGCGTGCCTCCGTGAACCACTTCCGCCATGCCAGCGCATATCTTTGCGTTCATCCATTCGGCGGCGGTATTGCAGCTCTCAACAGAATCCATAAACACCAGTATAGATCTGCATACGTCTTTTAATACCATCAACCGACGTAAAATAAGGTTGTTTAAGCCGTTTTTTCTCACCGCCTCACTAATAGACTCGGCCGTATATTCGGAGCCGTTAGAATTAAGTTTAAGGGCATCTCCATTGAAATCCCATGTCTCATATTTAAGAGGTGTCCAAAATCCTTGCCTTATCATCTCCTCCACCTGTATGACATGGATTAGGTTCTTGAAATATACCGGTCTCATACGAGTGATGAAATTAAGCTGGGAATATGACACCTGCCCTATCGACATCGTTTTAAGCCTGCATGGTGTAGCGGTAAACCCTATCACCTTTTTCGGTTTCAGTTCATTCATGAATGTCATGAACTCACTGCCGTCCTCCGGGCTATACCCGGCATGAGCCTCATCTATCAACACGTTCCTGATCCCCATCTCCTTAAGCTGACCAACAACCTTCTTGATAGACCCTAACGTGGCGTATATCATGTTAGACAGTTCTTTCTTTCCACAGGAAGCGGAGTAGATGGTAGCCGGTATGCCATACGACGTTATCTTGTTGTGGTTCTGTTGCAGCAATTCTTTTGATGGTTGTAAAATCAGCGTCTTATCTCCCATCAATCTAGCCGCCTCTGCTATCAGCAGTGACTTACCGCAACCTACAGGACCTACGATCAATACCGGATCATGTCTATCAGAATTTATGTAATCGGAGATACTTTTAACACACTCCTCTTGATATGGTCTTAATTTGTAAATCATTTGGATTTGTAGTTATCAAAAACGTCTTTTACGTACTCTAGTCTTATAGGGCATTCCCGACCATCATCCATCTTCACCATCAAAGTCTCTTTGGTCTTGCTTATGGCTATCACCTCTCCTACTCCTATCTGGGTATGGACTATATCGCCTAGCTTTATATTACATTTGATCATGGTCAAGCTTTTTATTAAATTCCTCTATCTTGCTCCTGTCTGTCTCCTTGGTCATCTTAGCCTCTTCCTTAAACATATCATACCCTTCCCGGATATTGTCGCCAACCATATTCTCTATCATCTCCCTTAGCTCATCGCTTCTTACGGCAAAAGATATCTGGAATGATTTACTTGTGCCTTTCATCAGGTAATCAATCTCCTTCTTACATTCTATCATTAACCGATCCAGATTATCGAACTTAACGAACTTGGAGTTGCCATTGGCTTTTCTTACCCCATCCTTGAAATCCTCCAATATCCCGTTAAATACATCCGCCATACACATCATGGAATGTAGCCATACCAGCATATTGAATTTATATTCATTATCAGCATTATTCATCAAGCCTATCAAAGACTCACTTTTTGTCAACATGATTTTAGATTCTCGATCTACGATATCCTTTATCTCTTGCCGGTATTTCATGGCGCCAACGAAATCCATCTTAGAATAACATTCATTTGATTTCTCTACCAATTTCCTGATATCCTTTCTAGACATCAGAAGATCCAATACCTGTTTTTCTCTTTCGTTTTTATCCATAATCATTTATTTATTGACACAAATATAATTAAAGCCTAGATATTTACCTAGGCTTTTTAATAAAGTTAATCTTTTTTATTCTTTCTTTTTGACTCATCCCAATCCGATGAGTACCTGCATGTCCCTTGTTTGTGGATCGAGAAATCGCACCAAAAACACAAGGGCTTGGGGCGGGGTTCAAGGCAGGCCGGCTGACGTCCCATGAGGTAGCGCTTCTCGTACTTATACCCCTGTTTGGCGTCGTCCCAAACGTGAGCTTGATAGCTATCTATTTTATTTGTCTCGAAATCATACATGTCAAGGAGAATATCGTTAAGTTCCTTGACCGATCTCTCTACTTTCTCCTTATCTACCTTCACGTTCTGATTGTCCAGCATGCGGGTAAAGAAATAGCTGCACATATCCGGCAATACCTTATATTTTCTGAGTATGTAAAAGGCGTATATCGGATGTTGGAGATTATGAAGCAGCTTATCTTCATCGAATAACTTTCTCCCGGACTTCCAGTCTATCGTATACATGGCTATCCTGTCCTTTGTCTTATACTCTCCACGCCAGTCCACCGATCCTATGATATGTACCTTATCGTACGTCACGCCATCCAAGGTAAGGGGCTTGGGTAGCTTATAGGGCAGGACGAAGCTCTCCTCCACGCCGGCCGGTCTCGACCCCCGGACCACCTTCTCCATTGGCGTAAGATCAGACCATGCCTTCTTATAATTGCCAGCAGCATCCTTCTCAAACAACCCCACAATCCATCTTATTAGCCTAGCCGCATGTTGCATAGACTCGATCTGGGATTTTACGCTATCAAAAGGGATCTGTTCTATATCGGCGTAGTAATTGAAAGCCTTACTCATATCCTCATAAGAAGGTCTGCATCCGTTCTTGAAGAAATACTCCATTGTCTGGTGGATAACCGTACCATATGACGTAGCTTCGTGCTTTTCCGTGGATCTGTGACCCTCCACGTAAGTCTTATACCATTTATATGGGCACTGGATGAACGTGTCTATCTGCGAGTAAGAGGCGGCGAGAACCTTCTCTCCGTTTATAACCTTACATAATAAGTTATTCTCCGGTATTACCATAAAGCTTATCTATTTTTATGTCATGTCCGTATAGGTCCATTAACAGGTTTTGTAGATGGTGAAGATTCTTAATCTGAATAGGATCGCTTAGATCGTCTTCCAGATCCCTAAGCCCAAGATAATACCCATCATCAAAAATCTCTATAGATATTCCATAGCCTCGATATACATCCCGCCCCTTATCACGCTTGAAATAGATAGTATCAAGTATATTATCATCTATCTCAATAGGTATGACATCATCTTCCCCGGAATACCATTTCATTATCCCATCATCAACCTCACATTCAAGGATCAATGACTTACTTTCATTACGCATACCAGTAACGCACCCTACTCTCCATATATTGCCAGCCTTGTCTTTTACAAGATCCCCTATCCTTAGTTCTTTAGCCGAAATCATACTCGTCCTCCTCGTTGTAATCGTCATCGCAATCATCGACAAGAGGGGTCTCTAGCCCCTCTTCCCAATCATCATATCCGAAGTCCATTACTTACTCTCAAGCCAATCGTACAACATATCCACAAAAATCCCTACAGTTAGTTCATCGACAGATTTATCGCCAAAGACATCATCCGGTATCCTTATATCCATCTTTTCTTCAATCCCTATCAATACCTCTAATAAATCAAATGGATCCATAGCTAGATCGGATGACAAATTACTGTCTTCTCTTACATCGTCAATTACCTCTATATTATTAATGTAATTGAACTCATGCATTTTCTCGAATATCTCTTCCCTCACTATCTCCAATAACTCATCTCTTTTCATAATCCTTTAAATAATTGTACAACATATTTGTAAGCTCTCCTACCGTCAATTCGTAATAAGGCTTGACATCAAGCACTTCATCAGGTATACATCTACCAGTTCTCTTCTCCATTTCCATTACGACTTCCACGAAATCAAGGGAATCCAAGGCCATATCCGCGCCCAGCTCATCATTATTGGTTATCGATTCAGGATGATTAAGCCCATTAAATTCACCTACCTTTTCGAATATCACCTCTTTTATCATTCTCAATAATTTATCCTTTTCCATAATCTAAATCGACATTTTCAATCTTCTACCTAATTCTTTTTTTATATCCGATATCCTTTCGATATCCATCTTAACATCGCCTGTGATAGCGTATTCCTTATCCATTCTCTTTGGGGGATCCGGAAGCCGGCTTATGGCGAACAACCATGCCAGCTCCTTGTTCTTGTTCTCCCTAAGATACAAGTCAGACGTCATGCCATACATTTTTATGATCGTATCGAATAACGTTGATTCCGATAAACTCATATGCACGCTATACACATTTGATGGTTTCCAGATCAAGTTATCCAATCTCATCGTATATTCACGTTTAAGATCTATGTGAGATATTACGGCCCTTACTATAGGTTCTTCCTTGAAGTTGGTGTTAGCCACAAACCAGATAAGCCTTTTTTCCACCTCCTTGATAGCTCCTGTATCCTTACCCATATCGTTATATACCCCAACGATACGGTCCCGGATCCCCTCGACCTCCGGTGTCAGACCGGGTGTCTCTATCAGCATCAGCAGCGATCCTCCCCTTGGCGTTATCTTCCACTTCCCATTCTTCTGAAGCTCAATATAACCAGATGCTTTATAACTATCTATTTTCTCCTTTGGAATGGTGTTAGCCATCTCTTCTTTTTGCCGGATCATCAAAAGATATCCAACATCAGACATCGTTAATCCTGATGTCATCATCTGTTCAAAATTTATATACATATGTAAATAAGTTAAAATATTGACCTAATCTTTCTGGCTACCCTCTCGACTATATCGGGATGATCATTTCCGTTATATATATCTATTAGCGTATCTATTATATGTAACCTTATGTTTTTCTTTGATGAATGAAACCAAAAATCTCCATTTTTTCTGTTTACAGGTTTGAACATCTTCAGTTCTGGTATAAGATAACACGCCACACATGATCTTTCAGCAAGTGATAATTCAACCGCTGTCCTTTCTATTGCTATGCATATAAACGCATAATTATCATTCTTTATTAGATTGTAAGCTCTTCTCAACACCCTAAGGGCGTCTGCTTTCGATAATCTCTTTCCCTTTTTCATATTGTTTTACTGTATAAGATTCATTAGCCATACCAACCCTACCAACTGATATAGATTGATTTATAGATTGGTTAAGATGCCCTACAACCGACATCTTAGCCCTAACCGTATTGGCGCATCTTAGAAGGATTCGATAATCCTCTAACGCCCTCTCGTATCTTACGTCCACCCTAGCCCTTTTATCGGCGTCAGTCATGCTCTTGCATGTCCCGTCCTTCCTCAAACTTATAGCTATCTTATCCCGTATGATCCTGATATCATCCTCGGCTATCACCAGCTCGGCGTCAAGAACGCCCTTGTAAGAGCTAAGAAGATCCTCTACCGCCACTACCTCCCGCTTCAAGTTCTCCAATTCCAATACCATTGAGTTATCGTTCATTCTTTTATACTCCTGTACTTTATTGGATACCTCATCACAGATGCTCATGATCTCCTTCTCCCTGTCCCGGTTTATGATATACCTGATACTGTATTCGGCCATTTCCTTTAATGAGGATATGATCTCTCGTATGCCCATCTTGTTTTCGGTGGAGAAATTGGCTTTTAATAACATCTCCATCCCTTTTATGATGACAAGCAAAAAATTTTTTCTCAATCTCATGCTTAATAAGGTGTTTCGTCATGTACTACATTGAAATCATCACTGGGCGGTATATATTGTTGCTCCAACGGGATACTGGGAGGCGGGGGCGGTAGCGTCACCACAGTCGTGTCCGGCTTGCCGCTACCCACTGGGGCGTCCGAGCCTCCCGGTCTTTCTTGGCGCACCACCCCTCCATCAGGATAATATCGCTCATATCCTTTCATGATATCTACATGTATCGCATCAATCTCCTCTAATGGCCGTTGACGGACCTTTACGATATGATGGAACAATAATCCATCCACACGGAAGGATCGTCTTGACTCGCTCTTGAAACGTTCCAGATTAGGATACCATCCTTGCGGAAATTGCATGTATGAGGAGTACCCGTATCTTTTCGGTATATTTAACGCTACCATAGCCGTACATAACTGTCCCAATGTATCTGATTGATAAAAATCAGATTGCTTTGGCATATGATCCTTTGGATCCCGCCGTCCTTCGATATCACGATTGAGTTGGGATATTATAAGAAAGAAAATATTAGGAAAAGTTCTTTTAGCGATATTACACATGGTTATCAACGAGTCGATATTTCTTTTGGCGTCTCCTGAACCTTGTACTAGAGCCGTATGATCTATAGACACGAATACCATTTTCTTATCCTTGTTTATTGGCATATACTCATTCCATAGAAAGTTTTGAAGCTCATCTACGGTTGATGGTTTAGGGATGTATGTTATTCTGCTAGAGTTCTCTTCTCTAAGGCATCTCTGCATTTCTTTTACCTCATCTTCTGACATCTCGTTAAGGAGTATATCTTGTATGTCTTTCCCCATTTTTTTTGATAGTGAACGTAACATCAAATCTTCTGGGTTCATCTCAAACTCACATCTTAACCATACATAATCATCTGCCTGTGGATTGATATTGACATTCATCACATTGCTCATGATTTTTTGCGCCAGATAAGATTTGCCAACTCCGGGCCTAGCGCCTATAGCCACCGCATGTTGTGGGTAGAACCCGCCCAGTAACGCCTTGTCAAGATAAGCGTATCCAGTACGAGCCGGGAGAAGCTCTCCCGACTGATACTTTCTTATCCTCTCATAGGCATCCATGATAATCTCCTTGGATGACCTCCATATCCTATCCTCACTCATCCTCTTGCGTTTCTATCGCCAGCCGTATCGGATTTAGATCCTCTGTTAGCTGATCTTGATTTATATTTTAACCCCTTAGCCGTATGGCATAGATCCTTCCCCTTCCGATAAGCCTTACCCTTTAGCTTATCGGTCTTGTAGTTCTTGCGACCCAACTCCCGTCTCTTGGCTTTCTGCTCAGGTCTGGCGTTGATCTTCTTATCCGTCTCAGCCTTCTTCTTTCTGGCTTCCGGATGTGTTCTGTAATATTCAGTCGATCTCCCCATCCTCGTCCTCCTCATCATAATTATAATCCTCTACGATAATATCCTCTCCATCTAAATATGAGGCTTTATCTCCGAGTCTGCTTCTCATGCTCTCGTAAGGATCATCCCCATCTTTTATTTCCCACACACATAAGTGCGGACCTATTATATCAATAAGCATGTTGGCCTTATCCTCGCTTATGCCTTTTTCTATCATCTTATCTCTGCATTTGTAAAAACCACATGTCTTGTTAAACACTGATCCTCCTACATAAAACCCTGTCTGTTTGTGAATGAAAATTACTTTCATGTTCTGTCAATTTTTATTAATAATTATTTTTTGTAATCACCGTAACTCATGTCAGCGTCACACACCACCAAGTCTGTTACCTTATCCACTACATGGAATAGATGCTCCGGACATCCGTGGCATGCGCTACCGCCTATCGCTATCGCCTTATGCCTAGGGCAGTTATTCCCCCTCCCTCCATCATATATCTGTATCCGATTATCACTATATGCCTTGATATGTCTCATGATTTTAAGTAATGATGGCAAAGACATCTTGTAAGGGGATATATGCTCCTCCGGTATCATAAGCTCACCGGATAGTTCTTTGTAAAGATCATGTCTATCCTGTCCTGTTTTTATTAAGAATACGTTGATCTCGGTCATTACCATATCCATAGACCTAAGGAGATCCGGCTTGGCTAACCTACCTACAGGTTTACCCGTAGAATCGGATCTCATCCAAGCCCCACACTTCTCGCACCCAACTTGCTTTCCCTCCACCGTATTTATCATAGTGGATGGGGCCTTGCAATACGGGCATACGGATCCGTTTAACATAGCTTTCTGGGCTAAAGATAGCTCTCTCATGCCTTTTCTTGTATTTTGACATTAAATAGATCACAGAATCTATTAAAATTCCTGTTCTCTATTCTCATATCCTCCTCATACCTGTCAACTGATTTGATGAAATCATTATAACAGTCCTCGCACATCCATTGATTGATTACTGCTACATAATAGCCCACGGATGTAGGTCTGTTACACATATCGCAAATACCTAAGCACCCATATCTGGTGAGCTTATCCATCATCTCCTGTCTTGTTATTTCAAGCACCTTGAATTTCTTGTAATTGTCAACTACCTTTGCCATTGTAAATTTGTTTAATAATAAAATAATCCGCTATATCCATTCCCTCATTTATATTGGGTTTTGATTCTAGAAAATTACTTATCTCTATATTCATCCCCCTCATATCCTTGTCTACCTTCTTTCTCCATTCGTTGAAAGCGTCGCCCTTATCCGGGTACAGGACTATCCGCCTCCTACCCAATGTCTCTATCATCTCCCTTTTCAGCATATGGATACCGCCACAGGCCATAAACAACCTACTAGGGTACACGATGTTACAGATAACAGCCGTCTTCTCTGACTCTACTATATACACCGGAGCGTCATTGGGATAGAAGTTGATAAGAAACTCCCCGAACAGGCATTGCCTAAGCAGGTAATCCTGACCGTCCAGTATATGCACCCAACATACATGATCCATGGGAACCTTTACCCTCTTCCCGTCAGGCCCGTAGTCCATTATCTTCCCGGTCCGCACTACCCAATTCTTATCCAGTTGCCAGAACACACAGCACTTACCCCAGTCCCCGAATCTCATCATCCCCACCTTATACAAGCTAAATGCCCTATTGGTATGATACGATCCGAAGATATTGGATAGATAATCCTGAAGATCGGATGTCTCGAAAGGATTAAGCGTCTCAAACATCTTGCTTACCGGAATGCAGTTGGCTATATCCGGATCCATAGGAGGTCTGTACCTCCTTAATACTTTGTTTGAATCGGTAAAAAGATCATTGTTCCCAAGTTCGCTCCCTGTTGGATATTTAAAGTAACCACATTTATTTTTATGATCACACACCCCAAACTGCTCTCCAACGATCTGACCGGTGGTTACGTCCACGTACGGCGTAAAACACTTATCCTTGCCGCATTGCGGGCACGTCAGCTTCCTCCTTGGTTTGCTATGATCCAGCTCATACCGATGAACGCTCTTATTGAACTCCCTAAATTCCATCACCCTCTCCTCTCATTCATGACTCTATATATATAGTCCCTCAGCGGCTCTTTCCTTACCAACTTATTAACATCAAACTCGCCTTCTATATCTAAGGATCCGATTCTTGATGTAACCGTATAATTAGTTTTCTCGAACTTATACTTTCCTTGAAGATATACTACGGTAGCCATATTCAATATAGGGTTGTCAGTCTGTCTCTTCAACTTATATTGGCTGGTCTTTGCGGTAGGATCACCCGGAGCGAAGTTATATATCTCCTCTATCTCCAATATCTTTCCGTAGTTCTCCAGTATCATTCTTCTATATAGCTCAAGCTGGAAAGCGTACTCGTCATAGAAATTACCTTTCCTATTTGATTTGAAGTCCAATATAGCGAATATCCTCCTGCATCTCTTTATCTTCTTTTTCTCCGTCTTAGGCTGACCTTTCTTGGCTCCCGTCTTATAGAACTCCCCTGTCTCGACCTCTATCTCCACTGTCTCCGGCTCGCTGTCCATCTCCACCACGGCGTCCACCGAAGAAGCTACCTTTAACCTGCTTGACCTCAACATCTTCTCGATCAATACAGGTTTTACATGTCTTTCCTTGCAGAATATGGCAAATGATATTAGATCCTCTATTAGCTCATCAATGCTATCCACTAATATCCGCTCCATCCTATACTTGTCTATTCTTAGCTTTGCTTCCTTGACCACCTTCCTGATCCATGTCGGGATCAGCTTTATGTTAACCCCGGTCAGATACAACCCAAATAGATAATGCATGATAGTACCTAAGTCAGCCCTATAGTTAGCGTACTCATCAGGGTCCTTGCCCTTGAGTCTCATCTCATTCTTCCACTTCTCCAAAGCGCCAGACGTATCACAATACCCATTAGCTATATTATTGGTAGCTCCGTCATATATGATAGGATACCCATCAGCCCCCATCTCATAATAAACACGCTTGCCAGCTACGGTCATTCTATATAACACAGGTGTCGGGATATCCTTGATCCATTCAGCGGCATAATACTGTTGCTCTGTCTCCAGATCATACTCAACTTCCATCTCCTCCTTAGGCTCGTTTTTAGGCTCTTCAGCAGGCTTTTCCTCCTCAGATATATCTTTCTTTGGGATCGTTGACAAAACGTCTAATATGCCAAAGAAAGCGGTAAATTTAGGATCTGTATGATATGATCTTAATATTGGTAATGATGATCGCCACGCAGAAAGCATATTCATAATTAACCCAGATCTATCCTCTAGAGCTACCTTGCTATCACTTACCATCGTTATATTTATATGATGCCTGTTCTCTAAACGAGATACCATATCCTCTATTGGCTCTTGGTCACTTATGACTTCCATGACCGAATCTTTTCTATATATCGTATCACTTATAGCCTCGTATCCAAGAACTAGAAGTAATTTTTGTTTTCTTCTATCCATGATAATAATCTGGTTTTTAATTTACCATCCTCCTCGACTCTAGGTGCGAGATCCCTCATCCTTCTGGCTGCCAACAGCCATACGTTGCCAAACTCGTCCAAGAGCCGGCTGAAATCCATCGTATCTAATAGATAATCGAATCTTGTATGCTCATCAGCCGTCAAGTAGATAATGTTATCATTATCCTCAGCAACTGATTTATATTTCCGTTTAGGGTATAAGTGGCATATGTTGCTTACCCCCGGGCATGGTATGTATGCGCCGGTAGCAGATCTCCTTGTCATACTCAATCTAGCCACATGGGCGCCAAAGAAAACGGCTAGGCTCTTCCCCTTTGGCTTGGCCTTCACCCGTATCGCCGCCCTTCCCTTTGGCGGTAGTTCCCTAGCCCGGCACGCAGGGCACAACCCCTTGCTCCTTATGGCTACTATCCTGCCGCACCTCTCACATGGTAACATCCTACCCTTCATGCTTTTTTCTTTTTATAACTTTTATTAAACTCCATGAGGCTCATGGCTTTATATCTCTTAAGCCTATCTATTTTACCCTTCGTCCAATCCTGATCCTTGAAATTGATGATCGTGTCGAATATCTGAGCTAGTTCCCGGATATTAAAGTTCCTGTTCTGTATTTTCTTATAGAACCCTGACCTACTATATCCTAGTTTAGACGCCAGATAAGTCTTGTTAGATAATGTGAGGATACGATAAATCGTACCCTCCATCTTGTTTATCTCCATCAACTTCTCAGCTACGGATGATGCGGTCTCATAGCTAGCTTTATTGCTTACTATCCTCATGCTTCTCCGGGTTCCTGATCTTACCGTCAAACTCATAGAAATCCATCAACTTCTTCTCCTCCTTAATACAGGTTACCACGAAGTCTGATATAGTCCCTTTCATGCCCTCCTCGAAGTTCTTCTTGGCATGATCAAGGTCATTGGCCCGAACGATGTAGTTAAACGCCTTGCGTTTCTCATTACCCGATTTCTCGTCTACCGTAATATAATCAGCCGTGACCTTATAGAACCTGTCTCCATCCATGGCAAACAATTCCGCTATCCTGAATCGTTTGATATCAACGCTAAACTCACCGGAGATGAATGGTCTCATTTCCTCTATGATTCTAGCCTCACATTCGGTATAAGAAAGGGCATCTACTAAATACTCTTCCTTTACCTTCTTCTTCATGCCGTTCTCGGCATCGGTCTCATAAGAAACCGTACATTTAAACCAATTGTGCATTTTAATCTATATTATTGTTAAACAAAGGATAATCTTTTATTCCTTCACGAATATATCTTTCCGTATCATCATCCACGCCATAAGCCTTCTTGAAAAATATCATAGCCTTATCCGTATCATTATCCACCAGTGGTAGATATTCCCTTACAAAAAGCGACCTAAGATAGTTCATATTATCAATCCTATGTCTTATATCGGCTACTTTATCCCATATCTCGGCCCGAATCTTACTCATTTTCTTCATATTTCTCTCATATCTCTCCAGCTGGTCTTTATATTCCGCCTCAATCTTATCGTTCTTATCCTTGATAGACTTATAGGTCTCCTCGTCTTTCGTATCAAACATCGGAGTATGTTTGATATTAATTATATCCAATTTGCTGTATAGCTTTTCATTGGATACGGTGAAATCATATCTAGTCATGTATAGATCAAATTCACTTAATAACTTAACTATTTTAATAGCATCATTCTGATCAAGAACGGCTATATTCAAGCCCTCCAAATAGTAGAAGAAATGAGATGGATAAATAGATTTATAGCCATACGTCTTCATAACTGGAGGCTCATCCATAAACCTGACACCTTCCTCCGCACATCTTATTACGATCAATTTCTCTACCTGCTTATCAGTAAGATCATATATCTCCTGATCGGTCATCTTATCAATTGTCTTCATCATCCTCATCCTCCGATATCGTTATAGCCTTTGTAAACTTTTGTTTATAGACCTCACTCATAAGACAGGCAAAAGTCCTATCATCCATACTAGCCATAGTATTGGCCTCTACCGTCAGATCCATCTCGATGTTCTTTACCGAGATTTCATAGTTATCATCATCTTCTTTATAGAAAATGACTTTACCACCATACTCGAAACCATCATCCTCGGCCTTAACCATATCGATGATCTTCTCTAACTCTTTTACAAATTTACTCTTTTTCATATGTGTAATTTTTATTTGTCTACAAAAGTAGACATTTTGTTTTTGAATTAAATTAAATAATGATTATTAATAGTTAATTTACTTTTTCATTCTATCAGCTTTTTTCTGAAGGCTTTCCGCTAAATCATAGAAAGCTATATTTACCAAATCATAATCTTTCGTGGTCCGTATCGATCTACTTACCTTATCCGATTCTATTAAAATATCAACGCTTTGAGCGAATACCTCTAACGCTAATATCATGGCCTCTCTTTTTGTCATATTTAAAATTTTGCATTTTTTATATCAAAATAATCTATGAATCTATCCCATAGCTCTCTATTCTTTTTATTAGGCTTGAATTTCCCGGATTGTACTCTTCTCACCAGTCCCTTAAAATCATCCACTGTTCTCTTTGATAAATACCACGCTAATACCATATTTGGATTTCCTCCTAACTCTTGATAGTGACCGTCTTTTACAAATATCTCTATCTCATTTAGGAACTTCTTTGTCTGATGAGGATAATCAAACGGATATTTCATCATCTCTCCGATACTTGACATTGGGCATAATATACATCCTATTCTTTTCATCCCTTTGTCATATAAGTCGCAATGCTTGATATTCATCTTATTCAAGAACTCCCATACATCCTTGTCCGTCCATGCTAATATTGGTGATATTATCACCTTATCCTTTCCACCAACACAAGAGACCATCTTTTCCTTATGCTCATCAAACTGATCGAATGATATATCATACTTTCTTTTACTGGCTCCGATCTCATTCCTTTTAGATCTTGTCTTGGATTCCTCCGCCCTTATCCCTACTAAAGTCACCGTACCTCCGCCTCCTCTCTCCTTGAGGACTTCACAGCAATATCTTTGCGTTTTTGATGGAAGACATTTCTTTTTTCTTATAAGTTGGTAAAAATTAATATCCGGAACATGCCTTATTATGTCTGGGTAATTGTTCTTCACGAAAGATACTACGTTCGCCGGATCCACTGTAGTCATATTCATATGAGCCTCGAACTTAACGCCGGCTAATTTAGCTATATGGTAAAGAGCCTGACTATCCTTGCCTCCACTGAAAGCTAGATAATATCCCTTATCGTAAAATCTTAGGGCAAACTCCTCCCCTTTTCTTAATACCTCAATGGAGTGTTTTATTTTCTCCATCAACCCATCGGAAAAACTATACTTATTTTTAAGTTCCTCCATCTCCATATTATTATCCTCCATATATCTTAAACCCTTTTATGTTGTATTTACTTATGTCCGTACACAAATTACACCCTCCATGACAACAGCACCACGAGCAAAAGGCTAGTCGCTCCTGCTCCGGCCTACCTTGAAACTCCACTGCCGCCCTATACCATGCCGGGGATAATACCCTGACCTTCTCCGGTACGGGCGGCGTCATGAGCACAGATCGCCGCCTTCCTTTGGCATCTTCCCTACTTCTCATTTGGGTTGTCCTTTAACAGCTCAGCTATCTTATCGTCCTTCAACATATTTTGCTTTCTCATATTATCCACGATAAAGGCAGCGAACGCCATATCATACCTTTTCCTTAACTCATTGACAAAAGATTTGGCTTTTGATTCTACCATTGTCTCGATGTTGCTGTCTACAACTTTCTTCACCCTGCCTCTTATAAACCCGTCTACTGTCAACTCCTCATCCATATAATCTAACCTGAATCTATATTTCTTCTCGCTGGCGTTCTCAATGAGATCGCTCATTGATTCCCTCGCTATATCCTCAATTTTCTCTGATATCGGATTGGATATTTCTCTCATCAACTCATTCTTGAACTTTTCTTTAAGCTCACGTACTACGGCTAACCTGACCGAGCTGGTAAACTCCTCTTTCAACGTTGCTTCGTTGTACATAGCTTCCTCAAATACATCTTCTAAATTTAATTCTACTTGAATTTTCATATTATTATATTTTAAGTGATTGTCTTAATCTTTTATCTTCTCTATCCCATATCCGAACAAAGCGAAGTCACCCCTTGCTGGATCGTCAGGGAATATCTGTCTCATAGCCTCCGTTACTTCCATGGCAGCTTTCATATCCGCCCTTTTCCTGCTTGTCAACCCTAATTCCAAGGCCACATTGTGGACATGCACGTCAAGAGGGATAATGAGGTCTTTCGGATCCACTCTCTGCCAAATACCAAGGTCCACCGGGCTGTCCTTTCGTACCATCCAGCGAAGGAACATGGATAGCCGCTTACACGCCGATCCTCCCTCGACACAAACCGGGATGCCGTTAATCCCGGAAAACAGATAAGCTAACTTTGTCACCGGCGGTCTTTTGGGAGATGTCAAAACCATGTCTTCCATGGTTTCAAATCCCATATAAAGGGATTTAAGCCGGCTGCAAAAATTGTACAAATCATAATATGACAGGAATCTGTAGACCTTCTTCATATTTCCCTTATATTTCACATATTGCCTATCCATCAGCCACCCGTAAGGACTGCCACCAAACTCCCTGTCCATCCGCTCCGCCGCCCCGATGATCGCCTTTCGATTCCCGAACGAGAGCCACGAAGTAATGAACCCACTGACCTCCGCGTCCCTCCCGGAATACCGCCTTGGGAATTGGACGGGGTCGCTGGCAATAAAGTCGGCGGTTTCGTATTTGTCCACCATGCATTTCGGCATGTCTACAAATTTGTCATTCATTGTTTATCCCTTCATTTGTTCGCATGCCAATCTTTCAAGTTCCGGTGTAACGTTGGTATCCATTATGCCTTTCAAGCAAGGGCATTGTTGCCAGACTATATCATAAATCTTTGACAATTCAATCAAAGCCTCATTGTTTGATTCAACTGTCATAATCCAATTGTCCGGCGATATCTCTATCTCCCTGCATGGTATTTCTTTCTTGCCTTTTGGCATATATCCGTTCTGATAGTCTTTTACATTACATCTACCAAAACATCTTCCAGTGAGTATTCCGTTTTCGTCCGTCTCAAACAACCATCCTATCCATCCTATCTTATGGATGTTCTCCGTCCACGTTCGAGTGGCGAATAAAAACTTTTTTACAGGAACTTCTGAAAATGCATCAACATCATGGATACTCCCGTCCGGCTCTTTGAATATCGATGATTTTCTTTTATTCTGGCAACTCCCGTCTAAGCCTATTTTTCCCCATTCGCCATCATCAAATCTCAAAGGAGAGATTATATCAAAACTGCAAAGTTTCTTGACGAGATTGATTTCAAATGGTGCCGAGAACCCGCTGTTCCCATGAGAAGAGAACAGCGCAACAGCTTCTATTACCTGTTCGCGCATCCATTTGTTAGGACCGTCCTCTTCTTTGCTATATCCGGCTAATTCCAATTCTCTTATCGCATGTTTACATAAATTACTGTTTGCGATAATATACCGAAGAGCCTTCTTGTTTATAAGGCTCTTCTTGCTCATTTTCTTTACAATTCTTCTACTCTTTTTCATGTTTAATGTTATTTAATGTTTTAATCACCAATCTCCTCTATCATTCGTATTGCGCCATGACCATCTGTTTCGCGAAATCTTTGTACGCCACTATTTTTCGCGGATTTGCTCGCATTCGTATTTCCCCGATACCTCCGACCGGAGACAAGGCGCCTGTATTAACACCTCTTCCCATGTTTATTCCTCCTTGTTATATAATTGCTTGTTTTTATATTCCAACATCCTTCCCATCCTCTTTAACCCAATTAACTGTATCGCAATACCAACAATACCCTGTCTTGGAATCCTTTTTATGAGAATGGGATCCACATGTGGCGCACCAATAATTATCATCCATATTGTATGTATAACTTTCATCCTCATGCATTTTGGCTATTCTAGCTACCCTATCCTCCAGCAGATCCTTTAGATAATGGCATTCGTAAGGTCTATCCTCTTCCTTTAATATATAAATATCGATATCCATCATGCTCCCCATCCTGTCCGTACACATACACTCGGCGGCATGGCGCACGTTCCCTTCCGGCATCCCCGGAACTATCTCCCGGATCACCGCCTCCATCTTCTCTTGGTATTCGGTGTCTACTTTGATCACCAAGTCTTCTAGTTTATCTATTAAGCTCATAATTTTTATTGTATATAATTACTTAGCATTTTTTCTTGCATTGATAGTAGTTATCTACCTTCTACTTTGCATAATCCCTGTTCAAATGGCAGCCAAAAGAGGTAGAAATATTATGCTTTGGTTTGTATTAGCAATATTCACCAGTCCTTTCTTAGCAATTTTGATGATTGCTTGTATAGGAGAGACAGATGAAAAACGTAAGGAGAGAATCATTCAAGAGGAAGAGCGGAGAAACATGTATTGCAGAAAAAGCAATCAAGATGAATACAAAAATTCTAATAGAGTTGAAAGTCGACAAGAATGTAAAACGGAACAACGAGAATATAAAGGACAGCAAATACCATCTAAAACACATATTTCCAATTCTGAAAATAAAACAATGACTATCAATGATTTGTATAGAAAATAATATGATGCTTTATCAAAGAGGTATTAGATTTATACTCTCTTTACAATATATATAAGAATTTAAATTTTCAATTTAAACAGTATTTATATACACATTGTTTCAATAAAACGAGTTGAGGTTTTACGATTTCTCTATATATTTGCGGACATAAACGTAACTATATGGCAGAAACAGATAAACCGGAAATAAGCTCAAAAGGAAGTTCAGACCCAAAAGAGAATACACGAAGTCGAATTGCTATGATATATGTTTGTGCATTTTTTTATAGTAATAGCTATAGTATTTGTAATTGAATTCTTAAAATGTTTCAAGGTTGATGAATACAAAGACATGCTTGTCACCGTGTCAGGAGTATTATCAGGTCCTCTTGGTTTTATAGTTGGATATTACTTTAAAGCATCAAAAGAATGAGTACATATTTTGTTACATATACATTAAAAGACTCTACTGACTATACAAAGTTGAGCAAAAGATTGAAAAAATATCCTAATTGGGCAAAATTGTTTGCTCGCGCTTGGATAATCAATACATCTCATTCTTCAAAAAAAGGTTAGAGATGAATTAGTGGAAGCTATTGAAGGAAAAGGGCAAGTCGTTGTTATTAATATAACAGATTCTGCTTGGGTAACATATGATATTGATAAAAATTTACTTGAATGGATGAAAGGAAATATATGATCTATCTAAAAATGATATATAATAAAATATTACTTCTACCGTTATAAAAATCGCTGTTAGAGTGCCAAACTAACAGAGACTTTGATTAGACCTCAAAATCGTGCTGCTACACGATTTGAGTAAAAAGCATCACATTACTACTTACCATGTTCGTTTTGGTTGTAAAGTGGTGTTTGTCCCTTGTGGTTGTTCATATAGGTTTGTATCCTATTTGTCTCCCATTGAGAAGCACCGTCTAAAGTAGAAACATTTCCGACTATTTTCATTTTGTCGAAATTTCTATTTTGACGGTGTTCTGCTTCTCTTCTTTCGGGATTATTGGTAGGTAACTATATACAATCTTACAGTATAACCCTTGTAAAGGAGAAGATTGTAGATCCCGAACATACAACATCATTGATGATCGGGATCAAGGTTCCGGCTTTCGTATCGTTAACAACCTTAGCTATAACAAAACCTTCTCGTTGCAGCATACCAAATACCGGAACCTTGTCCTTACAACTCCTGCCTCTTGCGTTTCTTACCTTCTTACTACTATGCCTATTCTTATTCAATCCCCCTATATAAGTCTCATCTACCTCAACCTCTCCGTTTAGACATTGGCTGGCATCTATATTGAAACAATTCTGGATACGTTGCAACATAAACCAAGCCGTCTTTTGTGTTACGTTAATGAACTTAGCCAACTGAACGGAAGAGACACCCTTCTTAGCGTTTATGACGATATAGCAAGCCAACATCCATTTCCTCAACGACACTTTCGTGTTCTCGAAGATCGTGTTTGTCCGGACGTTGAAATACTTCCCCGTATTCTTGCACTTGTATCGGTTTCCCTTGCATTTATAAACCTTTGAGTCTGGATCGTACGGAGACACGACATGATCGCCCCATCTCTGCCTCTCCAAAACTCGATAACAAACAACAGCCCCACGCCGTAACCCTCCCGTTATCGAACTCCCAGACCAAAGGCCGGAGGCCGCATCGTGGACACGGCAACCATTCCATTGGATTCTCCGGCTCCTCATAAGCATCAATACACTTGTACTTATATCTCTCTACCATTATGATCAACCACTATAGAATTGATTTAATCCTTCGATCCCTCATCTCATTCTTATCCTTAAACATCATTATCCTATTAACAATTCCCTCCGATTCCATGTACGTCGAGAATCCATGTATTCTTAGATATTGGATTGCTGATAGTGATTTTTCTAATATTTCCTTATATTCTATATCTGTTTTAACTGCTTTCCCCATGATCTTTTCCCTCCATTTCTTCTAATATGATTTTAACCAGATATACTACCTCGTCTATCTGGTCGTAATAAACATTCACCCCATCAACTTTATCATTGTTTTCATCATATCCATCAACCATCAAATTATCTTCCCCCGATAAATACACGGATGTTATAGATAAACAAATCAACCCGTTATCGGTAAAGATCCTTATTTCAGCCGGAAAATCATCTATATGGCCTACGCTACTCATATCAAGATCAAGTCTCCCTGTTCTCTTGATCAAATCAACCATAGCTCCATAAGCTACTACGTTCGCATTTAATAGCATTTTATTTAATGCGTTTATTCTTTCTACGTTTTTCATGTCCACCCCCTTTGTATTACATCGTTATACGTTATTCCGTTATCTTGAATTAGTTTCATAAACTGATCTTCGGTATAAGCCAGAGATTCCCCTCTGTTAGCCCTCTCTATATTCTCACTCATCATCCCTATAGCCTGTATTAAGGCTGCTGAGGAGTTGGCTATCAATTTAGCCGCTTCCATTATCCTATTATCGTCCATAATCATATTACTTTAACTTCCTCGTTCCACAAATGTCTTTCATATACCATGGTTATTCCTATCAAAATCCCGGTATCTTCTCCCCAATATTCAAGTATTTGATTCCTGAATTTGTGACGCAACTCTTGCGTCTTCCCCTTATCCCTATCATAAGGAGAGAAGTCAGATAATCTTACTGTCTTCATATTCTATTTAAACTTTTTAATTTTAGATCACTTAATGTTAATACCTTTTTATCCAATAGATCAATAAGTAGCATCGCTCTCGATTCTACCTCTGTATCCCCAAATCCACTATACACTTCTGTTTGTGGATTGTAAGCATCGTATCGAACATAGGCAGCTTCGTAGTATTCGCTATCCTTATTCGGGAAATATTGTGTCAATTGCAACCAGTCATCCCATATTTTTGATTTACTGATATTTATCATACTTGGTAGTATCTCTCCAAGTTCATGACTCATATAAGCCGGTATGAGGTCTCCTTCTTTTCTGTATGAATATCTCATTGTATTTTGTGTAACTGATTCTGTTTGGGATCCCCCTCCTTTCATCTCTTTCACAAAATAAAATTCCGACTCTGAATTTACACTCAACTCATGCAACTTTAATGCAAGCTCATAAGGGCACATAAAATTTTGATATTTCATGTTATTCTATATTTTCGTTTCTGTAATCTCCTGCATAGTCCAACCATACCCTGTAATCATTTCTGTACTTGGTCGCCTTTATTTTCATATTCCGGGATATACTCTTATTCACATTTTCACCAAGTACACTCCTTAGCTCCTTCTGTAAGACCGCCCCGATAAGAGGATAGACGTCCAAATAATTGCCTTCACACTTCTCGAAATCTATTGCCTTGTTCCCTATTGCCCGTTCTAATGCCTTGTCCATTGCCTTCACAATGGATTCTTGCACATTTTTATATCGATTGATAAAATCCTGTTCTTTATTTTCCATTTTAATATGTTTTTTACAAAAAATGTTCATTACCTTCATAAGGAATACAATAGATCCATCCCGTCCCATTTAAGCATTCATATCTTTCTTCTTTATATTGAGCATCAGCAATTTTCCTAACAAACAAACTTACGTGCCAATCATCGTCTTCTGTATCTCTTACTAAAACTTTATCAAATGGCTTGAATTTATATTCTGGTTCTATTTCAATATCAAAGAATTGTTTCAAATACATTTTGGCTTTAGGCTCTTTGCTTGTTTTAAGAGCATCAATAAACTTTTGCCTTTCATCCTCAGTAGCAAGTCTGTATTTTTCAATATTATTACAATCAGCATGTGCTTTTTTAGGAATCACGACTCCCCTCCCCTTCTTCCATGATGCATGAAAAGATGTAAGATATTCTCCGTTCGTATTTAATATAAACAGGTAATCACCCTGTTCATTACTCAATACATCTCCGTCCTTGAATGTGGTATATTCTGGAACTTTAAGCTTAAGTCTATAATTCTTTCCTCCGAATCCATTATTTGAGAACCAATCTGATATTATGCCGTGATCAGTATGGATAACTCCTAGGATTGGGAAAGACTCTTCCCTATGATACACAAACTCTACTCTGTAATTATCGCCATCCGTTACAATCATTCCATTGCGCTCACCATTGTTGATTTTCTTTGCCAACTCTAAATCAAATGGTATTGTTATCATTTTCTTTCCCATAATTTTACATGTATTTATATTGTTATTTTCACTTTAGTTATATCACTACATTGCAGCTTTATCTATTCAGCCAATCCAACGAACATGGGCGGACGCCCCGCTTCCCCGACCGCCTTACCCATACACGCCGGCTCCACCGGTAACGCTGCCCATGACATCTTGGATGTCTCTCCCGTAAATCTGATAGTGATTATGTGTAGACTAAAAATTACTTTAACTCAAATTTAATTCCTTCCTGGAGTTGGGAGCGATCCACGTTATTCACGAAATCATCAAACTCTTCCTTAGTTATTTTCTCTCCATAATCCACCCAGTTGAAACGTAATGTATTATTGTGATTATAATATATTACATTATCAACATTCAATCCATAGTCAAGTACACAGAGCATTACCTTCTTCCCGACTTCCGCCTTTCTGATTTCTTTGTCATATTGCTCACAAATCTTGGCACGCTTTTCCGCCATCTTTGCCTTATGAGCCTCTTCCCTACGTTTTTCTATATTTTCTGTGGAATAATACCCGGCTTCAATACGCTCTTCAATAAGAGATCGTTCCTCGTCTGTTAGTGTCAGGGTAAACCTTTCTTTTTCCGGCTTATATGGATTAACCCATTTCTTTCCACACAGGTTTTCAAGTTCCGCAATAAGCTCGTCTGATTCACGTTTCCATCTATCCACAATTCCCAAATTGAAAAGTAGATACTTGAAATACATTTTATCATCCACCGCCTCGGATAACTTGGAATATTCCTTATCTGATATACGCAAATATTCAATCACCACGGACTTATCGCTGTTCTTTGTATGATATATTCCATTTTCCACCGGATACATAGGAGCGCCATAATGATTACATACATGCATCGGTATGAATTTAGCCAATTCCGGACAATGTCTTATAATCTCATCGTGACAGCAACCGCACATATATTCTTTATATATCCCATATTCGTTTTTCCAACGAATGTCAGCGGTTATACTCCACTCACATATATTGTTATGACAATCATCACCTAACGATACCGTAGTCTTGATCTTATACTCTTCCCCGTTCTCGGTATAGTAATTCTCTTTTGAATAAACCAGTTTGCTCGCTGTTCTCATACTATTAAATTTAATCGTTATACTTATGAAAAATAAAATCGGCGCAACTTCCCGCTATATCATTAGCGTCATTGCACCGATAAAAGCCTTCTGTTTCCAAGTCCACATCTACGGGATACCCTTCTGCTTGTTCCAAGAAATTATTAATTTCCCTTTCTTCTTCATCCGATAAACCAGTATAATCACCATTTATCAGAGCACAAGCCCAATAAACTGGAAGCCTGTATCTTATTACCTCTATATTCATAATCTCATCAATTTACAAATTATCAATACTAAAAAAACTCCAACAATCTATTACAATAAACTCTCCTACTCCATATTCCACAAGTGACTTAAGTGATTCTATCCCATTACAGTAATAGAAAACATTATCATTATCATCATCATTGATGCTTAATGATAATTTTATTGTCGTTCTTTGATCATCCCCTGTGTCTTTCCATACGATCTGACATTCTGCGTATTCAGGTTCTTTCCCATTCTTTTTAACGAACTCGAAAAACATAGAATCAATATCTTTCTTGACTCTATCTACATCCGTTATCACTACCTCTTCCTTGCAATCCCCACAATTAGCATGCATAAAAGATTCATCAAGATAATCTATTATTTTCCCGGTGTTTGGATTTACGATCGCTTCACAAGCAATATTTGTTCCGCCACACCTTGTACATATTACTTTCATACTATTTCATTTAATGGTTCAACATACACATCCCCATTCTCATAATAAAGTCGATCTTCATACTGATTATGATGAAGCTCCTCACGTATCGCATCTTCATCATCAGCCCAATACTCATACTCCTCATGCCATGACTTGAAGAAGTTATCATAACATTGTCTCATCAGATCCTCTAAAGAAAAATCCTCCGGGTAAGTACACCAAGTGTCGTAATAATCAATTATTGGTTTAAGAAGATAAAAATCATAGCACATCCCTGTTAATGGGCAATTGTCTTTGTATTCCAACATTACTCGACTGCGTCTGCGCTTGTAATTATATTTCCCATCTATATATTTACCTGTAGAATAGTATTTACCTTTCGTGATATGTGGCATAATGTTGTTATTGATATACCTGAACAATAATTTACCGCATAGATTCTCAGGGAATATATCACGATAATAATCTTTAGGATGTTCATAAATAGGATCCTTGTATTTAAACTCATAACTAAAATCATATCTCTCGTATCCAACTTCCCAATTATAAACCCTAGTATCTGTCATATCCTCAAAGGCTTTCATTGACTTTTTATAGTCTATGCCATAAGCATCCATACATTGCTCCATTACATTCCAGTGCTCACGCTCTATGATCCTTTCTTGTGAGTCTTTTGACAGCTCATCAAACTCATACAGTTTTAATACAATCTTTTTCATAATCCCTCCTCTTTTAATATAATTAGATCCCTAACGTCAATCGAATGACATACGTACCTCCTTATGTTCACGCTTAGGGATGATCGTGGCTATTCTCACGAACCACCACAATCCAGATTCAGATATCATTCATCCTTTATCTTTACGAATGGGTTTTCTGCATAAAACTCCACTACATCCTTAGATTTTATAGATGTCACTATACCGGTGGTATCCACAAATCCATCTGTTTCATCCATTGTCAAATCTTCTATTTTATCTCCCGGTAGAAAACAAAGATTATAGTCTTGATCAATATACATAATCATCTTTAACCTAACCATGTCATCAATGATGCCTTTCATTCTCTCCACGACATCCAATTGATCATTAGTAAGCATTAATTTACTTTTTGAAGATTTTACCAATTTCATGTCTCCATTCTTGTCAACTACAGTTAAGTCATTGAATTTATACACATCTTCACATGTTCTGTAATATGTTTCCTTACAATAAATTTTTCCTTTATTATCTATTTCAACATCAAAATATTCCAACTCACCCTTGACAGCTCTTCCTTTTTTGTATTCCCATACATAATCGTCTATTGGGAAAAATCCATACAATGACCTAAAAGCATCATATATTGATATTTTTCTCTTAGGAATACTATCGCCCTTCTTAAAACACTCCTCGGACGAATAGAGCCGCTCTACCTCTAACACCTTGTCAGTCCTACCTCCTCCCCAAGTTCCTATATATCTAACCACTCCATATGTAAAACTGATTAAAATCTTATCAATCTCAAACCATTCTAATCTTTTTGTCATATCATTAAACAGATACCCACTTTCCTCATAGATTAATAAAGAATTCGTCATAATTCGTTTTTTTAAATTACTTAATATTATTTGCTTTGACTACAATCAGCCCGATGATTTTGAACAAGATCATATAGATCACAATCGTCATACTAGGCTAAATATTTGAGAATCATCATACAATTCTCTTGTATAAGGACTCCAGATTGTCCCTGACTCTACCGCCGCTGGATCAACAGCCATCAGCCCCGCGCCTATCTCATAATATAGCTCAAGATCCATTGGCTCTAACGCTACTTTCTCCGCTTCTTCCCGGCTTAATCCTGACAACATTAAACACCTAACTCTATTTTCATAAGCGATGGGCGTTTCATCCGGACTTAACCTTACTGATATTATTTCAGCATCTTCTATACTATTAAGAATCAACTTTTCTTCCATATTATTATTGTTTATGGTTGTTTCTTCCACTCGTTATATCCTACCTCAAAAGCTATGGGGTCATATCTTTTCAACATAACCCCATAATTATCCCTACCAGTATATCTATCCTTACCGCCTATTATCCATTCTTCCATAGACAAAGAACTACCAAGATCGTTAAGCATGCTTATATAATCTTTCTTGCTTTTCATATCATAATATTACATTAAACAATTCATTCAGCCTATCTACCTCACTTAGGTATTCATCTTCTTTATCAAACCTAATTTGTGTCCCTCCTTCCAACCCAAAGGACAGGGTAAAGAGTATGACCCAGCCCGATCCGTCCACGGCCTGCCCCATGGGTGCCCACGACATCACCGCCTTCTTGGATATCCACCATCTCCCTATCTGAACGAAATCAGGATAGTTGTCCATTAAATATACCATCTGATTAGCCATCTTATTAACATCATCAAAAGGCACTATATGATACTTGTTTCTTATCCTGACCTTCAAGAAGGGGTTATCCATATTATATGCCGCAAATGCTGATATCACGGAACTAGGATATCTAACCCCTTTTATTACCATCCATTTCATATATAACACCTCCTCTTAATCATTGATCCATTCCACAAAAACTCCCCCTTTCAGACTGTAATATGTATCTGCTTTTATCTTTTCTCCATCAACAAATTCCGTTTTTACACAAATGGGAATATATCTTTGTTTTTCCTCAGAATAAGACCATTCGGATAGTGTTACCCATGATCCTTTTGAGGCTTTTGCCACTGAGTTAATACCTGCGCACATGATGACACAGTCTTCGCCAGTGCTGTCAATCTTGGCACCGTAGCCGGACGAACTAATCTTGGCTCCGTAGCCAGACGAACCAATCTGGGCTCCGTCGCCAGACGAACCGATCTGGGCATCGTAGCCGGACGAGCCAATCTTGGCTCCGTCGCCAGATGAGCCGATCTTGGCATTGTTGCCAGACGAACCGATCTGGGCATTGTTGCCGGACGAACCAATCTGGGCATCGTAGCCAGACGAACCAATCTGGGCTCCGTAGCCAGACGAGCCGATCTTGGCATTGTTGCCAGACGAACCGATCCGGGCATCGTAGCCAGACGAACCAATCTGGGCTCCGTAGCCAGACGAACCAATCTGGGCTCCGTAGCCAGACGAACCGATCTTGGCATTGTTGCCAGACGAACCGATCTGGGCTCCGTCGCCAGACGAGCCAATCTTGGCTCCGTAGCCAGACGAGCCGATCTTGGCATTGTTGCCAGACGAACCAATCTGGGCTCCGTCGCCAGACGAGCCAATCTTGGCTCCGTCGCCAGATGAGCCGATCTGGGCATTGTTGCCGGATGAATTATCCTTTATGCTCGTTTTTATTTTTTCAGGCGATGTGATCTCTTTTAGCCACTCAACTCCAAGATTGATCATGTCAGCCAATTTTAACTCTGCTTTTATTTTAATCTTCGATGAGCAAATTTTTGTCCCTCTATCCCACTTGGATATATTCCCGTCTTGCTCTACTTCGCAAAACCTAGAATCTATCATAGTATAGTAATCAAAAACATCAAACGGGCTTTCGCAAGCGTGAAAGCCTCTGTTACACATCTTGATCTTTCCATCCATCTCATATATCCCTCCAATTTTGTATTGGAAGCCTCTGCATCTAAGATTCTTGTCGAATCCCTTATAAGATTTTATAGCCATTTTATTATGTTAATTCATTTAATATAATTCATCCACTTCTGTCCTCTTATCCATAGGCTTGTTTTGATTATTGATAATATCAAGCAACTCATCCCATATCCTCTCAAACAATTGTCCATTATTAACTCCACAACACCCACATCCACTAGAAAATACTGGAATCATACTCCCATCGCACATCCTAACGAATTTATACCCTATATATTCATCACATAATGAACATCTTCTTACTGGAAGAAATCTTATTCCATTTTTATTAATGATACTTATTAATGTCTCACGATTCATATTGTTCTCTTAATTTACGTTTAACCCATTTAACTATTAATAAATACTTTTGCCTCTGAGATAGACATAAATCTATCAGGAAGCTCAATATGCCCATTAAATACTTTTACATACAATGGAGATGAATAAATTCTATATCCTTTGTACTTTGTATTTATTTCCGGAAGATTTGATTCTACTCTTATTGTTTCCTCGCTGTCGAATATAATCTCATTTGCCATCTTTCTTATGTGCGCTAAGACCTTGCCTTTCTTTACAAGCACACTATTGACGAATAATTCATATCCGTCATCCATTTTCATTATTTTTATTTCCATTTCGCCTCCGATTAATTATTTCTAACCAAACGGATAGAACTTATCCGCATTCTCTCCCCCTTCTATGATAAAGTTGGCCAACCCGCGCGTCAAAAGGTTTGCTAGGTTGTCCACCGTCTCCAACTCCTTACAGTTAAACCACGCTACCCTGCTGTAGGTGTCACCTATCCATATCACACTCATACTTCCGTCCCGACTGACCTCCTTCACCAGCCCTATATGGTTTTTAGTGTCCTTAATCACATTTAATTCGTCAATATTTGTAAGCCGAACAAAATCCATCGGCCGTATCACTTTATTCTCGTCCATGTCTTTATCCTCCTATATTCTTTTTATTCTCTCAATTTACACTTAACCTCTTTAACATATTTAGTAGAATGTAGTCCCCTATGCAATCTTATAGCCCGATCTATATCCTTTTTAGGATTATGATGAGATTGATATATCTCGAACATTTCCCTAGCCTTGACAGGATTTGTTCTATCATCGTATCTATACCGCTTTTTCTCCCGTTTAAGACACAATATCCTATTAACCTCATCTACATACACCTTTTTCATCTGCCACCTCCCTAAAGCCCCGGATGAGGCGTTATACGCTCGATCATCATCCCTTGACTCCACGAAAGACAGGGCGGCCGCCAGCTTATCCCATACCCGTGCCTCGATCACGGCCGGCTTCGGGGCGAGGGGCATGCCTCCGCTTCCTTTTGGCGGTGTTAATATTATCATCGCCATCACAAGTAAGTATCTTATCATGTTTACTTGTTTTTATAAAACTCCTCCCCGAATTTCACATTATCCACATAATCTTCCATGCACTCATGAACAATTATATGAATATCACCCTCCGTATATGTTACCTCGGACATCAGCCTCTCATTAGTCATCCACCAAGAATAACTATCAATATGCCGTATCTCAAATCCATGATCATGCAACGCATACATAACATTATATCTTAAATCCCTGTCCATCATCATACACTCGTACACGATATAGCCATTGATACTTTCATGAGACCTACCGAACGTATAAACGTACCTACCCATCAACTTATACAACTCCCTTGCCATAGGATTCGGGATCGCCTCATCCATATCAAAATCCCCATCTGGATCAATAACCCACTCTACATCCCGCTCATCAATACAAGCCCTAGGCATTCCTATTGTCCGTACATAAAGACGTGATCGGTGATCCTTGCTTAACACCGTCCCAATATACCTTTCCCATTTAGCATATCCTATATTATGGTTGCCGGTTATATTAAACACAATTTCAGCTCCTATCTTAATTTCATCCATATTCAAGATGTTTGTATCATTTGTTATCTTTTTTATACAAAAAGAGGATATAATGGCATAATATTATGATATCAAGACACGAATGCGTTATCTATCATATTATCATACATATCCTCTATACAACGTCATTTATGGCATTATATCGTATATGATGCCGCAGGCCATAAATACATCTAATTAACCCCTTTTTAAGGGCTTATTGCCATTTAGGTAACTAGCTATGCCTAATATTTTCGAAATAAGGGCTTTTTTAGCCTTATACTCATCGTTTATCCCTATTATCGCATATCTGTATACCATCCCATCCTTCGACACCTCCACGCCCACGTATTTAGGCGCAACGGCATCCCTATGTAATACGATAAACGGGCTTTTGCCGTCTAGCTCATTTATCAACTGATTAAACTGTCGCCTTGTCATCTGATAGTGATATTATTTCCATGTTATAAATACGATCTCTTTTTACCCTTATCTTCTCGCACAGCTCATCGAAGCACCCATCTTCTTCTAACCTACCAACATAATATGATACATTCGATTTAGAGCTTCCTTGAAGATATATATTTCCTCCTATATTCCTTGAGAAAAAATTAGGTAAGACCATCTTTTGTCTCTTATCCTTATTATCTATGTAAGATATAACAACAACCCACAACTCTGGCTCCCGTTCTTTTACAGATAACATGAGATCAAGACTCGATTGACCATTGATATTCCTCCTGCCGGTTTCGTTATAACGAAGAACAATATAATCATTCGCGTTATCATCCTCAACCATCACGACTATAGGGCGATCTCCCTTCCCATTATCACATAATACTCTTGGCTCTTTCCCGTTGCGGAGATACACCTTATCGTAATCTCCGTTTTTGTATATCTCAAAATCAAATTCTATCACCATATTATTTTCTCCTATTGATGTATTGTTGCGTACGTCCTTCCTCTATTTTTTCGAAATAAAACTTATTCCCATATAACCGAGTGAAGCAGATGTTATACCCGAAATGTTCCGCGCGTCTGATCTGCGCGTAACCTCTACTGATGTCATTATTATCAATCAGCGTAACAAAACAATGTGATCCTACTTCTGTATTCAAAACCAGATTTTCCCAATCTTTTACCTCCATATCAAATCTCCTTAAATAATTTTTTGTTATGATTATCGCTATTATACCATTTATCAATATTATCGTACTGCTTTGGATAAACCCCATAAGACCTACACCACCTAGGTAACGGCCCGTTCAGCACGTCTAACGCCGTCTCAAGGTCAAACGTAGCTTCCTCCTTGACACAACACCCCGATCCACTTCCACAGCTCGGTATATAAGCTCTACTATACGCTACGCTCATCCCATATTCCCCATGACTCAGATACCCGATGTTGGGTGAATCAGGGAAGGCGTAATACAACATCGTATAATCACCCTTACTCCAACCTCTATTATAAGTATCATCCTGCCATGCGAAAACCCTGCAACCGGCTCCTTTTAATTCCGCTGCCGCTCTTTTTAAAATATTATCTTCCATACTACTTACATTTAAGTTATGCCAAGGCGCCGGGAACCGACCCCGAACCATATCCGCACACGTACGATCATGGTATTCCTTCCGCCCCGCCAAGGCTTGGTTCAACATTAACAAACTTTCATATCCTCACACATCTTAAAAAAGACCTCTCTTATGATCCTCTTGTACAAGATGTATATCTCATCATCATCCTCATCGAACTCCACGCCCCATGAACGTAATAAATATCTAATGTCGCAATCCGCTATATGAATCCTAAATATGGATGGAACGCTCATTATGTAATCCTCAAAAGCTTTCTTAATCCCATCCCTTTTGATATGTTCTTTATACTCATCCTTGAACACGTTAAGCATAAAAGATAGATATTCCCTATCATATTTAAACTGCTTCCCATAATTATCTGTATCTATATGATCCAGTATATATATTTCTATTATGTCTCTATCGTATCTTGACATACCTCTTCCTCCTCCTTTTGATATTTTATAACCTTTTTCTCCCCACACGCCTTCGCTAACTGGATAAGTTGACCGGTAAATACCTTGGTACGGTGTTTTACGATCTTATCCACCAGCTCCGGGCATCTGGTTCTCCATCTATAATTAACCTCACCTTTAGCTTTCTTCTTGTAATACCTGTAGAATGTTACGGCTACTACCACTTCCCCATTCTGTTCAAAAGCAACCAAATCGTAATTGTTGTAAGTTATTTCGTTCATTGTGTAATATATTTTATAAATTCAATCACTTTCTTTGGCAGTGAATCTATATCCTTCACTCTTTTACCAAAATTGTACATATGACTTCTATGCGGATAATAATCTCCCGCATACATCCCCACTCCTAATGGATGGAATGGATCCTCACTACATGAGAAAACAGGATAATACACCACTCCATAACCATCCTTTATATTTTTATTTACATATACTATGGTATATCTATCAGCCACTTCATCGCCAAAATCATATACTCTTACTTTTACTTTCACGCCATCCACATTTGTTATAATATTATCCATATATACCTCCTTTGTTGTTCACTATCCGACTAATCTATTTTCCTTCCATATAAGGTGTATGTACCATACCATCCCCTATCCATATTTACCACCTCAATATGATGTATATGATAACAACCATTAGCTATTCTGCCGCAATCGGCTATCACCATAGCTATATTCCTATACCCAGAATCAATGAAAACACGAGCCAATCTATCCCCACTAAATATAGATACCTTGATATCGTCTTTCTCTTTTATAATCCTTCTCATATCATATCCTCCTATCAAACTAATCTATCCTTTTACCATAATTAGTATATGACCCACACCATCCACGAGCCTCATTCGACACCCTAATATGATCAATGGGCTTATCCCCGACCATATTATTGGCGTACGATATTACATCCGACATACTTCTGAATCCGGAATCCTTAATGGATTTTATAAGCGTCCTATCATACCCGAATACCAATATCTTCACAATATCTCTTTCTTTCACAGTTCTTCTCGCTCTCATAATATTCTAGCCATAAAATAAACAAACATAAAATCTATTCTCTCTTTGTTATCATCCATCCTATGCCCGGTAATTTCAAAAACAACCCTACGCTTTTCTACAGTCTGTATATTATCTAACTGAATAGCTATGTAAGGATATTTCAGAACTTTCTCTCTATTGATGTTATTCAAAATAGCGTTGACATCTTGCCTGCGAAAATACATATTTACCCCTATGTAGCTGGCAACCAAAAGACACTCATCTATCACCCCATCAGTATCGAATAGAAATAGCATATCATCCTTCTCTATAGTATATTCCGCATCAAGAATCTTGATACGTTTGCTCCCGTCCTTCCTTTTAGACATCAAGACCTCCGTCATTTCATTCTCTGTCGTAAGGATATAATACGCCTCATCCTTTGTAATATTATCACGCAGATAAAGCAGCGCTTCATCTTGTAATTTCATAATCTCGTCCATATTATTAGTATTTTATATTACCACGCCAAAGAAAAGAACGGCAGCCGACACCCGTGACCTACCACGCCGTGACACTGCCGCCAAAGGAAAACAGGGACGGACGACCAGCGGGGCCGACCCCACGCCATCGCCGCCGCCCGTTTCCCTTGGTTTCCTACACTCCCTCCATCACCCAAAGAAACACATACACCCATACATAGACATACCTTCATACACATAAGATTCCCTTACTATAAAGATACCATTGTTCCCATTCCCTATTGTTTCCCGAGATCCCTTATTTCATCTTGTTTTTCCTCGGTTCACATTGATCCCCTTGACTCTTCTTGATTTACCTTGATCCCCTTGACTCTTCTTGATTTACCTTGATTTCCCTTGATTTACCTTGATTTACCTTGATTTACCTTGATTCACCTTGATTTACCTTGATTCACCTTGATTCACCTTGATTTCCCTTGATTTCCCTTGATTTACCTTGTCTGGAGGTGTCCCCTCCCGCAAAACAAACCAACCCCATCAACTTTCAGCGCAAAAACCAAGACCTTCCTCCCGATTGTTCCACGTGGAACGCCCGTTCAGTCTAGGATATCGAGGTCTTTGTTCTTGATTGCCTTATATATCTGCTTTATGCAATGTATTGATAATAAAGCCAATAAAAGAACTATGATTAAAGGCAGGGCGTCGCCCGTAGCTATAACATACCGCCCCAACTCAAACGCCATGTAACCACAAAACAAGGTAAGTACGAAATATATAAATATACCCATAAAAATATACAATAAGTATCCGTAACTTAGAAACAATACCCAAATAATATAATTAATTGAGTATCAACAATATAATATATATCAAGCCTTAGAGCTTCCTCTAAGGAAAGATAAGCCCAGATATAGATAAAAAATATACAATAAGTGCCGCCTATTATATACCTTTTAGGATCGATTCACGCACGAAACCATACATAAGGGCACAATATACCCGCCTGCATGGATATAAATATATACAGAATGATACATAATAAAGCATTTTACTTACACATTTACGATTAAGGCTTAAAATTTACCGCCTCAACACTTTTATGTGTAAGTAAAACATATTAATATGCTATCATTTTGTAAAATATAGGCACAAAAAAGCCCTCCCGTCCTATATCACTACAGTACAGAAGGGAACAAACTTTAAAATCAAATAAAAACAAACGATCTATTGTCGCAATTTGTTTGCCATGTAACTAACACGCTTACGTCTGCACTTATCCGACTCCCTGCTACAATCTAATTTATTAGAATTGTATAGTTCTTTGGTAAGTTCAACGTAAAATTCCATTTGGGCTTTTTTGATGGACTTTAAAGCCTTTTCTTTTTGAATGGATAATTTCTTATTTAAATTATCAAACTTTTTTTTGTACATAATCTATTCTTTTTAATGGCACCAATAAGAAACGGGAGACCGGGGACAATACGGCCGGCCTTATCAATACAACCAACCGAACGCCCGCACGCCCCCCCTATTCCCTTTAGATTAGTCCCTTTGCCGACAACGAAGCCGGCCAAATACGCACATACGCTTTCCGTGATACGTATCGACAAGGCGCACTTTGTGCGTCAATTTAACCGCACAAAATACCCTTGTAAGGGTTGTTATTTTGCTACTACATATAGCGCATAAGTATTTAGGCGATCTTAAACGCTATTGCTTTGATACATTGGCACGGCTATAACCCCGTGATACACTCCATACGTGCCGCTCTTACAACGCATGGACATACGCTCTATACATGCGTATATACACCAATATACCCCGTGTTTTACACGGCCTATCCGGGAACCGGACGTATTAACCCGTCTTGATACAAGCCCAAAGAATAACGGCTCATCTTGCGACTGAAGATAAACCTAACCACATTGTTAAGCGGCGGCCTATTTACACAAGCTATCGAACGCCAACGGCTATACTCCTACCGACTTGTGTATGCTTATATCAATATGTTAAATATCATGTCCATTTAGTCAAAATCAGTGGCACGGCGTGAACGTATGGACATTGCCACCATAACGCCCCTATACACAAATGATATAGGGGGCTAATTATTTGTTATCTTTCATTTTTTGGGTGTGTCAAATAGTAAGTGACACACTTTGCAATGAGAATAAACGTATACCGTTTGATAGGTACTGCGCACTTTATAATACGTTTATCAATGCTATTAAATACATCATAGTACACACCGCCTTCGTATTCTACAGGCTCGTTATATCCAAATCGTTTATGTGCTTTGCCTGTTATCGATATTTCTGCTACCTTATCCTCTGATAACTTTGTATTTTTATCCTGATCCTGTTTATCGAGATATACTCTTTCGATCTCCTTGTAGGCGCAAAAGGTTTTATCTACACGTGGTAATATCTCTTTACAAAGCTGTATTACAGCTTCTTTGTCTTTAGCCAAATCTACCAAAGTGGGGACTATGGCCCTATCTACCTTGATATCATTATCCTTGAGTATTTCGTTGATTTCTTTTCCAGATTTAAACAGCTGGCACCATGCCTTGACGGCACCTGTCAATGTCTTCTCACTTGCTTTCTTAACCTCGCTTTGTACTTTGTTTAATTCTTTGTTTGTCATCCTGTTTACCCATACCCTTGGGGCTTGTATTGGCATCTGGTACACCTTGTTTATTAATGTTGTTATCTTACAAGGGCAAATATACAACATGTTTTATTATCCAACAAATATTTTGCAATAAAAATTCGACGATTATATGTAATAAATCTAATCAAATGTAAATACATATTAAAATATTGGTTTATATGATTGATAATCAGCAAGTTAAATACAAAATAAGCATTCTTTTTTTGGCTCGTTGATCGTTTGCCGTTCCTATCTCCAGCCTTTACAAGCGGGGGGGGGTGGGACCAAAAACGGCAGCCCGGCAGGGCCGATTTCGGGGTGGTGGTCCGTCCCGCATATCCCCCTCCCATCATACCCCACCTCATCCTTCCAATAACGTCCCGCATACCCCCCTCCCATCATACCCCACCTCATCCTTCCAATAACGTCCCGCATATCATCCTCCCCGAATATCCCTCATACTTCCTCACAACCATATCACCTTCCATCTCATTTAATTTGTTATATTTGCGATATAATTAAAACATAATATATTATGAATAAAGAAGTTAAATACATGATGGGGGGGGGTATTTATATCCTTCGTAAAAATTTATTCTTATGATAAGGAGGAGATTTTATTCAAGTTATAAATCCCCTGTTGATAATGGCGTTTATGCCGTTAAACAGGATGGTAGATTAATACCTTTGTCAAAGGCGGATTATCAATGTATATCCGTAGCTATTGTACATGATGATCATAAGATCATGATTGAGAAGAATGAAGATTCTAATCAAAGCTACAAAACAGCCACGTCCGGTTTGCCCGATTCTTCTAACAAGACTTACTATTTTTATTGGGGTGAATATGGTACGGATCAGACCGGCATTACAAATTATGACAAAGTAGACGGGAGCAATGATTTTGGTTTCCTGAAACCTGAGCAAGATTCATACAAAGGTACTCCATATCTTCCGGATGATGTTAGCTACTGGACGAATGGGGCTTTATCTGATTGGGATGGGAAAGCGAATTCCAATGTATTAAAAGGGGTGACTACCGGTGGCGGTTCTTATACTTCCTATGCGACAGCCGGTCATGTACTTAATACGTTCTTAGCTAGTGCTGACGCTAAGGGATATGATGATTGGTATATCCCATCATGTGGTCAGCTTTCATTGATATATATGTACTTGATTAGCGTCAATAACGCGTTATTGGCTATTGGTGGACAGCCGTTAGATACCAGATATTATTGGTCTAGTTCAGAGCATAGCTCCAACTCCGGATGGATCGTACTATTCAACAATGGGCGCACATTCACCCGATACAAGCGCCTAACCTCTTCTGTTCGATTTGTACGTGACATCGAGTGATCATACACCCTACTGACCCAAAAGAACGGGGCTGGCTCCCATCCTTCCGAGCATCCACCGTCCTCCCACCGCCTCCCGTTCTTTTTGGCTTTCTTCTGGTTTTATCCTCAAATTTTCATATCTTTGGGACAAAACTATAATCATGTTTAGAGACATACTTCATAAGCTTAAGATCTTCTTCTGCGACGATGACGTTGAGAAGATATATGTAAGGGACAGTACGGTTATCCGCAACAACGAGATCCATAGGATGTATAATGAGATACTGGACGAGTTAGGCGATTTGGCTACGGTCGTATCAAGGAACTACGTATATGGTAAGATAAAGGACAGGACGGGATTAAGTATCCGTCATATCAGCAGGATAATAAACCATACTAAAGTTGAGGAGATATGATTAAGGATACGATGGAGCGGGATATGATAAATGAGATATCAGCGTTATTCGTGATGATATTCACGGCCGGGTTGATGTTTGTCATGCCGATGTTAGATATAGAGTGTGATGATATTACTATTATAATAGGATCAGGGATAATATTGTCTTTTATGTTAACCATAATACCGATCTTTCTTTCTTATGATATAAGGGATGAGATCATTGAGTTGATTGGGGATATGGATAGCCAGATCGTGGTAGACACATCGGTATATAAAACGGATCTGCCCTAGGGATTACCTAGGGCAGGTGGTATGCTATTTTCTTTTAACATACTTATCTATCAGATCTATTGATAGTTTAGCGCCCAGTTCTTCCTCCAACAGGTTAAGGTAGTTCCGGTGCAGGCATCCGCCCCTCTCCACCTCCCTGAAGCCTGCCCCGTCCCGGATCCTGACCAGCCCTTTCCTTGGATCCATGTCGATCAGATCCCGAAGCTCGTTCATGTTCTTGAACCGGCTCTCTATTACCTTAAATACATCGATCTTAGGTTTCTTATCCTTGATCTTTATCTTAACCCTTCCGCTCATGATCACCTCCCCGTGCTTCCGAATCCACCATCGCCTCTATCGGTATATCCGAGGTCATCCAACGACTTCACCTGATCCCATACGATACGTTCCCTCCTACGGATAAGCAATTGAGCTACCTTATCCCCTGCCGAATAAGAAGGATCTCCATAGCGATCTACACGTCTAGTCACTACCATAATCTCCCCTCTGTATCCCTCATCTACGGTACCCGGAGCGTTTTGGATAATTGACTTAGTTTTTGTAATGCTACTACGTGGACGGATTTCCATCTCATAATCCTCCGGCAATGCTACATGTACACCGGTATGATATATGGTCCTGCCTCCGTCAAGTTCTACATCCTTGACGAACAGATCCATGCAAGCGTCCTCCTTATGGGCGTACTTAGGCAATATCGCTCCTTCTTCCAGCCATATCTTGACCTTACATGTATCTATACAATCAAGTAACTCAACTACCTCTTTATAACTCATAGGTTGCTCTGAGGCTAATGAAATGGCTCTTGCCAATACATCTTTAATCTTGCTCATCGTATTTTATTTTTAAATTCTTTCCCTTTCGGGCATTGTAATTTACATTCCTCGCCACAAGCGGAACAGTTGGGTCTCATTCCGGGCACCCCTCTTCCCCCGTACGGCCAGTAGGCGTAATCGCAGACGCTCCAGAACGCCTCCATCGCCTTGATCTTGGCATCGACGGTTATCTTCTCCTTCACCTTTTTCATGCTCTTCCTGAACTCATCTTTCATATCCTTCCCTTCTATCTGTCTGGCTTTACGCCTCTCGTTCCACCAATTGTAGTAGAATTTGTCCGCCATCTTATAAGCTTCGGGGTCAAATTTATCACGATGCAGGATAGGGGCATCCTTGACCTTTCTCAAATTCCTGCCACAAACATAAGCGAGTCCTGCGTACGGAGGTATGTCCTTAGGATCAACCAACCCATCCGGAACGCAGTAGTAGAAGTAGTTGGGGCGGCCGTACCTGGCCCAGTCCCCGGTCTCGTATAGGGCTTGCTTCCGTGCCTCGAACCAGCCTTGCATTACTTGGTGCTTACCCTCCTTCTCGAAATCCTTGTTATAGTCAGCCAACGAGATCTTCACCTCAACCTCATAAGCGTACATGGATCTGGTTATAGCCAGATAATCGGACTCCCAGTTATAGACATACAAGTTGTTTATAATCCATCTAGGAGATACCAAGAACTGTCTGTTAAGGATATCCAATATCCCTCTTTCAGTGTATTCAGCACCTTTATTTGATTGCCGTGTTCCCATCTCCTATCAGAGGATTATTCCTTAACCCAACCGCCATTATAGCGTTCGATACCAATCTCCGTAATCCACCCATATCCTTATCATGGAACGAGAAAGTAGTTAAGTTATGTGATTCAGTAATCTTATCATAAGACTTTATCATCAACACAGCCACATACTCACCAATCATCTTCCCATTCATGATATCAAGATCGATTATGCCGTGATCTATTAGATCAACCACATCCCATCCTGATGGTAGATACGTTTTTATCTGATTAATGTCCATAGCAAATAGTATTTATAAAAAGGAGGGTCGTGCTACCCTCCTATAGATTACACACGAAAAATAGAACTGAAAGCGATCCCAAGCACGTAGGATTTTATTGATTCCCGTAGGCTGTCTACCGGTTATCGTTAATTACCGACCTACGGGAATATGTTTAAGAAAACACCATGTACCCCAATCCGGAATCGAACCGAAATTTCATCGTTAGGACCGACGTGTTCTATCCATTGAACTATTAGGGCATATGTCCTTATTCTCACGAACCAGGACATCAAACGTCTAAACTTTAAAAAAAACCTAATGACAAAACTCTATGCTAGTTTTTCCCCAAAAAATAGCGTGGACCCGGCCGGGCTTGAACCGACAACCTTCTGGTTATGAGTCAGTTGCTCTTACCAATTGAGCTACGGGTCCTAAATACACCACATCGTCTTTCACAAGAGGATGTGGAAAGGAATTTCTCGAAGTTTATATAGTAACTTTATGAAACTATTGTCCAACATTCTAGCATATAGCACCAATCCTCGAACGGGAACGTCTCCACGCCAGACCTACCCCATCCCGTCCCCCAACTGTTCTGTAGGACGAAGCCGGCCTTGTCCCAGCCGGTGAGGATAACGGCATGACCTCCCAAGTTCTGCCCTTGGCCTTGCCAGAATCGATTACCATAATTATAGCAATACAGACCTATAACCAAAGGCCCATTCAGCATCAAAGCTACCTTAGCCGATACCGGATCTATGATCCTAGCGTAACTGTTTATTTTCTCCCCATCTACGCCTACGTTCTTGATAGACTTGATAGCGTCACGAAGAACCATCCCGTCTTGATCCTTATCCTCTCTCAGATCATATATATCGTAGGGAGAGATCTTAGCCGGTCTTTTAATAGCCCTTATACTCTTTCTCCAGTTAAGTATCTCAGCTAAGCTTACCGCAGCGCAAATAGGAGAAGATCCTTGATCCACTACGCTATCAACGTTATTGACCTTATACTCATCAGGGACAGCCTCATGCTGCATATTCATAATAGCGTCCCTGTCATCCGCTGGTGATGGTATGTAACCTAGCCCGTATTTCATTGCTTATCTTTTTTATGGTAATCAATTATCTTGATATTAAACGTATCGGATCTTTGCCTTACCTGTATAGACCCCCTAGCCTTCCCCTTGGCGTCGTACAGGGCGGTAAAGCCAAAGTTATCGACCCGGCCGTCGTCCAGCGTAAACCGCCACTCCTTCCATTGGCCCATCACGGTCCCGGAAGACACTATAGAATCCACTACATAAGATATGTCAGTAGTATCATATTCCGTATAATAGGTTCTTGACGTACTGCATCCGACAACCGCTAAGGTAAATAACGTTAACAAGAAAAACAAGATCTTATTCACTTTTCTTAGATTTTTTACGTTTCTTAGATTTCTTCTTATCCTCCGCCTTATTCTCGACATTTACGTCAATACCGGCATCAGCGACCTCAGGGGCGTTATTTTCAGGTATATCAATATGACCTGAGTTAGGATCCATCTTATCCTCATCAACAACAACCTCATTAGGAACATCGATGTCTAAAATCTCTGCCTCCATATACTTGATACGATCTGACATGATTTTATTCTGGTCCTCAAGTTCCTTATATCTTCTTCTAGCCTCATCGAGTAATTTAGATGATAGTTTATGTTTCTTCTCGATATCCATATAAGCCCGTTTAAGAGTCTCTTTATCTTTTACCGACTCATTATATATCTCTCTTGATTTACTAAGCTCATTACCCATCTTAATTATAATAGAATCCTTTTGTTCTATATCCATATTAAGGGAATCGGAAAGAGTTTCAAGATACCCTACTTTCTCTTCTAATTCCGTTATCTTCTTGCGGGAATCCTCATAATCTCTTTTTAATCTACTTGAATAGCTAATAGCCTCATCAAGATCCTGTTTTAGAGTATTTATATAGCTACTCTTTACTATCTTCAATCCGAACATGTTCATTACTTTTATAAGTTCTAAAAATATCGGCTTTTATCTTGCCGACTATAATTAACTCAGCTATATGTTTGTCTTTCTCGACTATAGCCATATCCTTACGGACATTAGTGACCCTGATCATGATATTCCCGTTATTAGACGAGACGAACGGTGATCCTACCAAAGTAAGTCCCGTATCTCCGGTAAACGACGGCAGCATCATCAACACCCCTATGGTATTATCCGGAAACGACGCCCATACCCCTGTGTCTATATCAAGGACATCACCCTGTCCTAATGGGAAATCATTACCCTGCTTGATAGGAATATCCTTACCCAACGAGTTCCATGCTTTCGAGAATCTTACGGAGTTAAGGAAGATCTTCCCCTCTTCCTCCATCATCCCTACCATAGGGTCGCAATTCAATCTAACCTCGTTTTGTTTATCATCCGGCTTCTCCTCAAGCTCATCAAGGTCTCTGGCTGATGTAAACGACTTGCTTTCCAGAAGCTTTTTAATATCCTCAATACTGGCCATTATAATTTGATTATTAAATAAACGATCTTCAATCCTAACTTCAAATCAGATGTCTTCTCGAACATCTCCCTAAGAGGTAAGATAGTAGCGTCAAGATCTGACGCTACCCATTCTCCATCCTTATAATACATATCCTTTTCCTCGGAATACGCTATACAAGATCGATGCCCTAGGTTCTTCATAACCGTATCTACCTTATTTTGGGTAGGCATCGAGACACGATTCACTTTAGTAGATATATTGAAATTACTCTCCATTAACTTTCTGTTTTTTAATTAGTTAATTAAAATGGAAGATCACTGTCGTCTCCAAAAGGAGGATATTGAGGAGGTTGTTGTTGACCTCCAAACAAAGGGGCTTGCGCTTGCTGCGGAGCCTGCGTAGCGTATGACGGTGGGGGCGTTTGCGTTATAGCCTCACCAGCGTTGTTTTGGCTTGGAGACTGAACCGGTCTCACGCCATCCGCTTTAATACTTTGGATATATTTATTAAGTACCTGATAAGCGAAAGCGTCTTGGGTCGTATAATCAAACTTCTTATTCCCCATTATATCAGTACTCTCAACCCTGTCAGGCCATCCATTCTGCCCGTTCTTATAATATTGCTGGATAAGCTCGTCCTTCCCATCTGGAGTTTCCCTAGCGTATGAAATGAAAAAATTACCGGGAGCATATTGATCCCCTTTCTTAGCATGAGCAGGATTGATCACCACCTTACGTTTCAGGTCGATATTAGGCAAGTACCTTACCAGTGACTTAACGTAATTATTGATACCTCCTTTTTGAGTCATCAAAGGAACGTTTATAAAGTAATTACCATCCTCATCACTTATCTTTATGGATAAGTATTTGGCATTTATTCCATTGAACTCCACTTCTCGCACATTGATATCAGACAAATAACCTTCGATACCGTTCCAGAATACCCTCCAATAAGAAACGGCTCCGGTCTTCTCGTTTATATGCTCCTCGAAACCTTCCTTTGGTTCTCTTGATGACTGATATAATAATCCGCTACCACTTACTTTAAAGTAATGGTTATTACCACCTGATGAATTTTCTCTAACTCCCATTTTATGTATTTTTAAATATTAAACAATAACTGATGATGACAAGAAATACTCGTTCTTATTATCCTCCCCATAAATCTTATTGAAATGAGATTTATGATCATGCTCGATAACCACCCTATTACATGAGACGCTTTTTATAATACCAAGATATCTTCCACATAATACGTTACATATAATATCTTCACCATGATAAGACAAAGAAGCAAGTCTCTCCTTACATGATTTACCGGAAGACGGGTTCTCTGACATAATACCGCATCCTTTATCGGTAAATATCAACTTGCAATGATCGAACTCATTTACCTTAAGATTGTTTTTGAGGGCTTGGACGAGTAGATCCTTATCAAAGACATAGGTACTTGTTTTGACAAAATGCTCGTCCACGAACCTCCAATTTGGATAATTACCCTCAAAATGGGTCTCATACATATCCATATTAGGCGTAGAGAAATAAGTCTTAGTATCGTCCACTTTTATAGACAACATATCCGATGACTTATCGATATGCTTATCAAGCAATATCGCAGATTCGTTCGATACCGGTATAAACATCTTCTCTACCTTATCCTGATTAGGGACAAAATACCTGTAAATAGTATTTCTATCCGTACTTACTATATTAATATTAATATCATCAATATCAATAACCACATTCTCGATGCATGGATAAAAGTCATCTACCTCCGTATAATCGCTGGCTTTGTTAAGAACCGAAACATAATCGCTCATCTTAACCTTAATTCCTCCATCAAGTATCTTATGTACCTGTGGGAATGTATTGATATCAAAAGCCGGACAACTATACTCACCAGAAGCGTAGTGGATCGTGATCTGATCTTTTCTATCCGAAAGCAGTATCGTAATCTCACAATTCTTCTGTTTTTTCATGAACTTAATAAAAGAGCTTGCCTCTACCAAGAAAGAGAAGTTAGAGTCAGCCTCTACCTCCAATCGCTCTATAACACATACCTTTGCATTTACGGAAGTGATATAAGCCAGATTATTGACAACATCTATCTTAAGACCCTTATAAAGGGAGTTGGGACCGGCATTCTTAACAACCGTCTCCAATTTGCCCAACTTCTCATTTAATGACTTCGACAAGCATCTTATAAGCATAACGAACAACTTTTTATTACATCGCAAATATAATCATAATTATATTAATACAAATACAATAAATACTTAATAGTATTAAAATAGTTTAAGCTTACGTCTAATATACTCGGCTATAAGCGTAGCGTCACACATGCCGTCTTGTATCTTAGTAGGTTGTACTCCTTTTCCTGACCATGGTTTCACGAAAGAAACCAAAGGGAAAAGGCGCATGGCACATCGGATGGAGGTAGCCTTCGTGTCTAACTTCGCCGCCGTATACACCCGATCGGCTGTCGTATGAAGCTCCTTCTGCCAGGTCTTTGGTTGCACCTCCTCGAACATGAACCTAACATCCGGGTGAGATCCGTATCGCTCCATCATCTCCACCATCATAGCGAATAGGGCGTTCGGTTCCCTGCGTCTCCCTCCAAAGGTGAAGTTGCTGGCGGCCGAGCTGTTGTGGATGCTGTGGACGTCCTCGACGGCGATCGCCAGCGTCCCGCCTCCCTTTTCTTGGATCTTGTCAGCGGCATCGAGGAAGAAGCTTGATATAGCCCTAAGATCTATATCCCCCTTAACCGATATCCTTGGAGTCATAATTACCTTAATATCCCCGTTCTCCGGGATCATAGACAATCCTCCGGTGTCTATACCCGGATCTATACCTATTGATATATTCATAACTTCAACGTATATAATGAATGGAAATCCTCCGGTCTAAACACCTGTATTGAGTTATCCGGATACATACCTATATAATAACCGTAAAAAGCCCGTAGAATGCCATTTTCTAGGATTATATCCAAAGCCTTTACCTTGTGACCGTCAACCATCACATCAAGCTCCTTGGTTCTTTGGGATATCTTATCAAACCATTCAGGTATAGGATCAATCCCGTACCTGAATGCGTTTACTGTTGATTTTATCGATATATATGTTCCCATGATCAGATAAGATTACAATCGTCACGTTTAACAACCTTAAAATCACCATTGCGAAGGAATATCGCCACATCAGATCTCGTATACGTAAGAGGTGTATACGATACCAAATGATAAGATGCCTGCCCGACGGCGGGGCGAACCGGTCTCAATACGGCTATGGCTATATCTCCGCCAAGTTCCGTGCCACCGGTGACACCCTGTAGGCACATGTATATGAATCCCTCATACTCATATCTCTTTCCAATAAACTCACTCATGGGAATACCTACGAACAGATAGTTCTTCACATCCCCTTTCTTAACCTCGACAGCGTTCTCTACACTGGACGGTATTACGTCTACAAATTTTACTCCTATTGCCATGATTACAAATTCAATTTAGTTCTTAATTCTTGACACAATTCTTGATTATCCCTCATGATACTTAACGTATTATCGACTCCGTTCCCTACACGAACATCCCCGTACCAGTACCATGATCCTTTACGGATAAAGATACCGGTTTCCTCGCATAACTTCAAAAGTTCAAGTTCCTTATCAAACCCCACGCCATAATACAAGGCTGTCTCTGCTATTTGGAACGGAACGGCTGTCTTGTTCTTCAGCACCTTTATCCTAACCTCATGACCTACTGAAGATCCGTCCTCTCCTAATATAACCTTCTTTCTCGCCATCTCCATACGGATAGAGGCATAGAACTTAAGAGCGTTACCTCCGGTCGTTACCTTAGGATCGCCGTATATAACACCGATCTTCTCCCGATACTGATTGATGAATACCAGAACACAGTCGCTTTTGTTTACGATTCCTGTAAGAACCCTCATGGCTTTGGACATCAAACGAGCCTGCAATCCCATGTTGCTGTCTTCCATATCGCCCTCTATCTCCTTCTTCGGTACCAGATTGGCTACAGAATCTACGACAATAAATCCGACCTTCCCGGACTCGACTAACTTGGCTGTGATGTCAATAGCCAGCTCCCCGTAGCTTGGTTGGGAGATCAAAAACCGGTTTATATCTAATCCCATTTTCCTAGCGTACTCAATATCGAAAGCGTTCTCCACGTCTATTATAGCTACCAGCTTATCTGGATGTTTTTTCTGGAACTCGATCATACTTAACGTACACATCATGGTCTTGCCACAAGATTCCATCCCGACCAGCTCATGGATCCGACCTACCGCCCATCCGCCGCCGAGGGCCTTGTCCACCACCAGAGAACCAGTGCTTTCCCTTGGTATGGATATTATAGGCTTATCATCGCCGAAGTTCATTATCGAGCCTTCTCCAAGCTCTTTATTTAAAGATGATACTAACTCATCTACGTCTGAAAAAAGTTCTTTCTTAGCCATTATAATCCGTATTCATCGAAATTAAATAAATCCTGTTGTTTCTTGATCATATCCTTACCGATATCAGATATCTTTTCTGGATTCAAAACACCCTCATTCTCATCCACCTTCTCTATAAAGTCAGATATCTTATCGCTTAGCAGTACCATATCTTCCTTAGGCACTGATTTCAGATAAAGCCCGTCTATAGACCTACATCTTGAAAGAGCGGTATATATCTGTCCTATTTCGAAGGCTCTGCTGATGTCTACGAATATATTATCTAAAGTCATTCCCTGAGATTTATGAACGGTTATAGCGTATCCTAACCTCAATGGATATTGTATTATATAGCCGCAAGAAATGCCTTCAAGGGAATCATCTACCTGCTTATACTTCATCTTCTCCCACTTCTCTTTGGTTATCTCCACCTCAGTATCGTTATCTAGATGAACATATATCGTCTCATCAACAGTATCTATGCTGGTTATGATACCCATCGAGCCATTGACATACCCGTTGCCGTTTCTGGTTATTATGACCTTAGCCCCTACCTTTACTATAAGCTCATCCTCGCAAGGCGCTACAGGCTTCTCCCCGAATACAGTAGCATCGAACTTAAATACCTTATTATTGATCTTATCAAGATTAGTCTTATTTATCTCATACGCCTCTTTGTTAGTTGAGCATATAATTATAGTATTATCCATATTATCCGGATACTTGACCCTACTATCCAATATCTGTCTTGACTCGTCGGTAATAACCCCATATCTTATATCCTCAAGTACGGAAAGAAGCTGAGGATCTTTTTGACGGAATACGTTCTCGAAGGTAATGACCGAGAATCCTGACGCTCTTAATGCCTTTGATGAGAAAAAGAACCGGCTCTCATAATATTTGTCGATAAAATCATCCGCCGTCACCACAGGCGGTAGTTGTGATAGATCTCCAAACATAATCAACCTAACGCCACCAAAAGGTTCCTTGCTACGCCTGCATTGTCTAAGTATGTCAGCCACCTCATCAAGCAAATCAGGTCTTACCATACTGATCTCGTCAATGACAATAGTATCAAGATTCTTGATCTTCTTCTTCATAAACGGACTTACATCCACCTTATTAGACAACATACCTCTCTCGATAGAAGGGATATAAGGATCGTTCTTTATAGAGAAAAACGAATGGATGGTCTGCCCTCCTGCGTTCAATGCAGCCACGCCAGTAGGAGCTACAATAACACATTTACCCAAGAACTTTACGATACGTCTCATGAACGTACTTTTACCACTACCGGCTCTACCGGTAATAAACAGATTCTCCCTAGTGGTGAAAATCTTCTTCAAGGCACGACCCTGCTCTACGTTTTTATCCACCGTCATAATATGACGAAGGAGGTCGTTTTCATTTCTAAAATCCTCTTGTATCATATCTTTTTAAGTTTATGATACAAAGATACGAATAGTTATAATTAACTAATAAAAATAAATGTGAATAATATGTAAATATTAAATTTTATATCTGATACTCAAATCATCCAGCCTTGCTCATCTCAGCTGATTTTTTACCTAAAAACACGTTTATTATGTAGTCTGTAGATATCAGAATATACAGCACGCTTCCTTTGTATGATGCCCTTATATGCCCTATAGTTACATTGTTATTGTCTTTCGTGTTAACCACTCCATTGTTCTTCACCACCTCTTTATACAAATCGGATATACTCTTCTTACACATGTCTAAGAACATGCTTATATATCTGTATATAGTGGATTGAGATATCTCTTGCATACCTATGTCTATGAGATTCTTATTCAACTCATTAAGAAGGTATGCTACATTGAACTTAACTGTCTTTCTTTTAGTTACTTTGTATATATGATGTACGTTTCTGGTTCTGGCTCTGAATATTATCTTGGAAAGGATTCTTACCCGATCAAGTTTCCGGCTTTTGTTAGCCATATTCCGTCTTTCGTCTGAGCTTAAATTCTTATTCAGACATTTGTATACGGATGTTTTCTTGCCTACGAATATGTCTTTCGTATCCTCATTCTTCTTAGCCTTATACGAGTAGATAATGATATCAGATAAAGCTATTCTTATCTCGCCCTCGGCGTAAGCCTTAAGCGTCTTTAGCTGATAGTCTATATCCTCATGGCAGTTCTCTATAACATGTCTGTAGCAGAAATAAGCTATGCCATCGGATAGGATATCTATAAAATCATCGGTATTGACCTCTATACGATCACGATAGCCTTCTCTCATCCTATTTCTTAAAAATACATGCTTCTGGACATTTATGATAGAAAGATAAGCCGTTACCTGCTTACACCTCTTTTCTATAACCATGCCGGAACCTCTTATATTATCTTTCTTGTTCGAGTATTTTACAGCCGTAACCTTCTTCCCGTCCTTATTAGTTACAGGTTTGTAATCTACTGGGCAGACAAGTGATCCTGCCGGAAGCCTTAGGCATCCAAGCTCATCTTTTTTTGCTTGTATATCTTTTGGGATATATGCTTCGGTAAGAATCTTATCGAAATTTGATTTCATTTTCTGTAAAAGTGATATCTTTGTTCCCATCATTTTTTGTAAATTTTTTTCTGCGAATATACGAGTTTCGTAAATACGAAACAAGTTATTCGGATGGATGGGTAGCCTGTGAAGGTCGCCCATTTGTTGTTTAAGGAGGGTAGGTGATGTCCGTAAAGCACTGTGCGCGTGAACGATGGTTTTTCTCAACCTACTTGTTACGCGCGCGTTAATAGGTATATTTATTAAATATAATTAACTATATAAATATATTCTACTTACTAATATCTCTATCCGTACACAGAACCTCTCCTGACGTCGAGTTCCTGTGTACTCTATTTAAAGTCTCTATTTAATAAAACATTGCTTTTTACCGCCAAGGTATGGTGCCGTCAGGCAGGATACCGCAGGCTAAACATGGTAGAAGCCGTATCCTATACCGGAAGCCGGGACCCCGGTAGGGGGATCGGGTGGAGCAGAAGCCAAAGAAAAAAAAGCGAGGTCATGTGCGGTCGCTCACGCTCCGGCCGCCCGTATCCTCTACGGCAGGCTCCATCGCCCCAAGACTTCCCATTTCCTTTGGATTTATATCCCATAGCACGGCAGGAAGGCATCCAAAGGGAAAAGGTGTGGTCATGTCCCATGAGGCAGGATAGAGCTGTCCACCGCCGCTCGGAGGCATGTATGGCCGGTGCTCAACTGGCCTCGTTGCCGTGGCTTACGGTGGACTTATCTGGCTTTCCTCCTCCATTTCCACCACCTTTTCCCTTTGGATGTTCGTAAATACATGCTAATCAGCATATATTATGTTGATTATGGCATAATTTCTTGACAACGATATTTTTTTTAAGTAGTTTTGTCGAAAACTAATTTTATATGGCCGAACAGAGGAAAGCTTTCGTATTTGCGTTGCCTTATGACACTAGGCTGGATATGATCCAGCAGTTCTTAAGGATATACAATGGCTATCTGGATTCCAAGGGTAGGAGCTTGATTACTGAAAGGACGATAAACTTACTTTCTTTCTACATCAACTACGGATACTCGGATGATACCAGGGCTAAGTACATGGATTGTTATGGACAGAAGGAATCTTATATCGCTGTCCTTAACAATGAGCTAAAGCGTGGCGGTTTTTTAGTAGATAAAAAGAACGGAAATTTCCATACCCGTGAGCTGTCTATTGAGATGAGAAGCCTACGCAATTATTTTGTTCTTGACGGAGAGGGTGATGACACCCGTGTAATGGGATTCGTATTCAAGAGAAACAAATTGAATATCGATGGATAGGAGTCTTATTTCGTTCGACAGGGATATTGTCGATGAGGTGGTGAGAAGATCTGGAGGGAAGTTTACCAAGCAACAGGTCGAGTGGTGCATGAAAGCATCCGTATCTTATATCCATCATCTCGCCAGATATACTGATAATATATCTATCAGGATCCCGTTTATCGGATACGTTATCTGCAATCTCCGTGAGATGCGTGTAAGACGTGATAAGATACGTCGCATATATGTCAAGGAGGGTAATCGTTATCCAGACGAAAGGATGCCTATTGAGCTTGATTGCCTGGATAAGAAGATAAAGGTGATAGAAGATATGGAGGGATTGAAGAACGGAGATCCCCTTATACGTGACAACCATGAGGCTATGTACCAATGTCGGTATGGTATGACATGGGAACAGTTACAGGATTTTCAACAACAACAATTTAAAAAATAATATGCAAACAATTGGTAAAGCCCAAGTGATAGCCCAAGCTTGGGAAGACAGTTTATTGGGCAGGATTCCTAAGGATGAGAAGGATTATCCGGAGTGGTACAAGAATCGTCTTGATTTATGCAAGAAATGTCCTAAGAACTCTTCTAATATAGCTTTCTTTAAGTTACCAGCTAAGGTATTGCTGCAAAGATTGATGGGAAGACAGGCATGCTCGCTGTGTGGTTGCTTTATCAAGGAAAAGGCTTGGATGAAGACAGAGGTATGCCCGTTGAAGTTCGTGGAAGGAGAGAAAGCCAAATGGAATGCTATGGAGGTGATAACAGCCGATCATAACGATTTTAATATTGAGTGTCCTAACGATTCCTTTGATATAGGACTGACGGATGACGAGAGCGAGTTTTATCTAAATATTTTTGATCAGAAAATAGGTGATAAGATAGAAATCGTGTTATTTATCATCCATAATGATGGTTTCCATGTCAAGGAGCATCATCTCGGATGTGGATGTATGGGAGATGTATCATATAACAAACATCCTGACAATGAAAATAGAATTATATTTAGGATGACGTTAGATACCTCAAAATATACGGAAGGTCATTTTGAGAAACATCTATCTCTTATGGGTTATACTAAGGACGATCCTGAACGTAATTTCAAACATTTCCCGCTACGTATTATAGGGGAAGCTTATAAATAATGCCGTGAGAAATCTCGTAAGAAGCAAGATAGATGACCGTATCCATGCCCTTATTGTCATGGAAGTCGGATGCCGTGAGTTACCTGAATATTCATTGGGTGATATACTTTACTCCGCTTTAAGGAGGATAGCTAGGGCTAATGGTGGTAATGTCCGCTTCTTGCGGGATGTTAGTACCAGGGATTTATTGAGGTCTATAGACCAAAGCATCAGTGATGAGATTGAGTTAAACAACAATGATTATAATGCGTAATATGGAAGATAAAGATATAAAAACAGAGATTAGAGATTATCTTAAAGAAGAGGCGGATACTCATATAAGGCATTGGATAGCTATAAAACGTGAGAGCAAGCGTTTGTATAGCGATATTGAGGATAGGACTAAGAAGATAGCCCTTAAATCATCTTCATTGATAAAAGAGGAGGATTTTGTCGTTCTTCATGAGATGACCCATAAGATACAGATGTTGAATATAGAGGCTGTAAAAGTCAATTCTAGGTTGATGTTCATAATCCAGTTGGCTACCAGCTTCGGTATGGATCTGGATTTAGATACGACATATGCGTCCACCGCCAAGAGTATTATAGAAGACAGAACGTCTGGATTCGTGTTTTATGATGACAAGGAACGTCTTAGATATGCTGACAAGGAGCTTGAGGATATGTTCCATGACATGAGCGTGACGGAAGTAAGTAAGATCGGGGTTGTTCAATCTTATAAGCTTCTTATGAAACAGTATAACGAGTTTAAGGATATGAAAGCCAATGCCACAGGGAAGACGAAAGCCGACGAGTAAGGATGTTGATCGGGTTAATGATAATCTTGAGGTCATATCCAAGGCCGTGGATGACGCCAAGACGTATATCGCCAAGCATCCATGGGATAAGGAGAAGCCTGAGGATATGGCTAGGGCGTTCGATTTCATATCCAAGCTGATCGATAAGATCAACGTATGGAATGACTCGTATATGGAGAAGAGTGGGATCATGGATGTATACAGGAGTGTCAGCAATGTCCAGAAGAAGGAACGTAAGGGACAGGTTTCCGGTGGTATAGAATCCGTATTAAAAAATATGCGATCATGAGTTTAAGCACGAGTCCAGAATTTTATGTAAACATGAAGAATCCTCCAGTGTGGAACGATTTGTTTGGCTGGGAGGATCAAGATGATGATGTTAAGCAGTTCTTCACGGAGGAGGCTTATAAGGTCAAGAACGGGGTGACTATCAACGGTACGTTCATCCCGCCATGGCTTTATTGGCATGTTAATTTCTTTCCCGTATTTCAAGACCTTCCAAATGGAGAGCGTGTTCCGGCTATCAGCCGGTTACGTGATAATGAATGGTTTTTCGCCGAGATGTACCAACGTGCCCGTCAGGAGAAGAAAGGGCTGGGGATGTTCGGTACCCGTCGTTTTGGAAAGGCCCTTCTGGACTCGGAGCTGATATACACTCCTTATGGACCTAAGAAGATAGGGTTCGCTGATATCGGTGATATCATATATGGCGATGATGGTAAGCTTACGACTGTAGTAGGCGTATATCCTCAAGGGTTTGTTGATATGTATAAGGTTACGTTTGAGGACGGGCGCAGTATAGTATGTTGCGGTCAACATCAGTGGAAGGTTAAATATCATGGTGATTATAAAGTCATGAGCACCATGGGTATCATCCACTCTGACTTCCATAAGATGACCATAGACATAGGGGAGGCCGTGGATTTCCCCGAGCGGCGGTGGCTGATGTCGCCCCAGCTCCTTGGGTCTCTGACCGCCTCTTTCCTTTGTGGATCTACCGACAGGATCTTCGAGTTAAGCAATAAGGAGATGGATGATATTATTTATTCATCCAAAAAACAGAAGGAGTTGTTTATAAGATCATTCATGAAGATATCTTGCGGTATAAGTTCCGGTGACGATCGTTTTAAGGTCGTTTACAAAAGTGAGTATATTATATCCTTCGTAAGAAGAATATTCTGGTCTATGGGATATTATTGCGTCATGGATGGTGATGATATGTATATATCCAAGACCCATAATAGGCTTAGGATATCCGATATAGATTATTACGGGAAGTATAAAGCTACTTGTATTGAGGTCGATAACAAGTCCCATCAGTTCCTTACCACTAATTTTGTCGTATCCCATAATACGACTATCATGTCATCCCTTCTTCAGATGAACGCTACCATGACGATCGGGCTTAGTCATTCCGTGGTAGGTTTCAGCGATAGCGATTTATCTAATATAGGTGAGTATTGTGAGTATGGGCTTGATCATGTGCATCCTTTTTTCAGAATTAACAGGACCAAGACCGATTGGAGTTCTGGTGTCACCTTAGGCAAGCGTATGTCCAACGGGGTTCGTGATGTTCATGCCATAATATCCATAGCCAATATCAACATGGGTAGGAAGACATCCACACAGAAGACTGCCGGTCTGACCCCCGCCACGGCTATTTTCGACGAGGTAGGTAAGGGACCTATCAAGAAGCCGTACACTGCCGCCATGCCGTCATACGACACTCCTTACGGCTGGCGTCTCAGTCCGATCTTGGCTGGTACCGGTGGTGAGGTGGAACTATCCAAGGACGCTCAGGAGATGTTCTCTGATCCTGATACATACAATCTCCTGGTCATGGACTGGGATATTTTAAATCGGAGAGCCATGAAAGGGAAAACATGGAAAGAAAGGAAATGGGCGATGTTTGTCCCCGGTCAGATGGCTAACTCCGGTGTTAAGAGAACTATAGGATTGGGCGATTATCTTGGTAAGCCTGATGACAAGAAGCTTAATAAGATCAAGATCGACGCTACTGATTTCGAGGCTAGTACCAATAAACTTAATGAGGAACGGAAGAAACTATCTACAAAAGATAGGGTTGCGTACACTTCTCATACCATGTTCTATCCATTTACGATTGACGACTGTTTTTTAAGCTCATCCCAGAACCTATTTCCGGTCGAGTACGCTATCAAGCATAAGAATGATCTTCTTGAGTCGGGGCAATATAGCGGCATGCTGTGTGATGTTTCCCTTGAATCGGGGAATAAACTTGGTACTACTAAATCGAATAAGCAATTGGCTGGTTTTCCGTTTAGCGGTGGTGTTATTGACGCTCCTGTCCAGATATTTGAGATGCCTCAATCCAATAGGTTTGATGACTTTATTTATGTAGCAGGATGTATGCCTCCCGGAGAAAGGGTGTTGACCCCTGATGGATATAAGAATGTAGAGGATGTTGACTATGATGATTTCTTGGTTAATAATGAAGGGGATAATGTTAGGATACGCAAGAGACTTGTCAGAAATATGGTCGAAGAGGATCTTTATTCGATAAAGATGTATAATGGCGTAAGAATAAATAGATTTACTTCTGATCATCCTATTTTTGTTTCTGATCATAAGACCGTAGGGAGAAGGGTTAGGGAAGATTTATTCAAGTTTGATTACATACCTGTCAAGGATATAAAAGAGGGACAGTGGACAAGGATCCCAAATATGTATGCCGAAGAAAGGATGGATATTCCGGGATTTAGGGATTATATGCTTTCTGATGATTTTTGGTGGTTTGTCGGGATGTGGCTAGGGAATGGATGGATTGATAAGCAGTGTCGTGTACAGATGGCTATTTGTTTTGACTATCCAGAAGAGAGGGATAGGTATTACAAGGTTATAGATAATCTTTTTGGTATTAAGCCTTCGGAGAGATGCAGGAAGGGTAATTGGGAATTAAATTTTAAGCATGTTTATCTAAGCGAGTGGCTTGTTAATAATTTTGGTAAATATTGTTATGGTAAATATATTCCTGAATTTGCTAAATACCTCCCGTTTAGCATGAAGGTTAGTTTAATTCATGGATATCTGGATACGGATGGATCTATCCATAATGATTTTCGCAATTATTCGGGCATGGATTTCGTAAGTGTCAGTATGGATCTTCTTGAGGGTATACAGGATATATTGTTATCTCTTGGAGTAGTTGGAGGTATATCCATAATGAAAAAAAATAGGGCTGAATATATAGATGGCAATAAGGTTAAATCTCAAAGATCATGTTATCATTTAAGGATAGGCCATAACTATACTGTGTATTTCAGGAAGTTGGTTGAGACATTAACTCCTGATTATATATCTAAATTGTCTAAAGTATGTATGGATACCAGCACAAGAAAAAGTCCTTCCACAGGTATATTTATTAGTAATGATAATAAGTATATATATGTCAGGATATCATCTATAACTAAAGAAAAGTATACCGGTCCTGTGTATAATTTTGAATGTGATACGAATAATTATTTATTAAGGAATATATCTGTTCACAATTGCGACCCTTATAAACAGGCCAAGTCTGATACCCCTTCATTAGGTGCTTTTTATGTATTCAAGAGACGTGTTGGTATTCGAGATCCTTATGCCTATAGAATAGTTGCCTCTTATGTATCTCGTCCATCATCCATAGATCAGTTTTGCCGTACGTGCGAGGTGCTTCAGAAGGGATATGGGGCTATATGCCTTATGGAGAACGCTGACCAGATGTATGAGCAGTATCTTAACCGTAAAAGCGGTATGCCAGCGTCTTTCTTCCTGTTTGCTGGTGAGGCAATAGCCAATAAGTATGTGAAGGCCGGCTCCCGGCAGAACAGCAAGCTGGGGCTATACCCGACCCCCGGCAACCAGAACCTGCTATTCTCGTGCGTAGTGGATTATTGCTGGCAGGATTTCGTTGTCGGTTATGATGATCAGACTGGTCTTGATATAACTGTCAAGGGTATTGAGCTGATCGATGATATAGCCCTACTGGATGAGATAATACAGTATAAGCCCGGATTGAACGTCGATAGGATAATAGCGTTCGGGCATGCGTTGGTTCTCGCCAGATATTTTGACGATAACAATTACATGCCTAAATCGAAGATCGAGGAGATGAATAATGCCCGCAAGGAAGACGCTTATAAACACCATGAGGTATATGCATCTGCATTTGGATCGGTATCTATAGGAGCTTTTAGGTAAATGAATGTCAATTAAACGCCTATCTTTGTTGTAAATAAAATTGAATAATCATGGAAGTGTTTAATAGAGATCATTCGTTTCCAGCAAAAGGAGCGTTATTAGGATTACCTCCTCAGGCTATTTCCACGAAGAAAAAGAACAGGAAATGGAAGGAGGATTGTATGGATGCTCTTGAGACGATAGGGTTGAAACAGTATGATCGTAACCAGATGTACCGTGACTATTATCTGATGGCGGATGGTAAGTTATCTTTTATGGAGATGGCGGATGTTATCCCTCAGTTAAGGGACGTGCAGAAGTTAAGGAGCGATATAAGGATACCTTCTTTCTTGAAGCATTATGATATAATAGGTGGTATCGTAAATGCCTTTGAGGGATGGCTGACAAACCTACAGGATAAGTATACGGTTAACGAGGTAGGGGATATGGCTATAAGTGAGTATGAGGATACGATGTCAAACTTACTTCATCGTCATATACAAGAACAGTGGGATATTATCGTTAATCAGCGTCTTGTGGAGGCCGGTCTTGATCCTACATACAATGAGTTTAATTCCGAGGAGGAACGTCAGGCTTATGTTCAGCAAATCCAACAGGCCAAGGCGTCTATGACCCCTGATGATATCCAGAGGTTCATGAGTACAAGATGGAAGACGCAGGCGGCGGTATGGGGGGATCATACGATCGAGGCTGACCGTAGCCGGTTTTATATGGATGAGCTTGACAGGGAGAATTTCCGGGATCGTCTTCTTAGCGGAAAGATGTTCCGGAATCATTTCGTTGGCTTCGACTACTATCGTCCGGAGGTATGGAGTCCGAGGGAGGTTTTCCATCCTGATGTGAAATACCCGCAATATGGGTCTTATGTGGGTCGTCTTCATTATTACGAGGGTGTTGAGTTGATATCAAAATACGGTCATAAGATGACGGCAAAGGACAAGCGTCGTATTATGGGCGGTGACGATGATTATGAGGGATGGGTATCTAATGACGGTACTAGGTATGACTGGAAGAAAAAGAAGCCGTCTATTACCGGTATGTATGAGAATGAGGTTATTCCATGGAAAGGATACCATGACTATGAGTCTATAGTTGCCGCTGAGGACTATTATGGTGTTCCGATGGGCGAGTACCACACCTTCGGGCCGGACGGGGAGGAACACACCCAGCCCCGCTTCTTGCCCCGCTTCCATCCATTTGGCTATTTTAACTCTGACATGTCCAATGGCAAGAGATATGAGATAGACTCTCGCCTTTTTAGGGTAATGGAAGGATATTGGGTATCCATGAAACCGGTATTCTTAATAACTTACATGACGGAGACCGGGATGGTGGATCAGGAGCTTGTTACCGATGAGCTTCTCCCGGAGTTCTTGGAGAAGAACGGGATAAAGAAGGTGAAGAGGGTGATGGCAGAAGCCGTTGGTGATCCTGAGGTGAACACCTACATCTTGGAGTATGTTCCTGAGGTTAGGTTTGGAGTTAAGATCACCGGAGGTAATTTAATGGATAAGCCTATATATATCGGTGGGGATCCAATACCTCATCAGATACATGGTGACAGCAGTCTGTATGATTATGTCATTCCGGTTTCTGGATTTATAGGGGCCAGTCTCGCTGATCGCATACAACCGTTCCAGATGATGTATAACCTTGCTATGAATCAGCTATACAATAACGCCGAGAAGGAGATCGGTAAGTTCTTCTTAGGCGACCTTGGATTCTTGCCTACTGAATATAAGGATATGATGGACAAGAAGGGTGCTTTAGCTACTTTCATGCAGATCGTGAAGTCCGTCTCGTTTATGGGCGTAGGTGGCAATGATACGAATAATCCTTACCAGAATCCGCAGATGAGTAGCATATATAACCAGTTTGGTGTATATGATCTTACTAATACGGATCAGATAAGATCCCGTATGGAAATGGCGTCTTACGCCTATATGATGGCTTATAGGATGATAGGTATATCCGAGCAAGCGATGGGTCAGTCAACTAGATACGAGAGTTCTACGGGCGTAAAACAGGGAGTTAACGCTACTATGCTACAGACCCAGACTTACTTTAATGATTTCGATGACTTCAAGAAACGGACATTGGATATTCATCTAGCCGTGGCTCAAGTATGCCAGAAGGAAGGATACGATTGGACCGTGATGTACAGGAACAGCGATCTGTCCTTGGCTTACGTCAGTCTTACGGATAATAGCTTGTCGTTACGTCATCTTAATGTTATGGCTGTCTCTAATTCCAAGAGACGTCTGGAATTGGAGAATTTGAAGCAATATATATTACAGACGAATACTTTGGGCAATGACTTGCTTGATATCACTAGAATGATGAATGCCAACTCGACGGCTGAGATGAATCAGATAGGAAGGGATGCTAGATCTTACGCAGATCGTGTAAGACAGGAGGAGTACCAGAATCAACAACGACTTGTACAGCAAAAAGCCGAGGCCGATCAACAGGCCCGTAATGACGAGCATGAGAAGGAGAAGGAGCTGGCTTATATCAAGGGTAACTTCGATTTACGGGGTAAGAGCATAATGGCCGCCGGTCAAGCGGCTAGGACACAAGATAACGCAGAGGGTATGGATTATGTGGAAGCTATAGCGGATCGAGCCTTGAAGGAAAGGGATCTGGATATCCGTGAGGAGGATATGAGAACCAGACAGGCTAATGCCGAGGCTGAGCGAAGATCTCGTGAGGAGATAGAGAAAAGGAAGTTGGAATTAAAGGAAAAGGAGATAGATGCTAGGAACAAACGTTCTGATACAGATAGGTTTACGTCAATAATAAACAAGAATTGATTACAAGTTTTGTAAATATTTTTACAAAATCTGTAATCATTTTGGCGTAAAATTCTGTCATATACTATAATGGGTTTGATTTAATTGGTAATTAGATTAATGATAATTTTGTAAAAAGCAAAAAAGGAAATTGTATGAATGACATGGGTGATTTCGCTAAGGGTTTTAAGACCATGAGTGTCGAGGAACTTTTTTACCGTGGTGACGGTGATGGCGATAAGAATAATATCGAGGGTAAATATGATAAGGATGGTAATCCTATAGGTGATTCCAAGGAAGAGCCTGCCGACGGCGGAGCGGCTGACGGTGGCGGGGATAAGGGCGGCGACGTTACCAACCCAGACCCGGATTCCTTTGGCGAAGGCAGTACTGATAATAATAACGTGGTATCAGGGTTTAACGGGAAATCTTTCTTGGAAAAGATGGCCGCCAGAGGTATCATTGACAGTATCGATAACCTTGATATTATGGTAGATGATAAGCCAGTCGATCTTTCTGCTATCACAAAAGAAGATGATCTACTTGATATAGTGGAGGGATTGATCAAGGATAAGGCCGATGAGTTGTTGAAGGATAAGGTTGATACCGGTTCTATGTCTGACTTCATGAAGAAGATGATAGAGGTGGATAAGGCTGGAGGTAACGTAGGTCAGCTTCTAAACCAATATCAGAACATTCAGGCGCCGTTGGACAACCTTGATATGAGCAACAAGAATGATCAGCTTGCGGTCATCCAACATTATTATAAAATGTTGGGTATGCCGGAAGACGAGATAAAGGATAATATGGAGATGATGATTGGCAAGGGCGATGAGTTCATTGAGTCCAAGGCAAATAAGTTCCATGATATCCTGAAAAAGGAGATGGATAACCTTATCGAGGAGGAGAAGAAAAAATCCGAGAAAAGGAAACAGGAGTTGATTGAGCAGATGAAGATCTATAAGAAAGGTCTTAAGACGTCTATAAGCTCAGGATTCCAGTTGACTGACACGATGATAGGTAAGGCTGTCGATTTCGTTACCAAGCCGATAGACAATCAAGGTCATACGGCTATAGATAAAGCTTATTCGGAGGCTATCAAGAATCCGGACATGGCCGCTGATCTGGCTTTGTTCTTGATGAATAAGGACGAGTTCCTTAAACAGAAGACTAACAAGGCTAAGATGGAGGTCAATAAGAAGACCATCACTCTTCTTTCTGGCAATAAGGGAGGAAAGCAAAATAAGAATAATATCGATAATGATACTATAGAGGCTAACTTCCTTGATCTGAGTGGATCAAAGAGTGTATAACATTAAAAGATAGATAATTATGAATCCTTTTTTAACAAAAAGTTTTCCGGCTACCGTGAATGGCGATAACGTTATTGCCTTCACCGATGCCAAGAATTATAAGACTTCGCTCGTAGAGCATAACTTAGGCTCATTGGCGAGCTGGTATTATGAGGATCCGGACAAGAATCATTTGGGTCTGTTGAATCTGTTCTCTAATATCGCTAATTACCCCGTTCCGATGTATATGGGTATGATTAATAACGGCGCTACGATCTCCGTTAACGGTATTGGAGCTTCTTTCCGTTATGATCTTCCCGTTACAAAGACATTCGCTGTAGTTACGGCGGAGGATACTTCGACTCATCATCTGAAACCGGGTATTGATGGAAGTTTGTTTGATATCGTTTTGAATACATCTGAGTTTACGGCTTATGATGTCATCACCTATGACGCCGCTAACGGCTGTAATATCCTTATCTCAGGTGAGATACCGTCTAAGACAGAAGGAGATTTGACACGTTATTGGGGTCGTGTTATTGGCGGTAAGGCTAAATACTTCCCTAAAGAGAAATTACGTCCGGGTATCCGTTACTGGAAGATCGGTCATGCTCTTGGTGAGTACAGTACCCAGTTCTCTAAGGTATCTGGAGCTGACAAGGCCGGTTCTATGACTTGTGAATTCCGTTTAGGAAACCACCGTGGCGTTGAGGGTGAGACCACTATGTATGCTGGTATGAAGTCCATGCAGGCCGCCCAGAATAGCACTTCAGAGTTCGTGGAGACTGCCCTTCGTCGTATGAATGCCATGAGAAGCGAGTATGAGGGTAATATTCCTGATTTGGCTATTATCGGCAAGACTGTTAATGGTAGACTTGATTTACGTACGGCTAAGGTAGCGTCCACGCTGGAGGTATTCTGTATGGCTGAGTTGGTTAAGCTGGAAGCTAGACAGTTGATGTGGCAAGAAGGTGGTATTATTATGGATCAAAATGGTCCTATCCATTTGAATGAGGGTATCTACCGTCAGCTTCGCCGTGGTTATACTATCTACTATAGTCGCCCGACGGGTATTACTAAGGATACTCTTATGGCTGCTGCCGCTTATATTTTCCGTGGTCGTCAAGATCTTCCTATTACGGAGCGTAAGATTAAGTTCAAGGTAGGAGCTATGGCTATGGTCAACTTAGAGAAGTTGATTAGAGAGGCTTTCTTTACTACGTTGAGTAATTTGAGCTGGGGTATGGGTAGTGACCGTATGTTGCCTTCTAATCCTATCTCTGGTACTAATGATGCTATGATCTTAGGTCCGGTACAGGTTAAGGGCGCTTTTCTTCCCGGCATCGGAAATGTAGAGTTCGAGCACGATCCTTCTTTGGATTACGCTGACATGACAGATCGTAGCGAGTTAGTGAATGGCATGTATCCTAGATCCTCTTATTCTTGTATTATTGAGAATATCACTGACGCTGGATCGACTAACGCATATTCCGCTATTCCTAATACGGCTAACGCTAAGTTAGGTAATATGAATAACAACGTATTTTATATCAAGCCAGAAGGCGTAAGCATGTGGTGGGGTTATGAGTACGGTCGTTGGGCGCACAAAGCCAACGGAAATGAGATCGTATCATCCTTGCCGGGCATGAAAGAGCAATTCTGGTGTCACTCAGCTTCCGCGGCTTGGGTTATGGATAACAGCAAGTTCTTGATCATCGAGCTTCAACCGAACTACTTCGGCTAAGTTTTTTTCATATGTAATTTGGTTTTTAGAGGGGAGGATATTCCTCTCCTCTTTTTTTAGGAAAGTAACGCAAAAATAAGGAAATGAAAGAGATTTTAAAATCAAAGAAGGTATTGGTCGAGGTAAACGGCTTCAATATCATGTCAGATACCTTGTATGAGGTAGTAGGTAAACACGACGGAAGCGCTCCGCAGGCCTTCCAAGACGCCAATATAGCCAAGGCTCCGTTCCCGGAGAATGCTACTCACGTATGTTGCCCGTGGGATGATTTCTCAGAGGTTTACAATACCGGTTTTTATCCAAGATCAAGATGTTATAATGGCATGGATAAGAATGAGGTTGATAAGTTGGTTGATCAGCGTGTCAATAATATAATGAAGCCTTTTGAGAATATATCCCAGAAGGATCTTTCCCAGACCAATTTCGAGTTTTGGGATGATGCTAAAGACAAGATCTATATGGGTAAGGTTTATAACACGGCTAATACCGTTGAGTTATTTTATTTATATCTGGCTGTATTTTCTGGCATGTTGACTCCTCAGGAAATGGATGGTGATCCTATTTTCATGAACTCCATGTTCTGTTTCATTGAGAAAGACAACGCCAAGGATTTCGTTCAGCAGCGTGAGATCAATAAGATGAATATCAGCTATAAGTTCATCGACGCCCTTAAGAAAGGTGGCAAGGAACGTCAGGCTGTCATCGACCTTCTTCTGTACATCGGTATCGTGACCCGTCCTGATTTTACAGAGGATGATTATTACACCGGATCACTATCAAACTGGATGAACGAGAAGAAGACCAACATCGATTATCTGCTTGATATCTGGGATCGTTCATTGGAGGGTGATTTTAAGGAAGTTCTTGAGTTCTATCGTATCATAAACGTCCTTCAACGTAACGGTCGTATTAACATGACTCCATCCGGCTTGCAATATAATGGTCAGATCATAGGCCCTGACACCCGTACGTCCGCCGAGTTCTTGGCTACCAAGAAAGATCTTATCAGTGTAAAGGCTAATGTCTTGGATGAGTACGAGGAACTTATGTCTATTTCTAATATAGACGATAAGACCAAGAAGGTTAAGGATGTCAAGAAGAAGGAAGACGTAGGTGAAGGTGATAAGGTTAATACGGAGGAATGACGATGACGATCCAAGAAGCGTATCTAAGGTCTTTGCAGAAGAATGAGCAGAATCTCGCCAATGGTGGGATTAAGCTTGATCCCGGGAGGTTCGTGCTTTTGTTCAACGAGGCTCAGGACAGGTTGATAAGATACTATCTTAATAGGAAGGATGATGAGACCATCCGATCTATACAAACTCTTCTGGTATACTGGAAATCGCTTAAGGAGGTTAGTCATATTGATGATCCCGAATCGACATCATTCGGTCTTCCTGATGATTATTTATGGTTCTCAAATATAAAAGGAGCGTTTTCTTATAAAGGATGTGAGGTTGGAGATTTTGTCATGTGGGAGGCTAAGAACGAGAATGTTCATGAGCTTCTTGGGGATGATAACAATAGGCCTTCTTTTGACTATCGGGAAACGTTCTACACCATAGGTGACGGGAAGGTCGTGGTGTATGAGGACGGCTTTCGTACAGACGAGGTCAGGATGACCTACTACCGGAATCCGGTACGGGTGGATCTGGCCGGGTATATCAACGCCGCCGGTGAGCAGTCCACGGACATCGACCCTGAGCTGCCAGATCCTTTGGTGGAGGAGATTTTGGATATGGTCGCCAAGCAATTCAACCTTAACGAGAATGAGTTGCAGAGGTATCGGTTTGATAAGGATAATGTGGCTTCCTTTAAATAAACACCGTTAGTTTGATCATTAAGCCTACTCGGGAACGGGTAGGCTTTTTGTTTTACATAAAATGTAAACATCATATTATGTCGTATACTCACGACCTCATTTTATTGCGGTGATGTTGTTTATGATTATGTTTGCGTTAGGTAAATGATTTTTAAATTAAAATATTGATAATATGTTGCACAGACCGCAAGACAGGGTACTTTTCGTATCCCCACACGCTAAGATGGTGGATGTTGATTCCATCTTATTAAAGGAAGGACAGATCGGTATTTACGATACTAAAGATACTTCCGAGAACGGTTGTAAGGCCGTGATTGATTTTACCGGTAAGCCTCGTAATGATAAGCGTTATGAGATTCGTATCGGTCGTAATGAACAAGCGGCTTCCCGCTCTATATATGATAAGGATTTTTCCACGCCATTGTTCTCGTTGAATGAGATCACCGAGATTTACGCTTCTTGGCCGAAGAAGGATCACGCTTATGTCGATGACGTTATCTTAGGATATAATGGTGTCTCTGACGACACGGCTTTCTCCGTTTCCAAGGGCGACCGTATCGTTATCCGCTTGATTCTCGCCGGCAGGGCTTTCGAGCTTCTTGGCTACGAGGAAGGTCGTGTTGAGATCAATGACGCTATCCTTTTGGATGATTGCGACAATACTCCAAATCAATGTGAGGAATGCGATCCTTGTGAGGAGGTTGATTTGTTACCCGCCGTATTGAAGTGTATCGAGCGGATGAAGAACCAACCTATCGCAGGTGGTGGCAAGGTATCTGATTATATTGATATCACTCCGGTTACAAGATGCACTAATGAGGCTACTGAGCCTGAGACGGAGGACGTGAACTTCTATTGCATGGAGGTATGCGATACTGGTGATGATCTGGCGTTGGCTGAGGTTCGCGCTCAATATCCAGGATTGAAGATCGTACGTGAGACTATCGAGGGTAGCATGTCACGTTATAAGGTGATGAAGAAAGGTGCTAAACCGGCTGACTATACTCAACGTCTGATCTCTATCATGAAAGGATGTACGGATTGTCCTCCTAACTATACCGAGGTTAAGGGCGGCTATCTGTATTCTATTTCCTTGGAGGATGACGGTGTTGATATGTCTACTACGGTGGAGTCATTGCCTAACGTTGTAGCCGATACGGTTAATAAGATGAGTCAGATCAAGGGATCAGGTTTGTATATTGCCGCTACTTCAAAGAAATTGACGGATGAGGAGATCTCTACTTTCGTGGAGGCTAATCCTACGGCTATTATCTACTATGTGGCTAAGACATCCGATATGTGCGAGAACCCTACGGTTCGTACCGCTTCTTGGTCAGCTTGTGGTTCTTGTAAGGTATCCACCGAGAAGTATTATATCACGATCCCGGATGATGAGTGCGGAAACAGTGCTTTGGAGGAAATCAAACAGGCTTTCCCGGAACTGGAGATTACTGACTATGGTACTCCTGCGTCTTGCCAGCATAGCTTCCAGACAACGGTATATACTAACATGTTGTGTGATGAGTGCGACAAGGTGTTTGAGGGATTCTTTACCAGCGAGGCTCCGGCGTCCTACCGCAACCGGATGTGGAAGAAATTGGAGTCGGCTCAGGAGCTTGGTACTAACTGCAAGTGCGGTATCCGTTTCCGTGGCAAGGAAATGTTGTTATCTCCATCAGAGTGCTTGATGGATAAAATGACTTATATCGAGGATAGCGTTGAGATCGTTGGCGCTAGCGGCGGTTATCCTGATTCTCTTGACGAGGGGTCTCCTATCTGGTGGGATCAACTTCATTTCGAGAGACTGTCCAGCAAAGCACCACGTACTCATGTCGGCGGTAATATGATGGATGACGAGTTGAAGGGCTATGCTCATTTCAACGGTTTCCCGAAACATCAGGATTTCATGGGACGGACGTTCATGAATGAATACAGCCGTGTTGAGCAAACAGCCCAATACGTGGACTTCCAGATCACGATTAATCCTCATAGGTACTCTCAAGGATTCGGTAAGGTTCTCGCCGATGATCCGGTTAATCTGATCTTACGTGTACGCTATGGCGCTCATGAGGGTGTTCAGGAGATGATTAACATGATCGGTGCTGCCGCTGGTCTTGGACCGGCCATCGTAACTGAGCCGAAATAAAGAACCTTTTTTGCGTTCATATATTTCCTAAAGGGGAGAGATTCAATTCTCTTCCCTTTTTTGTTATCTTTGAGGCAGTAGAATTAAAATATGATATTATGTCTGCGATAAATGAGTATTTAAAGAGACTGGCTTCTATATTCGGAAGCATGGGTTTCTCCGTTCCGCCAGATGACTTCTCAGGTGTTGTCATAGACGGAAAGACGTATCCGGTCATGATGAGGAATGACGGGTGTTACGTGTACTTCGATGATAAAGGAGTAAAGAGACTTGTAAGTGAGGTTCCTAAAAAGGACTATCAGTTCATTAACATCAAGGACGCCCGTGTGTCGATCGTCAACCAATGTTATCGTACTCCGGGAGGTCAGGTAGAGGCTCGTATCCATACCTATATGAATAATAAGGGTGAGATATTGGCCGAGAAGATATTTATCATCAACTCTTCAGATGTTGATACGCCTATTGGTACGGAATTGGATAAGATTCCTGCCGAGTGGGTAGCTATAGATTGTAGCATAGCGGAGATGACCGATCGGGAGTTGATATTCGTAAGTAAATGTTACGCCACGGAAGGGGGCAAGGTCCAGATCGAGGGCGTTGAGTCAGTAGACCCCCGCCTGAACCCTGAGGTATCCCATTATGAGGTGGTGAATACGACTGACGATAGCAATCCTATCGGTACGGAGTATGATAAGATACCCGATACATGGAGTCGTATAGTATGTGATTTCCCGGACATGACCCAAAGGGAGATAATACCGGTGCTTAAATGCTTTGATACCGGAACCGGAAGGGTGCAGATAGAGGGATATAAGATATTTGATTACGAGATGGGTACCAGAAAGGAATGGTATCGCGTCAAGCAAAGTACCGATCCTGAGAATCCGGTAGGTGAGTTTATCACCAGCATAAGCGATGACTGGGTTGAGGTCGTTTGTGACTTCACGGATATGGAGGATCGTGATATTGAGGTAACTATAGAATGTTATAAGACACCGGCCGGTAAGGTGAAGCTGGAGGTTCTTACGTCATGGGACGGGAATATAGGAGTTAGGGATAAGAGCTATAAAGTCCTGGAGACTACCGATCCGTCACAACCTGAGGGCGCCAGCTTCGGTTCCTTGCCAGATACGTGGGTAAGGACTGTCTGTGATTTCGACGATATGGAGGAGCGTGACATCCGGTCTTATGTCGAGTGTTATGACGGAGGCAATGGCAATGTCAAGCTTCGTAGGTTGGTTTCTTATGACTCCAAGATAAAGGCAAGATACGTCCGCTTCGAGGTGCTTGAATCGGATGACGCCGGCTTCGTTCCGGGGGCCGAACTGGCTACCCTCCCGGACGGATTCTCTTTGGTGTCTTGTGATTTCACGGATATGGAAGATAGGATGCCTATTGATATCGAGGAGTGTTACAAGACATCAGCCGGAAGCGTGCGTATGAGACATGTGGTGTCTTATGACGGTGATCTTGGGGAAAGAAACCAGTTCTGGGAGATTGTGGACTCGTCTGATAATAGGTATGGGCTAGGAAATAGGATAAATAATATCCCTGCGGATTTTATCCGTGAAAGGTGTGCTCTAGAAAGGTTGGATGATCGTATTACCAGAAATGCGGTAGAATGTTACTCGACACAGGGCGGATCGGTAAGGATTAAATCCACTTACGTTATCAACCCTTTAAATCATGTTAGGTCGTATAATCATCATGTATTGAGTTCTACAGACAATGATATCCATGTTGGTGCTCAATATACCTCTTTGCCATCTAATTTCGCCCGTATCGAGTGCGAGGAGCCGGATTATATGGATCGACTTATCGATACCACGGAGAATTGTTATGATACCGGAAAGGGTACGGTGAAGATCAGGAGACAGGAGTCGTTGAACGGAAATCTGGATGTAAAGACTTTCGACTATAAGATCGTTGAGTCTACCGACCCCGATCATCCTATCAATACTACCCCTACGCAGACGGTTATTAACGGCTGGACGGTTATCAGTTGTGATCTTAATATCATGGACGTGGATGATTGTTATGAGATCGGTGGTCATAAGATACATTTGAAGGGATTCAGGACAGTCAATCCGGCATTGCAGGATATTAAGTCTATATTGTATGTCGTGTACTCTGATCATCCTGATTATAATGTAGGTGATGAGCTTACGTCTATACCGGATGGGGCTAAGGTGACGATCTGCGATTACGCGGATAAGAGCCAAAGACATATGGTTCCGGTGCGAGAGTGCTATGAGGTGGCCGATGGCCGGTTCTATGTGGAGGGGAGCCGGTTGATTGATAACAATATGGTCGTAGAGCGGACGTCGTTGATGGTGATGGAGTCATCCTCTCCTACCTACCCGGTGGGGACTACGCTGACCGCCATTCCTGTTGGCGCTACTATCGTGGCTTGTTTATGTCAAACCTGTTAATCTGAACGGCTATGGTTAAAGTATGTAATGATTATTTTATGATTGACGCCTTAGCTGGAGGTCAGGTCGTAAGAAAAAGGAAATATCGTCGTGAGAATACGATGATAGGATATAAGTGGTATGATTATAATGGGGTCGAGGTAACTGACCCCATTGAGATATCACGTCTTGACGGATTGGCTACTAAGCATCAACGTGTTGATGAGGCTTATGATGATCATGCCATTTTCATGTCGTCAACCAATTACGTTAACAGCGTTTCCGGTATACCTATGGATAAGCATATGGTTGTCGTTGAATGGAGGCCGGATAGCGAGCAGGGCTTTGTAACCATGGCTCATGATGAGGGTCTTGATGGGGACAGCTATTATATAGTTGTTATCAATGCCGGAGATAAGCAGGCTACGATCTACACCCCCGTGGACCCTGAGGATCCAAAGGATGGGACTTCCCGTGCGGTTGATGGCGATAACGTTTCCGTTGGCGGATCATATGTCTCTATATCCCCCAAGCAAGTAGAGAGGATAAGGGCTACTTTCCGTGATGGTAAATGGTATTATGAGTTAGTCGCAAAAACATATCCTAGTAATACTGGAGGCATTAAGATCGGGGATGTTGATTTTGTGACGTTCAGATATTTATGGGAATCAAGTTCCGGAAGGGACTTGGACACGATGACGGAAGCCCTTAATTCTAATGTTCCCACCATAGATAATCTTGCTGTAGGTTGGTCTGGCCCCGGAAATGGAGATAGCTCTGTTAGAGAAGTTCTTAAATGGGGTGGTGATAATACCGGTCCTGGTAAGGAATGTGTTTGGATGTCGGTGAAGGATTTAAGGGCTAAATATTATGATATCCTACCTGAAGAGACGTATTTCATGGCCTACGCTACATGGTTTGGATCTAAAGGTACGGGTAAATGTTCTTTTGAACTTGTTGGATACAAGGGAGGTACGATGAGCCAAGATGGATATAATTTCATCAATACCGGTGGATCTGTGGTGTATCAAAATACGTATGATTTTGTTTGTCATACCAGTAAGGGTTCATCTACGTATAAGACATCCTACGAGAAGGTGGCTCGTGTTACCTACAATAAGCTCACTAACGAGGTTTATATGTCCATCGGTGACGCTATAGATCAGGAGGATAATTATGATAAGTTAGAGCGAGAAATCAATAATATAAAGGAAAGACTTAGCGATGTCGAGAGCGAGTTGGCTGTCGTAAAGGCCGATGTACAGCAATGTCTTTACGTTACTTTGGCTAACAAGCCTACGGAAAGCACTATAAGTTATACTCAAGATCGGGAGGTGATTAATTTCGCTCCGGGTGCTATAGCTAGATGGGTTGACGCTGACGGCAATGACGTGTTTTATAAGCTTGTTGAGATAGTAGGTGGTAAGGCTAAGTGGATTACCCTTATCGATACTAAATACGGTAATGTGACGCTACAGAGTACTTACGACAAGAATTATGAGATCGTAAATATCGTATCTGGGTCTAGGTTACAGGCTATAAATAGCGAGAAGAATGATATCAAGTTCGTTAATAGTGCTACGGGTAACGTGACTGTCGTGTTGAATGGTACCGTATCAGGGGGAGCCAAGAAGCTGGTGAGTATGCTGGCGGTGAACGAGGTAGTCTTGACCCCCGGAGCGGCGGTGTCGTTTACCCGGAACGGCGATGAGTTCGTGCTCACGGAGTTGTTTGGCGTTACTATCTTCCCCGATCTGGCGGATGCCAATCGTGAGGGTGAGTGGGTCATGAGTGTAGGCATAACCGGTAAACCGATCCTTATGGAGGTAAAGGAGATGCGTAAATGGGACGAGAGCATAACCAAGGATCTTACGATAGACGAGCTTAACGAGAAGTTCCCTAACGTGGATATCGGATTCGCTGTCGTATGCAAGACCATCAACAAGGTATATGAGATGGTTAACGGATACAAGGAATGGGTGTCTTATGATATAACCTCAATTAGTTGATATGGGATTTTTAGTAGGATATGATACGGCCCTGTCCTCGGTGACGTTTTATGTTAACGAGGATAGGTTCCCTTGTTATAATGGGAAGGATGCTGATTATGTGCCTGATCCGATAGTAGATTATGATGCTTTTAATCGTAATCTCAGGTTCTCGGCAAACAATCCAGGATTCGTGGACGTCGATTGGGGTGACGGGACAAAGGATCAATACCCTTTGGTCAAGATATCTGACGGTAGTTATAGGATAGTATTCAGGTCTTTAGATATTGAGTACAAAAAGAATCCTGACGATACTACATGGTGGTATAGGAAGGAGGATGGATCTCAGTATATACCGGTTCCTCCACATAAGTATAGCGATATCAGGCGTAGGGAGGTTACGATGAGGTTCTCTAACGTAATCGATGGGGAGTTCAATATGGAGGGTATTGTCCTCCATGAGTTTCCTGTAGTTAATCTACCTAATATAACTTATTTGGCTATGGTCAGGTCCGTTTTAAAAAATGGAGATATCCCATATGACAGGATAAGCAAGAGCGTTAATCTTCGTAATATACATATGGGGTCTTTTTCTCATCCTGGTGTTTGGGATAATTGGCCGGAGGGGTTTTTAAAAATGAAAAGATTGAAGTATTTTGGGTGTAATTTCGTTTTTAATTTCGCTGATAATCCTGATTCTAATTGGAGAAGATTCTCTGAATGGAAGAATCTTACTGAATTTAACTTCAACTGGTGTAACATCCCTTCTTATGATCCGGCTTTTAATTCTATTCCAGCAAAAGGTATAAACATTATAAGCAATCGGAATAATATACCTGTATTTGATGAGGTGGATAAGGTTGGAGATGATAAGACAGGCGTTACTTTTATGGGTAGTGGTAGCTCATGGAAACAAGATCTAGTAGAAGGTAAGTTGAATAAGATTCAGGGCACGTATTGTAATTCAGGCACGGTACCGGTAGACGATCTCCCAGATTGGTTGTATGAGGTAAGGGAATTTAGGATATGGACTTTGCGTGATGGTGGTACATTTATAAATACGCAGGAGAGGGCTGATACGTTCGTTAACACGTTTTATGATAAGATAATGTCGTGGAGTTATATAACGATGTCACAGACGGCTTCTGACGGTAATAGGAATCAGTTTTATAAACTCACCTTAGATTTATATACTTCCGCAGCTCCTACCAACAAGAGACCATCTGGCGTTTATCAAGCCCCTGAGGGGTTTGTTAAGGGTGTTAGCAACGGTAATCCTACGACGCCTATGGAGAAGGTGTATGTGCTTACCAATAACTACGGGCAGACATGGGTCTTGGCCCCTGCCCCGGCTTCTAAGGCCGCCCTTACGAGGGCAAGGCGGGCTGGGAAGGCTAGGATCACCCCTTTCGTCCTTGGCGTAAAGGACGGCCATGTATCCGTGTTCGGCGGAGATGTATTGGATGATAATATGAGTAAGTATAATTTCGCTGACAAATACGAGGCTATAGATATCTGTAACGATCTGGGATTGGACAGTTCACCGGTTGTCGAGTATTTCAGGAGAATAGAGGAGGGAGAGGTATGAAATTAATATGTAAGGATACGAATAAAGGCTCTATAACATTTTTTACTAAGGGTAAATACGCTTTTAGGGGCGTTGACAGGAATGATACTACTGATGATGTTCCTGATCCTATATTGGATGGTAATAATTATAATGAGACTATAGGATTTTATTCTAATGCTCCCGGCATGTGCGAGGTTGATTGGGGAGATGGGAGTAAAGAGCAATTCCCTTTTGTAAGGGCTAGGAGTGGATCTATATATTGTCAATATAGGTTGATGTTTAGGAGAAGGGATATAAGTTATCGTAAGAATCCGGATAGCCATCCATGGTGGTTTTATAAGGAAGATGGGAGCGAGTATGTTCCTGTCCCCAATCATGCTTATGATGATGGCATGGATAAGGAGCGTGTGATATCCATGTCTTTTACCAATGATGTTACGATGATGGAATCCTATAGGATTATGATGGTAGGTTTCCCTATACTTGATATGCCTAGCCTTATCGATATAATTATAAATATTCCTGGGGATCGTACCATAACAGATATACCAAAGGATAGGATAATGAGATCGGTAAATATAGAGCGTATAACATTAAGTGAGTTTGGTGTGGATACGTTGACGTCCATCCCGGAGGATTGGAATAGACTAACTAAATTGAAAGGTCTGAATTTGTCCAGGTCTATTGACTTTAGTGATACCGAAGCTTCCAATATAAGGAAATTCCCTTCCATGTGGCCTAATTTGGAGATATTGCATTTAGCTGGTGGAAGGGTTAGGGTATATCCAAGGGAATGGCTGTCTTTTAGCAAGCTAAGAGAATTATATATATCCCCGGGAGTGGCTATGCCATCGTTTGATCCTAATACATGCCCGGCTATGGATGAGGTGGATAAGATAAATTCTAGTTTAAAGATTTTCGATCATATAAATAGATGGTATGGGGCTGTCGTGAGTTGGCATCCGTATATGAGCGGTAAGGGATTGGGAAACATTGAGCGTATCGACGCTTCATACGGTTATAGTAATATAGATGTAAGTAATCTCCCGGATTATATATATGAGATGAGGTCTATGAATAGCTTTTATATGTATCGCAGCTTGTCAACCCAAGGTCGATGTGATACGTTTATATCGACATTATATGAGAGGGTGATGGGATTTGATTATCTCACTATGTCTTCCTCTGCTTCCGATGGCAAAAGAAATCAGTTTTATGGATTGTATCTAAGTATGTATTCAACTTTCAATCCTGATGATAAAAGACCTAGTGGCGTATTACAGGCTCCATCTGGTTTTATAAAGGGTCAGTCTAATGGCTCTCCGTCGACTCCTATGGAGATGGTTTATGTGCTTATGAATAATTATAGATGGAGGTTTAGTATGGCGCCAGAGGCTTCGGTGTTAAGGTCAATACGATCTTCTGATATTGACACGAGGTCGTATAAGCCATATAAGCTTATCGTATTTGACGATGGGCGTACCTTTGTAGGCAATGGAGATGTTTTAGCTCATGATACGGATAAGGTATTATCGTTTGGGGGTCAACCAGAAGGGGAGTATTTGTGTGATTCTATGGGATTGGACAGGAATGTTATTGCAGAATATTTTAACAAGATAGGTAATGGCTAAGACATTATATAAATATGAGGCATCATCCAACAAGTTCGTGTGGTTCACCACATGGGATAGGGCACTTAGAAATTATTATACCGATGATTATAATTATGTACCAGATCCTGTCGTTGGTAATCCATATAATACGTTTGTTGAGTTTAGATCCAGAAAGCCCGGTATGGCTAATGTGGATTGGGGGGATGGAATAAAGGAACAGTTTCCTATGACCAAGGTTCAAGGGGAGGATAATTATCGTATTATATTCCGTTCTTTAGCGATACAACATAAGAAAAATCCCAATACTACGTGGTGGTTCAGGAAGGAGGATGGATCGCAATACGTACCTATAGATAATCATGCTTACGCTGATGGGAGGAGGGACGTACAACGGGCTGTGTCGATAGATTTTACTTGTGATATTTATTATGCCAATATCCAAGTTTGCAAGATGACATCTTTCCCGATTGTGGATATACCAGGACTTGAGTTTTTGGTCGTATCCCATACGCTGTATGTTAATGACGGTATACCTGTAGACAAGTTGTCAAGATCCAAAAAGTTAATTTATATCGATCTTCAAAATATAGGGCAAAGAATGACCGTAATTCCTGAGGCTATAACCAGTAAGACAGAGGTATATTATTTAAATATGTTTAATATGCTTGATCTTAGGGATATAGAATATAGCGGGATAAGGAATATAAAGAATATGAAAAATCTTCAAACCCTTGAATTGTCTTCATGTTATTTGGATAGGTATATAAAGGAGTTTAATGATCTTCCTAAATTAACTTCGTTGAGAATACATCCTGGCCCTTCTGATATGTGGAATTATTTTGATATAAATACCCTCCCTTTTTTCGAGGTAGATAAGATAAATCCTAACATTACTAATTTTGATTTTTTAAATGACTGGGTAAGTGGAGAAAGGAGGACGGGTTGGAATGATGATAATATGTCGGGTAGAGGATTGGATCATCTTACAGGTTTTTCAGTCTATCATAGTAATAGTATTAGAGTGGATAAGCTGCCAGATTATATTTATGAGATGAGGTCTATTACATGGTTTGTGATGGATTATTCCACTCATAGCCAAAAAAGATCAGATGATTTCGTAAACTCCTTCTACGACCTTGTTGTAGGATGGGATCAGATTACCATGGCATCCGTGGCCAAAGATGGGGAAAGAAATCAGTTTTATGGACTTGCGGTTTCTATGTATGGTAGTCAATATCCTGACGAGAATCAGCGTCCTTCCGGCACGGAGCAGGTCCCAGAGGGATTCGTGAAAGGCTCGTCCAACGGGTCTCCCGCTACACCTATGGAGAAGATATATGTGCTAAAAAATAACTACGCCCAGAGATGGACGATTAAACCAGAATAATATTATGAATATCAATATTTTAAAACTAAATTGGGGGGAGGTAAAATCCTATTTGCCTTATGATGAGAAGAAGGATGTTACCCAAAAGGAAGGTAATAGAGGTATTCGAGGAATTATCTCCTCAGGATAATGGATATTGGACGGTTCCTGATGGGGTCTATGAGGTTGAGTTCGCGTTGGTCGCCGGAGGTCTTAATGGAGAATATTCCGATATATATAATGCCGGGAGTGGAGGTAACGGAGGTGGTGTACTGACTGGGACTATATCCGTAAATCCAGGTGTTACATATAGGGTGGTTGTAGGAGATATAGGTGGTGATAGTATATTCGGTATATATCAGGCTATTGCCGGTAAAGGTGGAAGAGGCGGATATGGAGTTGAAGGGGATGGTCATGATCCTTCCCCGGGGAATCCAGGGCAAGATGGATCATATGTTTTTAACAACAAATATCCTGACCGATATCCTTATCCTATGGGCGCTGGTGGTGGATCGGGAGCTTATACAAGAGGATGGGATACAGGCTTTTTATCCGGAGGTAAAGGTGGTAATCACGGAGGAGGTGATGGGGCTGGAGTTGAGGATACTGAGGGTGTTATTATTAATGGCAAAAATGGAGGTAATGCCACTTATTATGGAGGTGGTGGAGGAGGAGCCTCTAAAGCTTCTAGTAGTGGGGCTACGAGCGGTCGAGGAGGATCAGGTTATCGTGGTATTGTTATTTTACATTATTTTAAAAATGGATGATATGGATAGGAATGATATTATAAAAGAATTAGGTTCGTATTTTGATATAGTGGAATTGGTGTGTCCTCATACATACAATAAGTGGAAGGACAGATCGTGGCAGTTTCTTGATACAGCGTTTCTCCATAATCTTCTTATATTACGGAGGGATATAATTAAACAGCCTATGTATTGTAATAATTGGGACAAGCAGGGGCAGTTTTCCCAACGTGGTCTTAGATGCAACATCTGCCAGATAGTCAAGGATAAGAAAGATGTTTATCTATCCGCTCATGTGTTGGGTAAGGCTGGGGATTTCGATGTCAAGTCAATGACGGCGGAACAGGCCAGAGGCTTGATTTTGGATCATCAAGATATGTTACCATATCCTTTCCGGCTTGAAGGGAAGGTGGGTTGGTTGCATTTTGACAGCCTTGATACGAGGAACGGTATACACGCCGTGGTGTTTTAGGTACTTAACGGTATAGTGGTTAACTTTGCGAGTGGGGTATAAAATGAAAGACAAAGACATGATAGAGCGAGTAGGGGCTTTGTGGAACATTGCGCTTGCGTATGGTGCCTCTTGTTGGGCTTACTTCCAGCCAGTGCATCATTTATTGACCGTATTACTTATAGTATTAATAGCGAATTTTTTGGCTAGGTTAGCGCAAAGCGTAAGGGGCTGGAAGCTCCGTAGAAGCCGTAGGAGGAGGTTTAGTTTCAAGAGATGGTTTAGGGAGGTCAGGTTTACTGATATTCTTAAGGAGTTCGCTTTGTCTTGTTTTATAGTAATGACATTATGTGTTATATATAAGACGTTATACCCGATCGAGGAGGAGGCTAGCATGATACTTACCGTTACCAAATATGGGGTGTATATAGCCCTTGTTGGATATGTGATGCTTTTCTTGAATACGATAGGTGATGCTTTCTCCGACGCTTATTTGGTGAAGGTATTCAAGGCTGTATTCAAGAGAATAAACGTGTTCAAGATGTTTAGCTTCTCCAAGAACATACCTGATGAGACGTTTGACGATATAAGGAGGATTGCCGATGATGAGGTTAAGGATAAGTCTTAGGGCGATTTTTTGTTTAGGTCTGTCGCTATTCCTGTCCTCTTGTGGAAGCAGGAGGCAGGTTAGCGAGGCGTCTATTGATAGCCGGCTGATAAGCAGGATAGAGACGATGATAAACGAAGTTATAGACCGCAAGATGGTGGAGATAAAGACCTCTGATCTTAATGCCGATATCGTTATAACTGAGAGGAAATTCGATACGGATAAGGATATTGATCCCGCCACGGGAGAGCGACCGGTATCGTCCGTGACTGACGCCCATATCGTCATCGGCCGGCGGGATAGCACGGTGACGACCGATTCCCTTGGCGTTGATAAGACGATCACCGGTATTGAGGATATTGATAAGAAGACAGACATCAAGCATAAGGATATAGACGATAAGGAGGAATCAAGGTGGCCGATGGCTATTATCTTTATGTCGATCTTAGGTATATTGGTTGTATTATTCGTGTTGTTGAAAAGATTCGGATTGATAAAATAATAGGTGTACAAGAAACCCCATACACCTATTGGTTATCACCCCAGAAAAGAATTGCAAATATGAGGTCAGTCCCGGATTCGAACCGAGGTATATGGTTTTGCAGACCACCGACTAAACCACTCATCCAACCGACCATGGCGCAAATGTATACATTCTTTTTGATAATATATCCATGTGGTACTATTTTTTGAATCTATTTTTTAAGATTCGTCTTTATAGTTATCTTTGTGAAAAAGAAATACAAATGAATCAGATCAATATCATACCGAAGATAATTCATGATAAGTTCGCCGCTAGGATTATCATGGATGATTACGATATAGAGAAACCTATCGTTATTACTGTCGTGGCTAGACGTAACGATGGTGAGTATAATACCCAGATATTGACATACCCGACATCGGGCGTTGATTATGAGGGTAATGTAAGGATGGTGTTTTTTGATGTCGCTAGGTCTCATGTTTGCCAGATAACATCGGTATTTATCAACGGTCATGAGGTCAAGACATATTATACCGATATCCCGGATCTTGATATGCAGGCTCGTTATGACGATAGTTTGTGTAGGTACGATAAGAAGGTTAATATGAATGATATTCGGTTGTCATTTCAGGTGCTAGAGACACGTGATCCAAAGGTATTGCAGGTACTGGATGAGTCCGAGTGGGGGCTGCTGGAGGACAGGAAGGCGATCATCGAGATCACTACCCCTGGGATGTCCGACCCCGTTACGTTGTTTCTTGGCAAGAATCAGGTCAATACCTTTACCAGCCTAACACTAGGTCTCAATTGTTTTAATTACGATGATTGTAATGTCAAGTATCTTGATCTTCCAGACGGTATATATGATATTAAGATCATAGGTAGCCCTTCTACTTACAATTTCAGTCGCAAGTATCTTAAGACGGATCTTATACGCAGGCGTCTTGACCGGCTATGGATCAAGACTGATATCTTGTGTGAGGATATGGATAAGGACCTTATAGGCAAGATACAGGAGATGGAGACACTTATGGCCGTAGCCGAGGCGAATGTCAGGTTGGATAACATAAGGGCCGCCCATGAGATTATTGATCGTGTCGGAGAGCTTCTTGAGATGGCTACCAATTGCGTGGATTGTTAAACATAAAAATATTTAGTCGTGGGTTGTAATACTTGTAAGGAAAAGGCGTTAAAGGCCGAGAGGGAAAGGATTGAGAGAAGCATGATGAATCATTCTTCTTCTACTGCTGTTAGCGATATGGAGTACGCTTCTAGAAGTACCGCTGGTTGTATGGTTATGCAAGATCCGTTGCAGACCATGGAGCGTGACGTGGTTAGTATATATAAGCAAGTTCGTACTAAGGGTGATGGCGTTGGTGTATCTTATCTTAATATGCAGAAAAAGATCCGTGAATGGATCAAGAACCTGCCATATGGATGCCCGCCTGACGAGGAGGTACAGGAAATGAGAAAGGAGATTCTCGATGGGCGCGCAGAGCATATCAAACCTTGATAGAATAGATCTATGTAAGGTCGTAGACGAATGGCTGTCTTGTCAATGGGGTAGATATATGAGATACCATAGGTATAGGATCGGGGACAAGCCCGATATATCCTATTGGGGCAAGATAATTCGTCTGCAAAGATCATTATGCGATAATGATTGCGGGTTATGCCCGGATGAGTTAAGATCGTTAAAGGAACGTGTTAATAAGTTACTGGCATGAGAAAATACAGTTGTTCACATATAACTCCGTCCACTTGCGTACCTTACGAGGGTGATCTTCCAGAGTGGTCAAAGCATAAGGACTCTGATGAGTGCGTTATGATCTCTGACGTGATAGAGGAGATATACGATGAGCTTACCCGTATTAGGGAGGCTATAGACGTCCGGGATCTTGGTGAGTCTTGTGTGAAGGTAAATGGAGATAAGACTGTCGCTAAGGTGCTTTATGCTTTGGAGGATAAGATTTGCAATGGGTAATTAATGTCCTGATTTTAGGATATTAAAAATAGCCAATCGGTTTGTGTTTATCATCCCGATTGGCTATTTTTGTATGTCCGCCGACTCTCACGAGGGAGCGGACATAAAGTAATTAATTATTAATCTCAAAATTAGACTAAAAAATGAAGACAGTAAATGTTTTAACAAGAAAGATGGGCGATTTTAACGTTTTTCAAAGAACTAGTGATGGTTATTTTGATGCCAATAGTTTACTTAAGCAATGGAATGATAATCCCGATAATATAAGAAGAAAGTTTTCTGTGTTTATAGATAGTCCTAAAACCATAGAATTTTTAGAAGCTCTAAAGGATGATGAAAGCCATAGTCCAAAAATGGACAATGGTGATAATCAGTTATTTGTAAAAGTAAAAGGTAGAGTTACAAAACATGGCAAGACACCTGATAAGATATGGATGTATCCTTTGCTATTTATAAAATTCGCCATGTGGATAAATCCTAGATTTGAGGTTCAGGTTTTGAAGTTTGTACATGATCAACTTATAGATTACAGAGATAAGGCTGGTGATGCTTATAGGAGAATGTCTTCCGCTTTATCTAAAATCGTGGACTCGTCAAGGTTTAAAGATAAAATACAGGATTTAGCTAGATCTTTGAATATAATAGTTTACGGTCTTCATGAGACTATGATAAGAAACTCTGTTGGCGAGGAGGTCAAGGCTAAAGAGTTGATGGAGCTAGAGATTGATATAGCTAAGATGATTGAATTTGGGTATATAACTACCGAGGAGCAGTTAAGGGATTATCTGTATAAGGTTTTGAGAAGCAAAAAGGCTCTTCCTTTGTAATTTGATTTTAAATTGTATCTTTGTGACAAAGTGAATCACAATGGTATACGGTAATAAAGAAATAGTTCGGACGTTCACCAGAAATAACCCGCCTGCCGGGTATGTGGGCGGCTCTGTTGACTACCGGATTCCGGCCAACGTCTATTTTGGCGATACGCAGGAGGAGGCTGACGGCAAGGCTGAGGATGATATCAAAGCCAACGGTCAGGACTACGCCAATACATATGCCGACATAATACCGGCTGTATGGTATAATGATCAGGTATGCGATGAGTTTATCAAGAACAATTGCGTAAGCGGTAAGGGATCCAAGGAGCAGGTATGTATAGAGGAAGGCAGGTTTGTCTCTTACGTATCCAAGAAAGATGCCAATGATAAGGCTAGGGTGGAACTTGGACGGATCGGGCAGGGAGAGGCCAACTCCGTCGGGGCTTGCTGCGAGGACTGGGCCTCACAGCCTTTTCGTGGCTTGTTTTACAAGAACGATTGTGAGGCTGGCACATCAGGCAAGGGAGGTATTGTATATGAATTACCAGCCGGAGCCGTCATATCCGATATATCCCAGATAGACGCCGATACGTTAGCCTATAGGAAGTTCATGAAAGAAGGTCAGGAGAAGGCTAACGCCGAGGGTAGTTGTTCACCTGTATTCTATAATACGAAGATCGGTGATTGGTTTGAAAAGGTATGTCCGTTCGGATATAAGTCCGGTAAAGTATATTACTCTATCAAAGCCAACAGGTTCAGGTCATGGATATCGGTTGAGGATGCCAACGCCAAGGCTCGTGAGGTCTTGATGGTAGAGGGACAGGAGTACGCTGACCTTAATCTTGAATGCGAGAAATGGATTGAGAATATCGATCAAGAAGATCAGTGTTATTGGTGATAATGCGTTTGTGTTTTCCATAATGTTAGATTAGTGTTTTGGAGGTAGAGGCTTATGGTCTCTACCTCTTATTGTTTCATACGTCTTGTTGTCTTATAATCAAACCAAATAAGTATCTTTGCTAAAAACATTAATATTATTAATATGTGTAATACAGGTGGTTGTTGTCATGATCATTCACGGGAACGTCCCGAAGAGTGTTGTCATGGCGTTAAGATAGATAGGTTTCTTAATAAATGCCCTAACGATCCTTGTGATCCTTGCGATCGGGATTGTCAGGACGAACCTTGTGTTGGTTATGGATGTCCTATAACCTTGTATGATAAATGCGTCTTGTACTCAGGCGATGAGTTGGTGGTGGATGGTATAGAGAAAGGTACTGATATCTCTGTCGTTATAGACTCATTGAGGCGTATTATAGCGTCTAGGGATAAGCAGATAGATTTATACCATCGTGAGGTTCTGGATTTGAAGAGGATTATAAACGAGCTTGTCAACGCCGGTGGTAGCGGCGGGGATAACGATACGGAAGAGGAGACGTGGTAATGAATGGTTGCAACAAAAAACAATACAGGCCTACTGTAGACGATACGAAAGTACCGTGCTCTACGTACATGAGTACCGATTGTATTTATCCCGGTGATAAGGTACGTGTGGAATCATTGGGATTATCCCCTAATTGCGATATGTCCGATACCCTTAATGCTATGATAAAGGCTATACGGGATAGGGATGCCGAGATATCCGAGTTAAGAAGAATGATCAACAAATTAATTTGATAATATGAGAAATTGTAATCCATGTAAGCCGGAATATAGACCGGGGAACGAGTGTAGTATCTACAGCTCCCAGATCATATATGACGGTCAGTCGTTTCCTGAGGCAGATATCAGGAACGGTGATAGCATGAATAACGTAATCGAGTCTCTGGTAAGGAAGCTGGTTGCCGTATCTGGCGCCACGGCGTCCATCCAGCGTGACTCATTCAAGGGCGTTCAAGCTGTCAGATTAAGATACGAGCCGTTGAACGTGCTCAGCGTTACCTATTGTGGTACTATCGTCCCTAATGACGGATATGTCGTTTCTGGCAGGTCCGTTAAGTTTAAGAAGAAATATTGCATGGGTGATGAGTTTACTGATGTTAATATCGTATATACTACATTGAATAGTAATATTTTAAATACCTCATGTTATGGCTAAAAGAGTGTACGATACGGTCTTGGCTTCCGAGTGCGACGGCTGGGTATGTGGTGAGACCCTCAAGAAGGGATCTCTTCCCGTAGACAGGTTAGAGCTTGATTCTTTTTCAGAGGCTGTCAGGGAGCTTATAGAACGGTTTTTTGAGGAGGGATGGTTGCCGGATATGATCTGTGATCTTGGTTGTGGAGGCGCCAGCGTATTTGAGATTAAGCCTACTAACTTCGAGTATCCTCCTGAGGGTGGAGAGAAGATCCTTGAGATTATTGTCGGCAAGAGTGATAAATGGACTATAACGCAAGCGGATTGATATGGCTAGTAATTTAAAAGATATTCTTGCCAAGATCGAGCAAGGCTCCTCATGGGTGTCCTACGACAAGATTTCCGGTACCGGCCCCGACAAGGTGGCTATTAAGGTAGAGCCGGGATGGATGGGTAGGTTGCCTAGGGAGACTTACGTAGCGGTCGAGAAAGGCAAGGTTACGAAGCTCGCTACCATAACCCAGAAGGGCATGGAGCGGGTAAGCGTGGATCCGACCAATATCATGTTCGATATGGAGGGCGGGACGGCGGTCATCAACGCCAAGCTTAACTCCGCCTCGGTCAAGGCCTCCTGCCTTACCCTTGGTGGCTCGGTGAGCAAGTCTTATATAGTCTCCATGAACGTGAATGGCTTATCCATGAAGGTTCCGGAAGAGGATAGCAGATATATAGTGTATGCCGATCCTGAGGATCCCGGAGCCACTGATTTGTATGAGGCTAGCTTTGTCATAGCTATGCCTAAGAATATGGATAACGAACAACATCATGAGATGTTTGTCTTGAACGGTAAGGTTGTTAATATCAATCAACAGCCTAATGATATACCTTATATCATACTTGATCATGACTTTGATAACGTAACTGGTGAGAACGGTCAGGTTATCATCGATATCAAGTCCAATACCGAGTATGATATCGAGCTGGTATGTTGCACTTGCGGTGATGGTAGTGAGCCGGAACCGGAACCACCCTTCAACGTGGATCCGCAAAGGTTGACGCTTAATAAGGATGGTGATACCCAAATCGTGAGGGTAGAGGCCGGAGATGATGTTTCATGGAGAATAATTGAAGGATAATATGGCAAGGGAAATAGATAAGAATTGTGTCGAGGGTAATTGCTTTGCCATTAACGACAAGAGCCATGGGGTAGGCGATAATAAGCTTAATATCGTATACAAGGCTAATTATACCGGTCAGATCTGTACGGCTAAGTTCCGTATAACGTCAAAGGACGGTAATATTGTCAAGGAGTATATGATAGCTCAGGACGCCAAGCCCGTTTATTATAATATCAAGATGGTTCAGCCGTTCACCAAGGACGACTGTCTGGCCAACCAGCATGGATCGGTGGTGTTGTATACGGTCGAGGAAAGGACTTACAAGTCGTTTATCTCGCAGGAGGACGCAGACGCCAAGGCTATGGAGGATATAGCCCTGAACGGTCAGAAATACGCCAACGAGCATGGTGAGTGTATAACTGATATCTGGTATAACGAGGAGCAGAGAAAGACGTTTATACGTAATAATTGCGATAAGTTCAGTGACGGTCAGGAATATGTTTATATCATTCCTGAGGGCAAGTACGTATCTTCCATCTCTCAGGAGGACGCCGATAGGAAGGCTCTTGAGGATATTGAGAAGAACAGTCAACAACAAGCCAATTTGGAGGGTGAGTGTAAGCCTAAGGAGAATATCTATTATGGTAAGTTTAGTAAGACCTTTACCCGTAACAATTGTGACTCCACCCAATACGGTACTGATGTGGTTGTCGATGAGACGATGGTTACAGGGGACTTCAGATCCATCGTGTCTCAGGAAGACGCTAATAGCCTAGCCCAAGCCGCTGTCGAGGCTCAAGGTCAGGATATAGCGAATATCAAGGGTAACTGTGAGAAGATACCGGTATTTACCGGATCGTACTCTAAGGTATTCCAGAGAACCAACTGCCCTGAGGGTTCTACTCCTGTTGACTTCACCGTGGACGAGAAGATGTGTTCTGGATATCCGTTTACTTCTACGGTATCGCAGGATGCCGCCAACAAGCTGGCGCAGGACGCTGTCGAGGCGCAAGGTCAGGCTATCACCAACGAGCGTGGCGACTGTCAGACTAACGTCTACTATAACGTAAGGATGGAGAAGACAGTCACTAGAAACAATTGCGATGAGTTCCATATCGGTCAACCTTATACTTATGTTGTAGCCGCTGGTAAGTACTTCTCTATTATCTCCCAGAAGGACGCTGATGATAAGGCTAAGGCCAATCTTGAGGCTAACGCCCAGCAACAAGCCAACCTAGAAGGTGAGTGTAAGGAGAAGACGATCTACTACGGTAGGTATAATAAGGAGTTCACTCGTAACAACTGTGATGAGACTCAATACGGTACTAAGGTTGTCGTGGATGAGACTATGGTAACAGGAGATTTCAGGTCTACCGTATCTCAGGAAGACGCCAACAATAAGGCTAAGGCCGCCGTCGAGGCTCAAGGTCAGGATGTGGCTAACGTGAAAGGTAAGTGCGAGAAGGTGCCTGTATATACCGGTACTTATACACGTACGTTTACCCGTAACAATTGTGGTGCTGGCACTGGTGGTACTTATACGGTAAATGATAGGATGGTTGACGGTTATCCGTTCACATCTACCGTATCTCAGGAGGATGCCAACAACAAGGCCAAGGCCGCCGTTGACGCCCAAGGACAGGCCCTTGCCAATATCCACGCCCTTTGTACGTACACCGGCCGTGCTTCCTTGGAGTTCACGAGAAACAACTGTGGTGAGTGTAAGATCGGATCTAAGGTGACGATCACCCAAGATATGGTAGAAGGACACCCATTCCAGTCTAACGACTCCCAGACCGCCGCTGACGCTATGGCCATGACCGCCGTACAGGCTCAAGGGCAGGCTTTGGCTAACACCAAGGGTACTTGCTCTAACGCTACTATGTATACCGGTAAGGCTAGCTTCGAGTTCACGAAGAGTAATTGTGGCGCTAATCAGGTAGGAGATCCGTTCACCGTGACACAAGATATGGTGGAAGGTCATCCGTTCCAGTCTTGCGTATCACAGGATGAGGCTAACTTAGTCGCTATGGCCGCTGTCATGAATCAAGGTCAGAAGATCGCCGATGAGCGTGGTACTTGCCATGAGGCTCCTAAGTACACCGGTCATTATAGCGAGGCGTTCGAGAAGAACAACTGTCCGTCTGGTCTTATCCCGTCTTCGGTTACCGTGACCGAGGCTGACGTGACCGGAGGCCCGTTCTACTCATATGAGAGTCAGTACGCCGCCGATGAGCTTGCTAAGGCCGCTGTCAAGGCGCAAGGTCAGGCTATAGCCAATGATCGTGGTACTTGCGACGAACTGAAGATATATGTAGGTAATTATAGCAAGGAGTTCACTCCTAAGTGTCCTACTTGTCAGTACGCTGATCCTATTACCGTAACCCCGGATCTTATGGGTCAGCTCTTCACCTCAACCCGTTCTCAGGAAGAGGCAGACGCTTTGGCTAAGGCCTATATCGACAGAATGGGTCAGGCGTTCGTCAACAAGAACTATGATGATACGTGCCATACGAAGACCGAGCAACCGGTATGGGAGACTATAGAGACCGTATGTAAGGACTGTATCTCTCAATTACATCAACGTAACACCAATACCTGTTATACTGATCCTGATAATCAAGAGCGGTATATAGCTGGTGGTAATAATACATGTTTCTGGTTTGGTACGGCATCCAAGGCCTTTACCCGTCAATGTGCGGATGGTGGAGTTGGAAGCTCTGTTACCGTAACTCAGAATGATGTTACGGATCCAAGTCCTAGCTCTGATGGTAAGTTTAAGTCATGTGTATCCCAAGCTGACGCTAACGCCAAGGCATTGGCCGCCGTGAACTCTCAGGGTCAGGCCGTGGCTAACTCGAAGGGTACTTGTACGTGGACAGGAAGCTATACCGGACAGGTTAGGAAGAACAATTGCGCTGACGGCGGCGTGGGCGACATGGTATCCGTAAGTAGCAGCAAGCTTCCGGGACACCCGTACACCTCCACCGTTTCCTTGGCTGACGCCAACAAGAAGGCTGAGAACGCGGTTCGTGGATCTGATGGTCAGGCTTACGCCAATAAGAATGGAGGATGTACATGGACTTACGTGGCAAGCCGTGACTTCTATAGGAACAATTGCGCCGGAAGCGGGGTTGGTCAGAGAATAACAGTGACCTCTACGCAGGTTAACGGCGGTACGCCTATCACCAGCAAGGTTTCTTTGGCTGATGCCAGGAGCAAGGCAGAGCAGATCCTAGACCAGAGAGGACAGGATTACGCTAACCAGCATGGCACTTGTGTGTGGACCGGTACTGGAAGCGCTACGTTCTATAAGGATAATTGTGGTACATGTAAACATGGTGTCGCTCTATCCGTTCCTTATAGCGCCTTAGGGTTGTCAGCGTTGACATCTACCGTATCTCAGGCGGATGCCGACAGCAAGGTTCAAAACGCTTTCAAGAATGATACGGCGACTAAGACCGCCGCTCAAGCTTACGCTAATAAGAATGGTGATTGCGCCGATGACGATGATACCCCATCTTATGATGATTGGAGTTACTATTGTAGTGGATGCGATTATCGTAGGAGTAGGAATCAGACCAATCCTTGCTCTTCAGCCCCAAATCAAGATGAGTTGGTTGAGTCCGATTCGAGATCTTGTGGATGCGGGTGTGATAATACATATCATATGGATAATAGCAGGTGTAATAATGGTAATAGCGAGGAGCATTATTCTAGCGAGTGCGATCCTACAGGATATTGGCAGAATGGTGGTAAACATTGCTGTAATCCACATGACTACAATATCTATACCAATGAGGTATGTAAGGGATGTTCGGGCGAATGCGGTGATGTATGTGTTCCTGATAGCCCTATTAAGGTGGTTAGCGCTGGTGAATTTTGTGCTTCTTCATCGAATCTGGCTAGTGAACAAGCTTATAACAAGTATAAAGAGTACAAGGATGCATTACAAAATTTAGTTGATGCTAAGATATGTCCTTCTAAGGTTGGCAATGATGACCGATGGGGAAATGTCAAGGCTACGAACTGTCCTAGCAACTGTACTCCTAAGACTATCAGTTATAAGCAAATCGCTGGTAAATATGAGGCTTGTACCAAGTACGAGGCAAACAGGATAGCCGACAATAACCTCCAATCCGATGGTATCTCTTACGCTAATGGCTTGGCGCAGGCGGATAGATGTGATTGCGTGGAGCCAACAAAGACGTGGTCATGGTCGGTATCTATGAATAATGATTGCATGAGCCATAAACAACTTGTCACATCAAGAGGATTTACG